GCCATCCTCTTTCCTAAGTTGCTCTCGTCTTACAAATGTTACTATCCCCGCGAGTGTAAAAAGCATTGGAGCCAATGCATTTCAAACTTGCACTGGTCTCACCAGTATTATTATTCCAAGCGCGGTAACTAGCATTGGAGCCAGCGCTTTTAATGGTTGCTCATCATTAACGAGTGGGTATTTCTTGGCCACGTCTGGAACAATAACTCTTGACACAACCACATTTTCAGGCATCAGCACTTCAGCGGTCGCTTATTACGTTTACGGACCGACATACACACCATTGCTAACAACGACCGGTACATTTACAAAGGCATTAACTGCCTGGCCATATTCAACTGGATCGGTTGGTTATTCATTAACCCCGGGAGCCGCAACGAACACAGCTGCAGTTGACGCATCAAATAACGCAGGAGCGTCGGGAACCATAACTATCCAATCCACGGTAACGCTTGCAACGCTTACGTTTAATGTAACAACTATTGAAACTAGCGCATTTAGTGGGCGCACTGGGATAACAAGCGTCTCCATTCCAACATCAGTAACAAGCATTGGAGCTAGCGCCTTTTTCGGATGCTCCGGTTTGCCAAGTATTTCTATCCCCAGCGGAGTAATAAGCATTGGCTCGTCAGTTCTTCAGGGGTGCACTGGTCTTATTAGCGTCACCTTTAATGGATCTGTAACAAGCATTGGGTCAAACGCATTTAACGGATGCACTAATCTAACGAGCATTTCTATTCCAAACGGATTAACAAGCATTTCTGATGGAATTCTTCAAAACTGCACCAGATTAACGGGTTTAACCATGCCGGCGTCTATAACAAGCATTGGTTCAGGATCTCTTCAAGGATGCTCTGGATTAAGGACCGCAACTATTCCAGCCTCTGTAACAAGCATCGGTGCATCGGCTCTTCAAGGGTGCACAGGATTGACAGCTTTTACAATTCCAGCATTAACAACAAGCGTCGGTTCTAGCGCTTTTAACGAATGCACGCAGTTGACAAGCATTACCATTCCATCTTTAATAACCAGCATTTCAGATAGCTTGCTTCTGAACTGCACCAGTTTAACAAGCGTTATTATTAATGGCAATGTAACAAGCATTGGAAGCGCGTCGCTTAAAGGATGCACCGGTTTGAAAGACTTCACCATTCCCGAATCAACGACTAGTATAGGCGGTGGGTCTTTCCAAGGCTGTTCTGGGATAACAAGTATTAGCATCCCAGCTGCAGTAACAAACATTGGGTCTAGCGCTTTTCAAACCTGCTCTAAGTTAACGTCTGTTTATTTCTATGCGGTGTCAACTATACCAACCATCGGAGCAAGCGCGTTTTATGGAATAAATTCTCCAGCATTTGCTTTTTATATTTCTTCCGTTAATAATCCTGACACATTAAAAGGAATCGGTTTCAACACAACCTCTTCTTTGTGGTCTCAAATAATTGGAGGCATTAGTTATTCAGTGTCAACATCGGCACCATGGACCGCAGAAGTGAATTCCGGAAACCAACAAAACACGTCTTCTTCAATAACAATACCAGCAACTGTAATAAATAAATCAACAACTTACAACGTAATCAGCATTGGCGACGACGCTTTTAAATCATGCACCGGATTGACAAACATAACCATTCCATCCTCAGTAACAACCATTGGAAATAACGCATTTAACGGATGCACTGGGTTAACAAACATTAATATTCCATCAGCAACAACAAGCGTTGGATCAAGCGCTTTTAACGGCTGCACCGGGTTTACAAGCATTAACATTCCAGAGTCAATAATAAATGTCGGATCTAATGCATTTAATGGTTGCTCTGGGTTAACAAGTGTTTATTTCTTGACCACTTCATCCATACCAACCATCGGGGCTAACGCATTCCAAGGAACAAACCCTTTCTCAATAGCCTACTACATTTCAACAGCAGCAAATTCGTCAAATTTGAATGGCATTGGGTTTTCATCGGTTTCGTATGTTTGGGCCGCAACAATTAACACAATAAGCTATACATTATCCACGGGTTCTCAGAATACTGCAACAGTTGACATGGGGAATCAATCAAACGCGTCTTCAGCAATAATAATTCCGTCGTCTATAACCGTCGCGACACTAGCTTTTTCTGTAACTACAATTGGAACTGATGCTTTTGCAACAAACAGTACATTAACAAGTATTTCATTGCCAAATACAATAGCAATCATTGCGTCTGGTGCGTTTAATGGTTGCGCCGGCTTGACAAGCATTTCTATCCCAAGTTCAGTAACTAGTATTGCATCAGACTCGCTTCAAAACTGCACAAGTTTAACTGGGTTTTCTGTTAGCGCGTCAAATGCAAATTACTCAAACGATTCCGCAGGAGCGTTATTTAATAAAGATGCCACTGCATTATTGCAATATCCTTTGGGAAATCCCCAAACGTCTTATACTATTCCATCGTCAGTGACAAGTGTTGGAGCATCCGCATTTTTAGGTTGCGCGACTTTACAAAGTGTTTTGACCGCCACAACAAGACTAGGTTTTTCATTTGAAGGAGTTCAAGAATTTGGAGCTTTAAGAGCGTTGGCGGCTTCAGCCTTTGCCGGTTTATCAAGCGTAACCCTTCCAAACACAGTAACAAACATTGAAGATGGGGCATTCCAAGGATGCACGAGTTTAACAAGCGTTACCATTCCAAACTCTGTAACAAGCATTGGCGCCGGAGCATTCACAGGTTGCACAACTTTGACGAACCTTGTTATACCAAGTTCAGTAACAAGCATTGGCGCCGGGGCATTCCAAGGATGCACTAGTTTGACCACAATTACTCTTCCAAGTACCACGAAAACTATTTCAGCCACAGCATTTCAAGGTTCCACAAGTCTTTCCACCATCAACATTCCAGGCGCGGTAACATTAATTGAGACAGGAGCATTCCAAACTTGCACGAGTTTAACGAGCTTTACAGTAGACCAGGCGAATCAAAATTATTCAGTGGATTCATTTGGAGTTTTATTTGACAATAACAAAATAACATTAATACAATTTCCATTGGGCATTTCCAACGCGTATTATACCATTCCAATCACAGTAACAACCATTGCCACGGGAGCATTTTCAGGTTCCACCGGTTTAATTGGAATTAACATTCCCGGTTCAGTAATAACTATTGGAACTAGCGCATTTAAAGGATGCACCAGGTTGCCTAATGTCACCATTCCCATATCCGTGACAAGCATTGGAGCCACAGCATTTAATGGTTGCAGCGCGTTAATCAACTGCTATTTCTCCGCAACAAACTTTTTGCCCAGCATTGGATCAGACGCATTTGCAAGAATAGGCACCGGGTCAATTGCTTATTATAACGCGTCTGTGCAGAATGCACTTCAATTAAATAACGTCGGGTTTTCAGTAATTTCCCGAATAGATGCCCCAGTAGTTACGCCACCAACGACGACCCCAACGACAAACCAAACAAGAAACTCTTTTGTTTGTTTCAAGGAAGACTCCATGATTCTAACCATTAATGGCTATGTTAAAATTCAAGATTTGAGAAAGGGCGATTTAATTAAAACTTTGAAACATGATTACGTTCCAATTAATATGATTGGAAAACGAGAAATACAGCACATTCGCAGCGAAGAAAGAATTAAAGATCAGTTATACAAATGCTCGCAAGAATTTTTCCCAGAGGTCTTTGAGGATTTGGTTATTACTGGGTGCCATTGCATATTGATGGATGAATTCGTGGACGATGAACAAATAGAAAAAACGCGCGAGGTAAATGGAAACATATACATAACAGAGGACAAATACAGAATTCCAGCTTGCGTTGATGAGAGAACTACAGTATACGAAACAGCCGGGTCTTACACGATTTATCACTTGGCATTAGACAATGACGATTACTACATGAATTACGGTGTTTACGCAAACGGTTTGTTGGTTGAAACTTGCAGTCAACGTTACTTAAAAGAACTTTCCAATATGACACTCATTGAATAAAGTAAAAAGACGATCATTTCATTTGACCATCATTTCATTTGACCATCATTTCATTTGACCATCATTTCATTTGACCATCATTTCATTTGACCATCATTTCATTTGAAAAAATCCGATTACAAATATTATAATAAATTTATAATATGTGTAAAATTTTTTATGCTCTAATATTCTGAGTAGGGAACATTATTTCCACCTCTATTTATCAAGTAGTTATATTCCTGAAGACTCATACAGGCGCACCCGGTAGAGTTGCTGTAAGCGTTGGGGCAGCACTCAGGTTTGAACTCCGTATTCGCGAACATCAACATTTCGCCTTCGGGCAAAGGAATGGGCTGTTCGGGTCTGTTCAATATGTCTTGAACGCCTTTTCCACCCGTTGTTCCCTTGGTGTAAGTCAAATTGGGAGTGAACCAAGAAGACGTATTGATGACCTTATTGTTGGTCAAGCTGTACTTGGCGGATTCACCATAGTTGGTGTTAGCGCCGACAAACCCTTCCGTTATGGATGAAGGGGTGGGGTTTGAGAAACCAGGGTTAACCGTCTTGGCGGTCAACATGCCAAATGACTCCGCATCATTGGTGGTTGAAGCGGCATCACTGGCCTCGGCAGGCCCGTCAATAACGCCCATATCCTTTTTTTCGTCTTTCTTTCCCGCGACAACCGCGTCTTTAATGGTCTCAAGACCCTCCAATAAACCAACCCTTGAGCAGGAGCACAAAACGTGGCCCCACATAATCCAAAACAACAAGACAATCAAAACAATAACCCCGAGCTTGATTTTAATTCCAAAGACAGAAATTTCCATATTTTTAATGGACGCTGATAAAATTTCCATTTATTATACATATTTCATAGATAATAATTTTCACGATACCTGTCTAAAAGTAGCTCTACGTTTGAATCGTAATGATAAAATTTAATATTGCCGACATAAAAATATTTCTCGTTTGTTATTAAATGGAAAAGTCTCTCATGTTTTTCTTCCAGTTTTTCCATTCCATTTCCAATTCCGAATCTTTCTAAATCCGCGTTCAAATTTGGACCCCCTTCAAAAACAACGCCTTCCCCTAAATTATATTTATATTGCCTATTTAAAGAGACTCCATTGACGGCTACTTTTCCAAAGACTTTAATATTTTTATCCAACGCGTCGCCCACTTTGACATCTTCAATATTCTTAATGGAACCATCATTCATTAAAACCTCTGTTCCCCCAGAAAACCCTCCGTCAAAAAAATTGTGAATATCACTATAATCACCATTACACTTTTTATTTGAACTGGAATCTTCGCCGTCTTCGTCACATTTCAAAATTTTCTCAATGTCTTCGTCGTACAATTCATCCCAATCCATATAAGTTTCCCCATTTATTTCTATTCTTTTTGTAGCCGTGTTTAAACAATGCAATTCAGTCTCCACGTAATTATCAATGCGCTTGCCGAGAGGATGATTTTTAACCAGGATCCATTCGTCACCGTATTTAATTTGATGCTCCGCGCTCACCAAGGTTCCGAAAATATTATACATAGTTTGCCCGCTAGAATCTAAAACCATTTTTGAAGTAACCATATTATTTCCGAAAAGAATGTCGCCCGCCGCTACATTCGCAATAGTTTTATAATTGCCATTTTTCATTCTCAGCAAAGTATATTTATCAAAACAAGCCGATAAGCTCGGCCTAGGAGGCGCGCTAGGAATAGAGAATGAAGTTTGAACGTGCAGAACCTCCGTCATAAACGCAACCATGATTGCCAATGGGATTGAAATGGATATAAAAACAGCCGTCATTGAAATTGCCACAGGCCACGTAAAAGGTATAATCCACATTGCAATTACTAGAGCAGCCAAAACAATTAAAATGGTAATTATAAATTGCGCAATGGCACCCAAAAGCGCCTTCAATGCGTAATAAGAACCTAAACTGGTGTATAATCCAGCAGTTAAAACACCTTTAACTTTTCCCATGGCATCCTTAAAAGAAATGATTATTTGCTGAATTGGAACCATTATATTCGCGACGCGACCTAAAATCTCCTGTGCAATATTCGTCATGTTCACACGAATAGACGATAACATAGTGCGGATAAAATTAATCACTTTTCCGATTTCTTCAAACAGCTCTTTAATAGAATAAGTCATATACGAAATCGGTTGCAAAGCGTATCCGGTGATGTTGGTTAAAATATTTTGCACGCAATAGTTGAAGTTTTGACCGGTAAAATCTACGAGAGATGATCCAGCGGGTCTATTGATTAAACCGGCGAAAGGTATAACTTGTGGTTTACATCTTTGATTTGGCCAATCATCCTTAATCGGCTGTATATTCCTCATTACTGTCGTGTATGAAACGGCCACAAATAGAACAACAATTAATATTATAAACATAACAACGGATCCTCCATACTGATCAAAATAAGATAAATCCGAGTACATTTTATTTATATTTGTTGCGCTTTGTGAAATATTATCCATATTATAGTAAACGGATAATATTTAATTTCGGATATTCACGTTTCCCGACGCTTTCAAAACGTCGTCCTCCCAATCCCAGAATTCATAGTCTCCCAATTTAATCTTGTGATCGTCTGTAATTAATGAGCTGAACCAGGGAGATGTTTCTTCCGTCGCAACGGCGTTCTCGTGATCCTTAACTTCTACGTACTTATTTTGCGCTTTGCTAAAAATCATGTGACTTCCTGTCACACACACGACATCTGAGCCCGTTGAGAATTTATAGAATTTCTCGTTTAATTTATTGTCTATCTTCATTATGACATCCACTCGGCTGCCACTTTCCAATATATCTCCTAAATTTAAATCCGACATTTTCACAGTGGAACCATCCTTTAATTTAACCGTCGTTTCTGGATGAAAGCAGTTTCCGCCCAAAGCTCTTACCATTTGACCTGGAGGACCATTCCATGTGCTTTGCATTGTCTTTATGCTTCCATCAATCAAATACATAATCGTAACCATAATTCCGACTATTTTTCCAACTAAATCCTTAATGCTTATGGTAATCTTCTGAAACTCAATGACCAAATTTAAAAATACACCAAAAATGTTTTGAACAATGGATGTAAAAAAAGTGCGAATGTTGCTTATCATGGTTCTAATAAAATCCAAAGAAATGGTGAAATTTCCTCCCATATTTGATAACATTCCAACCATGTAATTAATGGGCTGCAACAAGTAACCCATAAAATTCGTTTGCATACTTTGCACGCAAAATACAAAATCTTGTTCTAAATTATCGGATAAAGGCATAAACATTGGGTTGCATCTGTATTTTGGCCAATCTTTCTTTATTTCAGCGACGGCTCCGAAATAATACATAATAAAAGTTAGAGCAACAAAACCTAAATTCACATATATAAAATTTATCCAGTCTACTCCTTTTGGCATAACTTATATTATTCGGATATAATTATTGCACTAAATTTACTTCCACCCTTCGTACTTGTTTATTTTCTATTTTTGCGAGACTTTCTTTCTTTTCTTGCGAGACGCTTCTTGGATTTTTTCCCTCCGCTTAGGCAAGGCCAGACAAACCCGCCTCTTCTTTTCTTACCTTTTGTTTTCAATGACTTTCGTCCACCCTTTGACTTTCGTCCACCCTTTGACTTTCGTCCACCCCTTGTCTGTGGTTGAGCCAATTGAACCTTGCCATCATATTGAGCTTGAGCATTTTGATTCAACGTTGTAACCATGGCTCCTTTAATTTGATTATTCGCGCCAAAAGGAGTATTGCTATTCGCGTCGTTGTAAATGGGCGTTGGCGCATTGGGCAATGTCACTGTTTGACCGCCTCTTATACGTCTTCTAGATCCGCCTTGAGCCGCATTATTTAAAGCGGCTTGTTTCGCGGCATTGCTATTCATTGCTTCCAACGCGGCCATTCGCGGATTTCCTGATTGACCCGTTGTTTGAAATTGAGGGATTCCTCCGAGAGTTTGCGGCGCTGCTGCGGTTGACATTATATAATATATACCAACATTAATTATACCAACCAACATTAAATATACCAACCAACATTAAATATAATTATAATTCCTCAACGAAAACAATATTTTTCGTAATAAAAACATAAATAATTTGTTATACTTTCTGTATATGGACGACAATTCTAGACTTCATTTACAGAAAATGATTAAGGCGAATAATGTGGAAGACCAAACCGAATTAATACGCGAGTTGAAACACAGCCATCTTTTGCAAGAGGATATTAACAATTTGATTATGATTAAAGCTAAATATAGGAATGATCCCAACAAAATAAACGAAGAGGCAATGAATGAATGCTCCTTCTTGTTCACTTATTACACTGACATTTTCAACAAGATCAAAAAAGACGAAATAGACTTGAAGATCTTGAATAAGTTTTTAAATGTATTGCGCAGGATAGAAGACGGAGAAATAGACCAACACGACGGGTCTTATTTAGTCGGACAACTCTTAAAGGAATTGTACGTTGATAGTGCTCTCAAAAAGGCCGACAAATTGGAAGAACAAAATAAAGTTGTTGAACAGCCAAAACACGACACTGTCAAGGTTTCTTGGAAGCAATTCAAAAATATTCAAAATGCATAAAAACGCTTAGACATAATTGCATCTTGTATACAATGATAGAACAAATTGAAATGGTGCAGCCCAGAAATGTTCTGCTAATAGCTTTGCAACTTTTGCAAACAATACCAGACGATAATCCGGCTCTTTACAACGACATTGACAATTTGGTGAGAACGGATTTTTTCTATAAATCTGGCGAAGACTTGAAGACCTCTTACAATTGGAAAAAGCTTGAAGTCATTATGCACAAACACATCCCCATTGTAGATGAAAAGTGGAAGGAAGAATTGGTTGACATTTACATCGGAAAATAAAGAGTTCAACGCGCAATAGTTTTTAAATTTTATTACATGCAGTTGTATATAATGAAATATTTGGGGGGAAAGCAGCGACTCGGAAAACATTTGGCTCCGGCTCTCAAGGAATTGTGGTCATACGTTGAAGAATCTAGAGGAGGAGTTCCGCTTGATGGATATTTAGAGCCATTTTGCGGTTCTCTCGGAGTTTTCAGAAATATGACTGATTTGAAAACTGATAAATTTGTGGCCAACGATTATCACCCCGATCTAATCCAAATGTGGAATGAAGTAAAAGCTGGAACTTTTGTTTACCCGGAATCCGTTTCAGAAGAGGAATATTTAGCGGCGAAAAAACTCGCGTCGCCGAATGCAATGAAGGCCTTTATAGGTTTCGGAATGAGTTTTGGTGGCCGATTTTTCGGCGCATTTGCCCATAAATATATGAATGAAAAGAAGGAGGATTTTTGCAAGGAAATGATGCATAGTTTAAAACGCGCCGCGCCTCTCATTAAAACCACAGAGTTTACAAATAAATCGTACTTGGATTTAACGCCGAACAATATGTTTATTTATTGCGACCCTCCTTACAAGTATTCAAAATTTCCCATCAAATATAGAAGAGATGTGAAAAAATACGACGTCTTTGATAACGAATTATTTTGGGAAACAGTGCGAAAGTGGAGCGCCAACAATATAGTAGTTGTTTCGGAAATGGATGCGCCAGAAGATTTCGTTGAAATATGGAATCTTGAGAGATATCGTAGCGCGGCTCAAAGCAAAAAAACGCGTTTCAAGCCAGATTTGCCCAACGAAGTCTCCTCATCAGAAACGAACAAGACTGAGAAGCTTTTTATATATTCCAAAACAGCGTTGCCATGGAAAAAAATGCACTAATTAACAGTACAAAACAAGTCTATTCTACTACTAATACTCCATCTACTTGCAAAACGGTGATTCTGGGTTGCAAGTAGCCAAATGGTAAGCCATGGCGCTTTCCTTCATAACCTTGGAACATGTCAAGCATTTTGACGTAGTTCCATCGCCAATCACGCTGCGCATATAGTCGCGGTCCATGTGCTTATTGACAAAATGCGTAAAGAGTGACTGCTTGTTTTTGCCTTCATACTTGCAATTTGGGTGGGAGCATTTCGTGTAAGAAATCTCGTGGTGATTTTTGATGTGGTGCAACCTAGCCGAGCTTGAAGTAAACCGCTCGCTGCAATGATTGCATGCGTATGCGTCAATCTGACGACCAGCCTCAGCGGCGTGTTTCCTTGAAATGTGCATTGACAGTGTGGATGCATTCTTGAAAGTTTTGGGGCAATACTCGCACATCTTTTCACCAGCAACGTTTTCAATGGCCGTGTGAATTTTTCCTTGACGCGGCTTGCGTTCTCCAATTCTCATTGAGCAAGGGGCGCAAGCAATGGTCTCCATGTTTTTTAACGTTAGTTTTGGTTCATTTTTACCTGGAAAGTTTTCAAAAAAAAATGAATCAATTTTTTTTCGCCACGCATTTTTTTTTCACACTATTTTTTTACTCTCTCTCTCTCAGAAAAATAATATATATTCCTAAGTAACTTAAAGAAAATCCGGGGTTTTTAGGGTCCAAAAGTGTTTACAAAATTCAAAAATGGACAAAAATAAATGTCCAAAAATGGAAAACGCCAAATATTTCCTGGAAAAGGGGTGAAAATTTCACCTGTCTGACTGGAATGCTCTAAACACCAAAAAAATCATTCAAAAAAGTGTTACGATAAATTTTAATACTTTATTTTGAAAAAGGTTTAGGGGTATTTTCTGCAGTTAATATAAACTGATCAATGACTGACAATTTTACCCCAAATAACCCTTGTAATTTTTATTGCGAATCATGTGACTTTAAAACGTCTAATAAAAAAGACTACAGTAGACATTTAATGACACGAAAACACAAAAATAATTGCAATTTACTTACTTTGACTGACATTCAAACCCAAAAAACCCAAACCACACCATTTTCGTGCGAATGTGGAAATTCTTATAAACATCGTCAAAGCCTATTCAATCATAAGAAAAAATGCGTTCAAAAAAATGACACTCCATCAGATCAACCAAACAATGTTATTATTGAATTACTTAAACAAAATCAAGAGTTTAAGGATCTTATTATAGAGCAGAACAAACAAATTCTTGAATTGGCTGGAAAGCTTGGCGCCAATACAACGAACAACAATACAAATTGCAACAATAATAATACCAACAACAATCATTTCAATTTACAGTTTTTCTTGAATGAGCAATGCAAAGATGCCCTCAATATCATGGATTTTATTAACCAGCTCCAGTTAAAAACGTCTGATTTAGATATGGTTGGCAGAGTAGGTTATACAGAAGGAATCTCAAAAATTTTCGTTAGAGGCCTTAAAGAGCTAGACATATTCAAAAGACCACTTCATTGCAGTGATCTAAAGAGAGAAGTTGTCTATGTAAAAGACGAAGACGCCTGGGAAAAAGATAGCGATGAAAAGATCAAGATGAAAAACGCGATAAAATTCATTGCAGCCAAAAACTTCAACATGTTAAACGATTGGATAGAAGATAACCCAGAATACAACGATTATGATTCCAAAAAACACAAGGAATATCATAATATTATTATAAAGGCCTCCGGTGGCGCAACGCCAGAAGAAGACGAGAAAAATTATAACAAGATAATTAGAAATGTTGCTCAGGAAATAACTATTGACAAATCAAGCGATAGATAAATAAATTCTGAAATTTTGAAAACTTTCTCTCTCTTGGTCTCCATCTTTTACAAGGAAAAAGAAGGGCAACAAAGGGAAACCACTTAAACATTATTCAATATTATGTGTATTGAACAATGTCTAAAATGACCTTAGTCATTGTAGAATCTCCGGCAAAATGTAAAAAGATAGAGTCTTATTTGGGGCCGGGTTATAAATGCTTGGCTAGCTTCGGTCATCTGAGACAGCTTTCTTCTCTCAAAAATATTGACATTGACAATAATTTTAAACCAACGTTTGAATTAGTTGATGATGATAAAAAAAGAAAACACATAGATTTTCTTAGAAAAGAGATAAATTCTTCAGACGATGTGGTAATCGGAGTCGACGACGATCGCGAAGGTGAGGCCATAGCATGGCACGTGTGCGATCTTTTCGGATTACCAGTAGAAACCACAAAGCGAATAGTATTTCACGAAATTACCGAAAATGCTATCCAATCTGCCATTGCTCATCCAAGAACTATTGACATGAAAAAGGTGAATTCGCAAATAGCCAGACAAATTCTAGATCTGCTAGTAGGATATAACATATCACCCATTCTCTGGAAATTTATTTCAAAGACATCGGAAAAAAGTCTGAGCGCAGGTAGATGTCAAACTCCGGCATTAAAACTCGTTTACGAGAATCAAGTGGAAATAGACAATTCTCCGCCACAAAAGGTATATAATACTACTGGTTATTTTACAAACAAATGCATTGCATTTGACCTGAATAAACAGTTTGAAAGCGAACAAGCTATGTCTGATTTCTTAGAAGAATCTGCGAGCCATGATCACGTATTTACTAGAACAGAACCAACCCGAGTTTACAAGCAACCTCCGGAACCTCTAACCACTTCAAGGATACAACAACTCGCCAGCAATGAAATGCATATTTCGCCCAAAGAGACAATGAAATGTTGTCAAACGTTATATGAAGCGGGATACATTACATATATGAGAACGGATAGCAAAAAGTATAGTGCCGATTTTTTAGTTGATGCGAAAGAGTATATCATGAGAGAGTATACCCAAGAAAAGTTTATCAACCCAAAAATAGATGAGCTTTCAAACAATATCGGAAAAGAAAAAGACCAAGAAAACAAAAAAGAAAAAGAAAAAAAGAAAAAAACCGAGAAAAAGAAGTCGGCAGCTCCACCGCCACAAGAAGCGCACGAAGCCATACGACCCACCAATTTGACAACCAAAACTGTTCCAGAAGATCTAAGTGCAAGAGAGAAAAAGTTATACAAAATTATTTGGGAAACCACGTTGGAAAGTTGTATGGCCCCCGCAGAATTTTTTTCGTTTACCAGCAATATCTCCGCACCAGACGCATCTGCAAAATATTCTCTAACAAGCGAACTTCTTGATTTTCTCGGTTGGAAAATAGTAAAAAACAAGGAATCCAAAACACTCAAAGAAAAGGAATACAATTATCTTCTACAGCTAAAACCGGGCCAAGAAGTTAAATTTAAAAAGATAACGGCAAAGGTAACTCTTAAAAATGCAAAGCAGCATTACACTGAAGCCAAGCTAGTGCAGCTTTTAGAGGATAATGGAATCGGCCGACCATCAACCTTCTCTTCTCTCATTGATAAGATCCAAGAACGTGAATATGTTAAGAAACAAGACATTCAAGGAAAGCAGATTGAATGCAAAGACTTTGAATTAGACGACGAAAATACCCTTTCAGAATCAACTGCGACGAGAGAATTCGGAAATGAAAAGAACAAACTAGTTATTCAGCCACTTGGAATAATAGTCATTGAGTTTTTGAATAAGAATTTTTCAGATTTATTTGAATATGACTACACAAAAAACATGGAAGACGACTTGGATAAAATTAGTAGAGGAGAAAAGGTTTGGTATGAGCTATGCAATTCCGCATTAACAGAAATAAATAAGAACTGTGAAAAACTATCAGGAGAGAAAAAATGCGAAATCAAAATAGATGATACGCATTTTTATATTATTGGAAAGCATGGACCAGTTATTAAATGCATTAAATCGGAATCCAAAACAAAATCCAACGTTGAGTTTATTCCCGTGAGAGAAGGCATTGACTTGAAGAAGCTGGAAAGGGGTGAATATAAATTGGAAGACATTGTTGCCCCAGCCAAACAAAATCTAATTCAACTTGGAACGTACAAAGAAGAACCATTAATTCTGAAAAAGGGTAAATTCGGATTATATGTAACCTGGGGTCAAAACTCAAAATCTCTCTCTTCATTAGGAAATAGACCCATGGAAAATGTAAGACTTTCGGATGTTCTAGATATCTTGGAAAAGTCTGAACAGAAGGCTGAATCCGGAGGAGATGCATCGTCGGGAATAATCCGATTCATAAACAACGACATTAGTATTAGGAATGGGAAATACGGCCCGTACGTTTTCTACAAGACAAAAAAAATGACTAGACCATTGTTTTTAAAGCTGACAAATTTTGACGGTGATTATAAAACTTGCACTGTCGCAGCATTTTTTGAGTGGCTTCAATCTGAACATGATTTGGCTCCTTAATTGCACTTTTTGAAAAACAATGTCCTTCTATGAATAAGATTCAGGAGTAAACGACGAATAGTCTCTCTTGTTTTGAGGTCTCAACAACATAAATTCCAACATAATTGAGTAATTTGTGGTGCCAAACTGTACAAGAGCCCCATTGTGATAACGAATTTTCATTTTGAGTTTTCTAATTCTCTCTGCAGGCGGGTTGTAAATTTTAATGGGAGTTTGATAGTTGTCGTACCACTGAGATATAGGGGTTGTAGTAACGGGTATTTTTGCAAAGGCAGACTTCACAACTCCGGTTGTGCCATTAGTAGTAGTTGTAAATCTATTAACCGAAAAGGGTATAGTCTCATCTATAGTGTTCATTCCTTCTATTTCAATATAAAAATGTGAAGGCCCCATCAAATTAACAGCAAATGGAGTTTCTAAGTAATAAACGGGAACGTTCGCATTTGGCCCAAGATATTGCGAATCGGGTGTAAGCCAAAAACCATTGTCTCCAGGCATATTAGCGTCTCCATAAAAAAATCTAGGATAAACCCCGTTGCTAGAGCCTACCGTTGTAGCAGCCGTCCTAGAAAACCCCAAATATGCAGGCAAGCCCCAGTTTGAAAAATCCGGGTATTGTGCCCGAGAACTATTTAACGCACAAGCATTTTCATTTAATGCTGCAACTGCATAAAATGTAGAATCATTAGAGATTGTAAAGCCGGAACTCTTATTTCCAAACCAAAGTTTTTGACCAACCGAATTATACGCCACAACAAACTGATCGTAACCACTTTGATTAAATTTATCAAGCAGATCTTGGTTATTCAACTGAGTAAAATAATTCAACAAAAAAGCGGCAACGGCAGCATTCATTCTATTCGTTAACTCAATTGCCATTTGATTTGGATTATAAAAACCTTCTTCAATTGTCGCTACATATTCCTGGCCTATGTTTGCCCACAAAGCGTCGGATATAGCGATGAGCAACGAATCATTTATCATGTAATCTGTTGGGTTATACGGGCTTGTTATTTTAAAAACCAAAGAAAGATTGTTTTGGGCCTGAGAGAAGACCTGGTAATTTGACGGGAAAGACCAGCTGTCTAATTTAACGCCTTGAACATTGCAGTAATCCTGTGGAAGTTCAATTTCAAAATCGCTCGCAGATGGGTATTTTAACACGTTTCTATCTTCAGAATGGATTGAAATAAACTGTTTTTCATACATATATTCATTTGCATTAGGAATTAATGGATGGTTTGTAGAAACATTAAATCGGCTCATATATTTTATTGCAATATTTTTTTTAACTAGTTATTCATGAAAATCAACTCAAAAACAAATCAACCAAATCAACCAAATCAACCAAATCAAATCAAAATCAAAAAGATACCCGTTAAAAGCCTTCGGGAATTATGTTTCTATACTATATAACACTAGCAAAATGGCAAATTATGGCGGAAAACAACCAAATCAGAGCACATATCAAAAACTTTTCCAATACGGATCCGAATCAACGTGGAATTATTCAACGACAAATGGTCAGTTACTTCTAACGCCCATTAATCCTAAAGCAACGGTTTACATAAAAAGTGATCTCTTTGTAGGGGGAACTATAAATAACCCATCAGACTTTCATTTAAAGGATAATATAGAAGAGTTGGCCTTAAGTTTAACCGACAATTTAATGAATTTAGTTCCCAAAAAATACACATATAAAGATGATAACAAAGGAAAAATGCATTACGGTTTCATTGCGCAAGAAGTTGAGGAACATTTTCCAACTTTGGTCAACACGGTTTCAACGAAAATAAATGAAGACGAAATTTCTATAAAGTCGGTCAACTATTTAGAAATGGTTCCTCTGCTATTATTAAAAATTAAGGATCTTCAACGTCAAATAGATGAGTTAAAGGCGAGCAAATAAACAATAAACGCCACAAAAAGGACAAAAAATGATAAATAATATTCTCTATATTTATAGGCAAGGCAAATATGGAGAATAAATGGTATTCTATTATATACAATTCATTACTTATAGTTGGAGTTATAATTATTTTGTGCACAGTAAGTTCAAACTCCGCGTCTAGTCTCACCGGAACAATTATAGGATTCTCGTTTATTGTTACAGGAACTCTGTTAATGATAGGATATTTAATGAATAATCTTAACTCGCAAGCTACTGCGTCTTCCACATCTTCTTTAATATCAGCTCTCATCACTGTTGGCCCATTTGTTTTATTATTGGGAATACTCATCTACATGATTTATTTGCTCAGCTATTATTTCAAGCAAATTACAGATGGCCACGTAGCGGGCGGTTATTACACGTTTATGAATATATTTATCGTGTTGCTAATGGTTGAATTTTATATATTCTATAATGGAATGCAAGACAAAACATTCAAAACATCTGGAACCGTTGGAAAAGTAACCGGAATGATACTATATTTAATGGAACTTATCAGCATAGTTACAGTTATTACTTTAGGAATTATACTAAAATATTTTTCTACGGATGGTTAATCTTGGCAAACTTATAAGTGATTCCGTAATGAAACTCGGTTTCCCATATGCCAGATATTTTTAACATAAACAGCCCATTATTAATTTTTTCTATATTCTCAGAAAAAATTTTTATATTACCATTCTTAAGCTGTTCATAAATCTTAAATTGAGGAATCTTGTTTTTAATGTTGACACTTTTAAGCAAATTCTCTTCAATAACCTTAATGCTTTCAACCATTTCTTTATGATTTATCGGGTTAAAACTACACTTATATTTGTTGTAATATTTTTCTATGGATATGTCATTCAACAAAATAAACAGGTTCACTCCGTTCAGTACGAATAATGATGTGGAATATAGTATGCGAATAAATAGCCCATCGCTCATCACGTTGTTTTTAATTGGCTCGCAAAAATAAATGCTGCTTTCATTATACTGATCTATATTTTTGACAATATTCATTGTTAGAAAACATACAAAAAATGCTTTTAAACCTTTTTCATTTGAAACGCATGTTACTTCAAGGAAAAACTATCTTATTAGTTCTATAACAAAATAAAGAATATTCAATGGTTGTATATAATGAAATTTCATGAAACCCATTTTGAAGAATATATAACAGCAAACCAAAAAGAAGATTTACATCCAAAATTGGATAAAGTTTTTAATAAATTTCCGAAAAAAATAACCGACTTGCGAAATCTAATATTTTTTGGGCCAACCGGAGTCGGAAAATATACGCAAATGTTGAAAGCAATTAAAAGATACAGCCCATCAGATTTGAAATATGAAAAGAAGATTAGCGTAACGTTCAACAAGCAACAGTATTTCTTTAAGATAAGCGATATTCATTACGAAATAGACATGTCTCTCTTGGGATGCAACTCCAAGCTTCTTTGGCACGACATTTATTTGCAGATTGTAGATATAGTGTCAGCAAAAACCGAAAAATCTGGTATTATTTTATGCAAGTATTTTCACGAGATACATGGCGAATTGTTAGAAAATTTCTATAGTTATATGCAGCAAAATAATGCAAATTCAATTGATTTAAAATTCATTTTAATAACAGAACATATTAGTTTTATTCCGGATAATATATTAAATTGCTGTGAAATTATTAACATAGCAAGACCAACAAAGGCTGTCTATTCAAAATGCGTTAAAAATAAGCTACCGACCTCAACCAGGCTGGAAAACATAACAAATGTTAAAAATTTACACAGTGAAATAGACTCATTAATGATGCCACATAAAATAATTTGCGATAAAATATTAGACTCAATGATCAAAATAAATGATCTGAAATATTTGAAGTTCAGAGATTTGCTTTACGACATATTCATATATAATTTGGATATAACCGATTGCGTGTGGTATATAATATCAGAACTTGTAAAACAGAAAAAGATAAAGCCCGGCGATGTTTCAAACATCCTTATTAAAACATACTCGTTTTTTCAATATTATAACAACAATTATAGACCTATTTACCACGTGGAAAATTATCTATTTTATATAACTAGTATTATCCATGGGTTTTAACTTAGATATTCATCAGTATTAATAAATTATTGAAAATACTAATGAATATGAATATAAAAGAAGCTCTGCAAACGTTGGAGATTTCAAGCGTTTCAAATCTGACATTGGAATCTTTAAAAAAGAGGTATCATAAAATGGCGCTCGCGAACCATCCAGACAAAAATGGAAACACTCCCGAGTCAACCCAACGTTTTCAAAGAATCCAAGAAGCTTATGATCTATTGAAGAGAGAAATTAGCTATAACAATAATAATAACAACAAATGGCCAGAAGAACCAGACAAAACTGGTTACACGGAAATATTACACTTGTTCATAGATGGAATTTTAAAAGGAAAATACAACGAATTTATTTCAAGTATTGTAAAAGATATTGTAACTGGATGCAAAGAGATTTCAATAAAATTATTTGAAGGTATGACCAAGGAGCAGTCTCTCTCCATTTACAATTTCATATTAAAATACAAACAAGTCATGCGTTTGGATGATGCGACGCTTGAAAAGGTGAGAGAAATTATAGTGAGCAAATTCAGCGACGTTCAAATTTATATTTTAAATCCAAGTGTCAACGATTTGTTTCAAAATAACGTCTATAAATTAGAAATAGATGGCAAAATATACTTTGTTCCTTTGTGGCACAGCGAGTTACATTTTGAATCAGACATTATAGTAAAATGCAATCCGGATTTACCGGATAACGTAGAAATAGACGAAGATAACAACTTGATAATAACAGAACGGATTCCCATCTCTTCAATTACTTCTTCTCTCTTCAAGTCTTCAACTAGAACCATAAAGTTGAGGGATTATTCGTTTGAATTACCAATGGATCAACTATATTTAAGACCCTTCCAGACGTATATTTTAAGAAAGAAGGGGATATCAAAAATTTCCGAGACTGACATTTATGAAATAGAAGATAAAGCAGACATAATTTTCAAAATAATCTTTGAATAATATAAGAATAACAATAAACCCAAAATGGTAGAAGACATTATATCAGCAGAAACTCTTGAAAGAATAAAGACGCCCAATTTGTCAAATGAAGAAATAATGGGAATATTCTTAAGAGTTTTCCCTTTAGTTGGCGAAACGGGCCCAAAAAGTAGATCGGGATGTTGGGTTTTGACTGGGCACGGCAATGATTTAGACATTGTGGAAAGAAACACATTATTAGATGCGATGGCCGAATCGCACGAAGATTTTGGAGCCTCTGCTGAAAGAAAAAAACTAGCAGAATACATAAAAAATTCTGTTTCATTGACGATTGCAATGGGTCTTCCTGGGCCGTCTGCACCAATGCAAGACGCTGCGACGCGAGGTAGATGGGCCGGATTAACAACTTCCGAAATAGACGTGCAAATTGTTAGAAACATTTATCAGTTATTTGATGAATATCTCGGGAGCAGCCCACCCACAAATGAAATGATAGATATAGTAAATTATATTGCAAAACAACAATTAAGAGCGAATTTTTTACAGGTTTGGGGAAGAGGAGGAGAATTTGCGTTGAAGACAAAAGGAAGTTGGGAATCAAACATTGTGAAATTAATTGAGAAAAATGAAATTTGGGTTAGCAAAAAACTAATTCCAACGAGCGTAAAAAATAGAGATGGAAGCATGACAATGGCCAGCAAGGATAGATTTTATTCATTGCGACCAAATGAAGGAGAAGACCCAGATTTTAGAGCGAGAGAAGGATTGCATTTAATTGATATGAGAGATTCAACCGGAATGGAAATTGCCAATTTAGTATTACCAGTTCCAGAATATACAACCGTCACTGGAAATTTGTTGCCGCAAAGCAGAGCTTTTGACATTAATAATGTGCAATACCCAGAGGCTAGGAGTAGATTAGAGAATTACTTCAAAAATGTTCTTTATCCCGGGGCTCCGAGAGAAACCAAGGAAGAGCAAGTATTTAATTTAATATTAAACAAAATATTCTCAAAGACGGACCCAGACGTTTATTTAAGTGATATTATCATGTTGGGATATATTCTCAAAGTTCAGAAATTGCAAATATACGATCCCTTGTGCAGACCATTGTCAAATGAAGGAATCCGATCAACTACGAGAACGGGTGCGGAATATAGAGGATCTCTTTTGGGTGCAGAAGCGCAAGAGTTTGAGACTTTTCCGAGAGAAGGCAGCGAAAAATTGGTTGGAAAAATAAAAGAAAAATGCAAGGGATCCAGAGCTGCAAATGGGGCTTGCTCTATTATGGGCGGAAAATCAAGGAGACGCAAAACCGTAAAAAAACATGGGAAATCCAAAACCAAGACCAAGAAATCTAAGACCAGAACCAAGAAATCTAAGACCAAGAAATCCAAGTCAAAGAAATAAGCTTTTCATTTTTACACAATCAATAAAAATGAAAACAAAAAAGAGTTTTTATTATAATGTCACAGACCACAAATCAAAATCTACTATCTACGTTGTTTTTCTTTGTTTGTTTTTCTTTGTTTTTTGTTCTTAAGGCTCGGCAACCTTCTTCTTGACAACCTTCTTGACAACCTTCTTGGGCTCCTCTGAAAGAGCCGTAGCAACCGCCTGCTTGACCTCAACTGGAGCGGGAGGTGGAACAACCGCCGCAGCGCTTGGAACCGGAGCATCCTCCTCCTCCTCATCCGAATCGTCAACAACTGTGCTTGAAACGGGCTCGTCATCGTCGTCGGCGTCAGGGGCGGGAGCGGCCTTAAGCTTGGCCTTATCGGAAGGCTTGAGCTTGATCAAGCACTCGTCGGTAAGAGAACCCTTGGGCCTCTGAACAACAGCCTGAGCGAGCTTCCACGTCACACCAAACTTGCCATTTGCAAACCAAAGCCCACCGCACTGCATGATAACAGCAAGATTCGTGCCCTTCTTGATAAAGTCAAGTGGCGTCTTGGTGGGCTCACCAGGGAACAGCTTGTTGCCATCCTCGTCGCAAATAAGACACTTCCAAACGCCCTCCCACAGAGGAAGCTTCACGCGCAAAGTCGGCGCCTTGGTGAGATCCGGGTTTCCAGTGAGCTTGTCCTTGCTGTACTTGAGCATGGGAGTGTAAAGAGCGTCAATAACATCCGGGCTAGAATGAACCTTTCCAAACCAATCCTTGGAATTCGTAAGGGCATCGGCCTTAATCTTTGCCTCAAGATCAACCATATTTCGCAGGAACGCGTCGGTGTCCTCGCTTGAATACTCTCCCTTAGGAAACTGTAGCGACATTTCAAACCGACCATTTCCCTCAAATTCAGTGGCGCCCCACGTGAGCATTAGAGGAGTAGCAATTCGCAAGCCGGAATTAGTCTGAGTATTGAGAATATTAACGCTCTTCCCACCCGCGGCGTTTGCCTTGGGTGCGGAATAACGAATATTCTTCGCATTAAACTGAGTGCCATCAATGATCGTGTCCGCCATCCTTGTCTTTGTATACTTTATATATTTGGGTTACCTTTAAATCAATTTTTTTTTGAAATCAATAAAAAAAGTAAATCAATTTTCGTCACGCGACACCATAACTGGTTTAGAATTTCATCGCATATAATTAATAATTTGTAAAACGACTCAAAAAGATTTCTTCAAGATATATATACATATAATTATGACTGACTGTGAGTTTGTAAATGTGAATTATGTAAAAAAGCAAGGGAAGACGATAAGCATTATGCCTCTAGACGAGTATACAAACAGATTATATGAAAAATGCGAGAAATGTATACCACAAACAAAAAAACTTGAAAAGATTACAAACGATAATATGGTTATTCCAACATATTCAACTTGCAATATTTTATTTGAGAACAATTATAACGTTCAACAATTAAAGCAAATAACTAAGCATTTCAAATTGAAAGTTTCCGGAAACAAAAAAGAGTTGGTAAATAGAATATACGTGTTTTTAAAATTGTCAGAAACTATTATTAAAATTCAAAAGATTTTTAGAGGTTTTTTGCAACGCCGGTGCGATTTTTTGCACGGGCCCGCATTTAAAAACAGAAAACTTTGCACAAATGACAGCGATTTTTTAACTGGTGACGGTGTTTCCGAGGTTCCATTCTCTCAGTTTTTCAGCTACAAGGATGTAGATGGATTTGTATATGGGTTTGACATTGTTTCTCTCTATAATTTAATTATTAAATCTGGAAACCAGGTTAAAAATCCATACAATCGCAATGACATCTCAAAAACAGTAATTCAAAACATGAGAAACCTTATAAGAATTAGCAGAATGTTGAAGATTTCCATTGATATTGATATTAAGGATGAAACTTTGTCAAATGAGAAATCATTAGATCTGAGAATTCTTGAGCTCTTTCAAAACATTGACGCTTTAGGAAATTATTCGGATCCGGCTTGGTTCAAATCATTGAACAGAACAAAAATGATTAAATTCTTGAGAGAACTGATTGACATTTGGACATATCGGGCTCAAATAACGAATGAACTGAAACGAAAAATTTGCCCGCCAACAGGAGATCCATTTAGAGGTCTGAATTTTAATTATATTAATTCCGAAGAAAACATTGACAATGTTAGAAAATCGGTTATTTCCATTTTAGAGAAATTCGTTAATTCTGGGGTTGACTCCGACAGCAAATCTTTAGGAGCTTATTACGTGCTTGGAGCATTAACTTTGGTAAGCGAAAGTGCTGCTACATCGCTTCCTTGGCTTTTTCAGTCAGTTGCGCATTTTATTTAGAATGTAGAGAAACTTTATGATGAGAACCAATCACACATGTCTCCTGGATAATATATATAAGGCCTGAAATCACTTAAAAGGTACCCGCCTAGGTATAGTATAATATGGCAAAGGATAAGAAGACCACTAAGCCCGCGGCTGAGACCGCCCCCGTTTCCGCTCCCGTTGTTGATGTTCCCAAGGTGGCCAAGGCCCCTAAGGCTCCCAAGGCCGCCAAGGCTGCTGCCGCTCCCGTTGTTGATGCGCCCGTTGTTGAGGCCGCCGCCCCCGTCGCTGAGGCTGACTCCCTTGAGTCGTCTCTTCTTGAGCAATCCGCTGAGTTCAACGCCAAGCTCCAGCAGCTCGGCTCCCTCATCTCTTCCCTTAAGAGCGAGTACAAGTCTATGGAGAAGAAGTGGCAACGTGAGCTCAAGGCTGCCCAGAAGCAGAGCTCCAAGCGCAAGAGGAAGTCTGGCAACCGTCAGCCCTCTGGCTTCGTCAAGCCCACTCGCATCAGCGACGAGCTTGCCTCCTTCCTTGGCAAGGAGAAGGGTGCCGAGATGGCTCGCACGTCTGTGACCCGCGAGATCAACGCTTACATCCGCACCAACAAGCTCCAAGACGAGAGCAATGGCCGCAAGATCAACCCCGACGCCAAGCTTTCCTCCCTCCTCAAGCTCGGCAAGGATGACGTTCTCACCTACTTCAACCTCCAACGCTTCATGAGCCCCCACTTCGCCAAGACGGTGAAGGCCGAGGCCGCTTAAATGCAAAAATAAACTAAAACAAAATAAACATAAAAACAAAAACAAAATAAAGAGAAAATAAAAAACAAATCAAAAGAAAATAAAAAGAATCAAAAGAAAATAAAAAAGAATCAAAAAGAAAGAAAACAAATAAAAACCAAAGGGAAGAAAAAGAATCCCTATCAAAAAAGAAAACAAATAAAACCAAACAAAAAATATAAATTTCTACGATTTATATTTTTCAAAAACTTTCATTGCCAAACACGAAGCCATCTTCTTCAAGAATGGGTCTCAGAAGTTCTTTATTAATTTGCGAATTAATTACGCGAAGATCTTCGCAATTTTTTAGATGAACGTGATTGTCCGATAAATCAAACATATTATAAACATTTTGAAGACCTTCAAAATTTTCAATGCAATCCGCATGATTTTCATTAATCCAATCATAAAAATCCATTTCCGCCTTTGATTTTTTGAACTTCTTATATAATTTTATTGTCTTTTGAAGATTCATTCCATTTTTTGAAGAGTCTTGAATCAAGTTGTAATCAGTTCCAGACAAAACACACATTTGACGAAACAATTTCATACTAATATCAAGCTCATTCAAAATTCCCTTCATTTCATATACAACCGCCGTGCGATTCAATAGACTAAAATACCGCAAAACTCTAGGGCAACCGTAAGCAAACAAATCCATATCTTCGCTCATGCAACCCCACACTTTTTTCTTGAGAACCAACATGGCGCACATTTCGTCCGCTTCTCCCGGAGCATCATAATACGATACACCAAAACCAATGAGCAGTTCTTTAACCTTTTCAATGTGTCTCTTATTAATATAAACAAACTGCTTCTTCAGAGAATCCAGGCTTGCGGTTATTTCTTGCTTTTCCGAATCATCTTCGCAAACCGAATCCATGTAATCCTTCAAACGGTTATATTCCTTTTCCGCGTCAAGCTTGTTTTCCCGGCGCTGTTTCAATAGGTCCTTTTTTTCAGCTGGGGGTTTCCCATCAAATATAAAGACCGGAGTAATATTGTAATATCTGAAAATGGAAATCATCAGATACATGTTCTCAATAAGACTATCTTCTCCAGCGTACTTGTATAAATATATACTAATGTCAATGGCTATTTTTTTGCCAGATATATCCGCCATAGAGACGCACTTGATTGACTCTTTGCAGTTCTCCCTTAAGAAACTATTTAAATACTTTATCCCCATTACCTCTAGTTAAGTTTGTTTGACTTTTGCCTTCCATTTAAAATTTATTTTAACGTTCAATTTTCTTTTGTAAAACAGAACCACTCGGATAAACAACATTTGAATTAGAAGTTAAAAGTTTGCCAACATATAAGTTAAGGTATGCTTACAAGGAGCATGGTAGAAGAAATTCAATGCGAAACAGTTTTCTCAAAAGAAGAAATTCAAGTTGATATAGATTTTGACGATGCGAGTGCGTGTTGGAAGGCAAATAAAAGATCAACCGGTGGAGGAAGTTATAGATACGTTTGCCAACATAGAAACAAAAATAATAAAAAGTGCAATAAAAATCCTATTCCTGGGTGCGATTTTTGTTCTAGACATAATATATAGAATGCGTTCTAAGACTTTTAGGAGAAAGCATGGAAAAATGTCTCGCGCGAGACGCGGTGGTCAAGAAAGATCCGGGTTAACTAGACAAACAACTGCTGAATTAAATGCCATGGAGGAAGGGCTCGTTTCTAGCGCCACACCAATGAACAGATTAGGTCGTTCTAACACGGCGGATTTAATTGCCATGGAAGAGGGTGTCGCAAACCCCAGCGCGGCTATTAACGTTGAACCTACACCTGACATTGAAATGGGTCCCATTGAATCTGGTGGCAAAAGAAAGGGAAGAAAGACAATAAAAGGGAGAAAGGCAAGAAAGGCGAAAAGATCTCAAAGACGTTAAAAAGTGATTATATATATTATATAGGTCAAAAAATACTTTAATACAATAATTTATAATCCATTAATGAACGCAACTTGCAAAATACCGATTTCAGTTGGAGAGTTAATTGATCGGATTACTATTTTAAAAATAAAATCAGAGAGAATTTCTGATGAAAATAAACTAACTATGGTTGAAAAAGAGTTGAAACTCTTGCTTGAAATTTTGACTAACCTAGATTTTGAAAAGCAAATAACGTCTCAAATGATTGAACTTAAAGAAGTAAACGAAACCTTGTGGGAAGTGGAAGACAAAATAAGAGAAAAAGAAAAAGCCTGCGAGTTTGATGAAGAATTTATTTCTTTGGCGAGAAGGGTTTATAAAACAAACGATCGTCGTAACATTGTAAAGAATTCAATAAACGCAATACTAAATTCGGAGTTTTTTGAAATTAAAAGCTACACGGATACACCAATTTTGTAATAAACAATAATAATAATAACAACTTAAATTTATTGAGATAGTATTATTATTATTATTTTGCAGCATGAATGATGAGCAAAAGTTGCATAGAAATGCGTTAGACTACGTTAACCAAAACAAATTAGTTTTGGCGATTGATTGTTACAATAAATTAAAAGACATTTCAAGAAATCCTTATAACCTCGTCAATTATTTGAGAGAAATGGGAGAAGTTTATGAAAAAATGAATAAAAATTTAGAAGCCATAACAGAATGCTATATTAAAGTTATTCAAATAGATCCAAACAATGGTGCAACGTTAAATCAAATTGGTGTTTGTTATTTTAAATTAGGTCAGCTCAAATTGGCGATACATTATTTCAATAAAGTTTTGAAAATAAAAGAACTCTCTCAAGTTTATAATAATATAGGGAAATGTTACATAAGTTTGAAGGATTATGTTTCGGCGGAGAAAAATTTTTTATTGGCGAAAAAACAAGATAAAAACAGTGCGTCTGTGAACGAGTCATTGGGTTCGTTGTACTATTATATAAAAAATTACGAAAAATCTATATCTTGTTATGAAATTGCTAGAAATGATAAAAACAATGAAATCATTCTAGATCATTTAATTTATAATTTGTCGTTTGCTTATTTGGCAAAAAAAGAATTTGAAAAGGGTTTTGACTTATACGAAACTCGCCTTCAAATTAAAAGCACCACGCAAAACGATAGAATGAACGATAGAGCCGAAATCCCATTTTTAAAATATTGGAATGGAACAGACAGCTGTAGCAGCCTATTGGTAATTGCTGAACAAGGTCTTGGCGACATGATGCAATTTTATCGGTTTATTATTGAACTCGCCGATTCCCGACCAGAAATGAATATAACATTTTTTTGCAAAAAAGAATTGGCGCATCTTTTTAAAACGTACGACAAAATTGAAGTTGTTAAAGAGTTTCAAATTTTTAATGATAGTAATTTCACTGTGGGTCCGACTTATGATTATAAAGCGTATTTAATGTCGCTGCCTTATTTATTGAAGGTAAAAACTATTTTACCCAATTCATTAGAGTATATAAATATTGACGAAGTTCGGTTGTTGAAATGGAAAAATGCCATTGAAGAAAAAATTGGCCCAAGAAAACCTAAAATTGGAATAGTTTATAATGGTTTATTGTCGTCTTTTATAGAAAAACATATTCCATTGGAGGCGTTTAAAATTTTATGCGAATTAAACGTTGATTTAATTTGCATTCACAGAAAAAAGGATGTACAAGCGGACATAGATAAATATGAAAAGACTCCTTCTGATTCCGAAAGCAAAATTCATTTTTTTGACATAGACGAAGACGAGCCTTTTAGTGACACCGTTAGTATTCTTAAAAATTTGGATTTGCTAATTACAATTGACACGTATATTGTTCATTTAGCTGGAATATTAAACGTAAAAACGTGGTTGCTGTTGGGTTATTCAGAATGGAGATGGTCAAATGACCCACATAAAACCTATTGGTACAATTCGGTTGAATTAATTAGAACGAACGGTGAGGAATTCAAGGATATTTTAAAAACAAAGGTTAAAGATAAATTAGCCCAATTCGCAGACAGTCATTCTCATGTTGTTTAAAACATAATCTAATGCCTTTCCACTTGCAGCTCCTTTCCCCCGCACATTTTTAATTGAATGTAAGAATTTTTGTATACAATCAACCGATTCAATTAACGATCTAGTTTTGTAATTTTTCTCAACAAATTTACAAAATGCCGTAATATTTGCAGTAGTTTTTTTAAACTGCAATAACGACAAATTGTTTTCGTTGCACCATCCCAAGAACCCTTGATAGTTGTTCATCATAATAGTTGATATTATATAGTAAGAGAGAACGTTGGAGTCTTCTTTATACAATGTTTCTCTCATTGATTGAGCTTGAGGGCTATTAGAAATTAGATCCAAGTAAGTTAATCCCATAAACTCAAGAGTTTTAACCATCTGAAAAAACTTGTATGTTCTCTCAAAATTAATAAAAAAATCAAAATTAGATAAAAATTCGTCAACGGCGTTGGTCCCTGCGGCATTTTTCGTTAAATAAAAGCTACAAAATGCGGCGTTCATAATTTCCGCCCAAGTTTCCGTATAAGCTTCAAACAGATTTACGTCAGAATTAACTTTAAAAATAGAGAGAATAGCTGCTTTGCATTCTTCATTATTCATGTCGGAGAAATCAAGCGAAAAGTTGTGAAAACTCTCATGCATTAATACCTTTAACCACTCTTCTTTTCTAAAAATAACAATTTCCGAGTCTACTGGGCAAGTATAAGTAAACGCGGTGTTAACATTGATTTCGTTTAATACGTTAATGTTGCTTGTAGGAAGCCGCTTTTTTAGCGACGTGAAATACAAATACAAAACCAAACGTTTAGAGCACTTTTTAGAAGAATATTCATTGATTATATGCAACCACACTAATATCTTTTCAATGTAATCGTTGTATATTTCAATCTGAGTTTCCGCCGAGGGATCTTCTACTACAAAATGAACAATAATTTCTCTATCAAAGAGAGAAAAAGTATACGACAAATTATATAACATCTCAGTGTCAATGTGTTCACGTATTTCTTCAGGAAAACTGGTGGGTTTAAATGATTTTGGTTTAGGAATTTGGGAAACGCCTTGAATTTTTGTAATACTTAATTTGTAAAAGCTGTCACCTTCTTTCGCTTTTTGGGTGCCGATAAAAGAATCCGCTTTTTTAATGTCGGAATATAAGTGTTTCAATATTTTTTCAGTTTTAGAAGTTTGTTTTACATGATTTATGCATTTTTTATCTAAAAAAAACGACATTAACAGTTCGCTATTTTTTGTTAGTTTCATGATAATCTCTTATATTATATCATGTTATTTTTATATATTTTATGTCTGCAAAATATATAATGGAAGTGTTAGAGCTCATGATTATTGTTTTGCTTTTTTTAGTATTGTTTATTCTTATGTCACAACAACCTCAGCCAATGCCCGCGCCAATGCCCGCGCCAGCTCAAAAGCATAAAAAATCAACGAGTGGATGCCGGGATACTGGGTACGGGTGTTGCCCTTATTCAGAAATACCTAAATTGAACGAAATTGGATCTAATTGCAGATACCAAAACTAAAATAATATATTTGTGTAAATTATAAATAATGGAAAACGCTCCAAAACCACAAAAAAGAGGAAGAAAACCCAAAACGACCAAGTCTTTAAGCGAAAATGAAATAATAGAAGAACAAAAACAAATACAAGAACAAATAGTAGAAAAAGTGGAAGAACAATTGGAAGAACAAATAGTAGAAAAAGTGGAAGAAATAGCGGAAGAAGTAGAACAAATAGTTGAAAAAGTAGAAGAAATAGTAGAAGAAATAGCGGAAGAAATAACAACAAATGTTGAACAAATGTTAGAAGAACAAACGAATGAAGCAAATAATTCTCTTGAACTTAAGTCTCTATTAAACGTAATGATAATAACAACTATTAGACAAGATATGCAAGAAAAATACAATTTAAGCCAGGAAACAGTGAAAGTTTTGCTTCAAATAACTCAACAGTTCCCCCATTTCTTCTTTAAATTGGAGGAATCATTTAAAAAAATCGCAGAAGACAACAAAATAGACTCAAACGATGTTCCCGAACTAATGGGTTTGTTTTCTATTATTTACGAGTTATTATTTTCTCTCAAACTCCAAAAAACTGTTTTAGAAATGAGTGAATTGTGTGGAGAGATAATAAAGTTAATGTTCAACGTTGCAATTGAAGAAAGCCTTGTTAAATTTGACTTATTGTTGCAAGAGGAAACTGTGAAAACATTTAATTCCCTCGTTGACTCAAGTTCGCATCTTGTTAAATTAAGCAAAACAATATCACCTCCCAACAAATGTTGTTCTTTTTGGTAATAAAACACTTAAACACAAGTATGGTTGTTATATATTATTATGAAATACATAACAACAATTATAAAAAAACTAATTCCCAAGGAATTGCCAAAACCAACGGGTAGATGGAATATAGATTATTGTAATAAAAAAATAAACAATAAAATAGATTTATCAAACGAAGATCACTGCGGCCCGTGTGGTCAATATGCACTAACAAAACTAGAACCCAGAGATAAAAATGACAACGAAATTTATCTAGACAAAAAAAATAATTCATAAAATGTGCGTTTACATGGGCGACGTCGGACCGCGAAGCTTGTCTCTCACATTAATAAGCTGTTCCGCCAATTCAGGCTCTTTTCCTTTCAAATAATGCATCAGTTTTGCATTTCTTGTCTCTAATAAAACCCTCTTCAAATCTTCTAGTTGTGTAAACTTTGCGCAAATGGCTTCAAATAATTCCTTTTCCTTTCGTTTTCCGTAAAATGTCGGATCAATGGAAACCTCTGCGGGTCTTAAAAGTGTTCCCTTGTATTTTCCAGATGAACTTGCAGCGGCCTTTGCCATTTCAGGGCTCTTGGACAATTCGGTTCCGGATTCAGCTGCAAAAGACAAGTAAAACTCCGTATTAGATTCTTTAAACTTTGAACCCTGGTAATAATGCTCAACACTATTCCAACGATGACCGTCTAGAACAAACGCTTTTCCAGATTCAACCCAATAGTCGTCTAATTTTCGTCTCCAGTCTTTCGTCGCATGTAAATTAGAAAACGTTAAAACAGCTTCCTTGGGGATAGTCTCGCCGGAACCTTTCCCAGGAAGTCTACCATCAGCCGATTTATCGTAGAACTGAAACACAACCGACTCGTCGTACAATCCTCTTATTTTTGCATCTGACAGCTCTTCAAATTTGCAAACACTGGAAACACCAGATTTTGAATTCAAATTATCTTTAAATTTAACGAAATCAGGTATTAATGCAAACGCGCCACTGTTTTTCTCCATGCATTTTTCAGCGATAAGTTTTTTAATATCGTATGGTATCTCGGAAAAAGTAAAAATAGTTTTTTTCTTATAAGTGATAAGTTTGTAATGCCAACCAAGGAAGTCAACCATGATGTATAAATCTGGTGTAAATTCTCCACGAGATTCTAATATAGAATCGTTCAATTGCCCACAATTCAAAACATTTGCAAAATCCTTTGATTTATACGCTTCGCTTGATAAAAGAATAAATTTAATGTTTAAAATGCGTTCAAGTGTGCTCAGAGACCACGTTTCCGCCCAGAACTCACAAGATTGTATCTTACGTTTGAATTTTTCAAGAGAGTCAATGTCTTTCATATACTTATACTCGTCTAACAAGTTTTGTGAAGCCTTTCTCTCGTTCACTATCCGATCTCTTTGGTTCTTTATCTTTTTGGCTGCGTCTGTAAATTGTTTCTTCTGATTTCTATCCAATGTTTCACTATACATTTTCTTATATTTTTCATATTCTATTTCCAACTCTTTCATGTCTTTCGTAGCGCCTACAACGGCGGAACTATACATATCGTACTGCTCTTTATAATTCATAAAAATATCTTGCGTGGCTTCTTCCGCCAACTTTTTTCTCAACTTTTGCACAGTTGTTTGTTGACCAATTTGAGCGAATGCGTCTCTAATTGTCGCAAAAAGGCAATCTCCTCCGCCTTCATTATCAATGATTCCATACTTGTTATTTTTCATGTGCACTTCTATCCACGCGTTTGAAGATGACGCTGAGTATTTATCCTTTAATGAATCTGCGTCTTTTTTTGTTTCTTCTTTTAACGGTGGAACTATTTGAACAAAGTTTTCGGCTTGCGTAAAAATATCTTGTCTCATTTTTGGTATTTTTGGAATTTCGTCCTCTGTCGCAAATTTTTCATGTTTTTTTTCGTCAACGTCGTCCGAAAGCTCTTCTGCTTCAATGGCTTCTTTTTCTAATTCTAATTCAGATTCGTCCTTTTCCGAAACAAGCCGTAAGTTTTCCAACATCTTTTTTGTAACAAAAGTGTAAATAAGAGGATCATCTAATTTCTCAACCTCTAAATTGCCTTCTTCGTCCATGTAATTCAATAAATCCGTTGAGAAGATTTCGTATAGTCCAATTTGTATAACCTTGTTGTTCGTTTTTACTAAATAAATTGGAAAATACGTAATGTTCCGTTCTTCAAAATTTTTCTTTGCATTGCCAACCGCTATTATTACATCAACCCCCTTTATCTCTATTTCGTATAAATTGGCTTCCTTTTTAAAATCATCTGGGTCAACACTTTTTAATTCTGAATAACTCGTTTCTTTGTTTAATTTTGATAATACCATCTATATTTTATAGAGATAAATAATAATTTGCATTTAACTGACTTTATCACCAAATAACAAATCTTTTCATCATTTTATCATTCTTTAATTCGTCAATATAATACCACAATTCCTTGCGTTTTGTAACGATTTCAATATTTTCCGGATTATTTTCAAATAGGATGATTTGTTCAATGATGTCTTGTTTCTTCAGCTTATTTGTTCTAATGTCCTTTATGTTGTAGTATTCGCATATTAGCATCAACTGTTTGACATTGAAGTTCAACTCATAATTTTTCATTTCCATAAAGACGTCGTCGCCCATGGGGCCATTATTGAATTCCATGTTATTCAGTTCGTCTTGTAGTTTACAAAGATCCAACAAATCTTCTCCTCCATCCTCATTTAAAAAAATAGTAATATTCTCATCGGGTTCAGCCATTTTCTTGATTTAATAATATTAACGCGTTGCTTTAATATCATTTTACATTTCAATAAATAATTCCATCTCCCGTTTGATTACATCTCCCAATTGATTCCATCTCCCAATTGATTACATCTCCACCAGATCCATAAACTTAAATATAGCCTTATTAGACAAGCTCGGGTAAGTCTTGGCCTTGCAGTGAGCCAACTTATTTACCATCTCGCCAAAAGTCAGACCATCAAATTTCTCATCGCAAGACTCATACAACGACTTATTATGTGAGTACAAAATCGCGATATTCTCAGTAATTTCGTCCACTTCATTCTTCATATTTTCCTGCGAAATAAACGAAACCAACTTTTTCAGCAAACTGCTGGCCATTTCCTTCAGTTTTTCTCCGTCAATAATATTATTTGTAGACAAATTCACGAAGAACATGCTGAGCGCCTTCCTCCTCTCATTATCCTTATTAATCTTACAAAAACGATCGTAATCCTTCTCAGAATCAACGTATTCAATGCAATTAAACAGCTCCATAAAAGACTCCAAGTTTTCGTTGAAGATATTACGCATAACTTGGTAGTTCTCAATAAGCTTGCTATACAAGTCAGCGTACAATTTAGAATAAAACCTATTGTTTGAGGCAATTTCAAAAATAATGGTTCCAACGCGCAACATGTCTTCATCTGCGATTCCATCCTGAATAAGTTGGTTAAGAATCTCCATTATCTTATCGCAAGGCTCATTGTACATTTTATCCGACATCTTGTTCAACCAAGATCGCATGAGATCAATTTGCGCTTCAATGCCAACCTTTTGTTCCATTTTAGTTGTTTGAAACGTGCGAATGGTCTCCCAATCATCGTCGTTAAGAATTTCAGTGGGCCTATTCTTCTTCTTCCTTTTAAAATCATTTCCATCGGTTGATCCCGCTTTTAAAACATTTTCGCGTTTCTGAAAAGTGGGGGTTTTGACGTATGTTGGAGACCCGACTTGTTGCGATAACTCTGTAATGATAATCAACGTTTCTTCGGGAAGCTTAATGTCAAACCCGTTAAACGTAATATCAGTAAAATCTTTTAGAGTATATCTCATTGCCATAGTCATGGTTATACATTTAAATGCAAATTTGCATTTATATCAATTTTTTTCAATATAATAATATAAATAGCAAACGCGCTTAAACATAACGTGAATATAATATATTATGTCACTAGATAGAAGCACCCCCCCTGCACTCAATAACACCGAAGAGGAAACATATGACTCTTCATACGAAATCAATAGTTGGGAAGAACTGGATATTGAAACCAACCTATTGAGAGGAATATTTGCGTATGGTTTTGAAAAACCTAGCCCAATTCAAAGAAAAGCGATTAAGCCAATTATTCAGAAGAAGGATATTATTGCACAGGCTCAATCAGGCACTGGAAAAACTGCGACTTTCACCATTGGCGCATTGTCGCATGTTAATACTGATGAAGATACAACGCAGATTTTGTGCCTTTCTCCGACGAGAGAACTTAGCGTTCAAACTGCTAATGTGATGCGAGGAATTGGTTCTATGTTGAAGAACCTTCGCGTTCAAGTGTTGGTCGGTGGATCATCCATTGACGAAGACATTGGAAATTTAAAGTCAAATGTTCCTCACGTAATTACGGGGTGCCCCGGTCGCGTTCATGACATGATGCGCCGGAATCACATCGGTTCCAAAAACATTAAGCTCGTGATTCTTGACGAGGCCGATGAGATGCTATCTAGTGGTTTTAAGGAGCAAGTTTACAATATTTTTCAGTATTTTAATAATAACATTCAAGTTGCGCTCTTTAGCGCGACGCTTCCTGATCACATCCAAGGCATTACTAGCAAGTTTATGCGCGATCCTGTAAAGATCCAAGTCAAGGCCGAGCAACTAACGCTTGAGGGCATATCTCAATACTATGTCGCCGTTGAGGATGACCGTCAGAAGTATCTGACGCTTAAGGATTTGTATAGTTTCATGTCTGTTTCTCAGTGCATTATTTATGCCAATAGCGTGAAGCGCGTCTCTGCTCTATACGACGCCATGATGGAGGATGGGTTCCCTGTTTGCCGCATTCATAGTGGAATGGATAAGTCTGAACGTGACAAGGCTTTTTCCGATTTCAGAAGCGGTGCTTATCGCGTTCTTATTTCTTCAAATGTTACTGCGCGCGGCATTGACATTCAACAAGTGAGTGTTGTTATCAACTTTGATATTCCCAAGGATGTTCACACTTATTTGCACAGGATTGGTCGCAGTGGCCGTTGGGGCAGAAAGGGTGTCGGAATTAACCTGATTACTCGCAGAGATATGTCAAAGTTGAAGGAAACCGAGCAGTATTATTCAACTCAAATTAAGGAGATGCCTGCTAGTTTTGATACTTTGGCCAAGTAATATAACAGAATAAAAATTGATGTTGTTTTGATTAAATGGTGCCAAAACAAAACCAAAAAACCGACATGATTGAAATTGAAGACATAATTAAACGGAAAAGTAACATTAAAGATGAAGTTTTATTAACAACCCTTGTTGAAAAGTTGTTAATAAATATTGGTTCGCCGGAAATAAGCCCAACAAACGACGAAATAGATGCATATGTGCGTTTCTTGTCGCGAATATATAAGACACAGGTTTCAAAGACCCAAATGCGAATTATTTATGAAAAGCAATTTAAAGAAACGCACCCAATAAACTCCGAATTAAAACGATATTTTATAAAGAAGGCAGTAAGATCTGAATCTGGTGTTCTTGTTGTAACTATTGTAACTAAACCAGGCGATAATATTAAGTTCTCGTGCCCAGAAAAATGCGCGTATTGTCCAACCGAAACAAACCTAGAAGGGGTTCCAACGCAACCGAAGTCGTATATTTCAACGGAGCCCGCTATGATGCGAGCCACGCAGAATAAATTTGACATTGGCGATCAAATAAGAGATCGTATTAAGTCTTATTTATATACTGGAAATCTGAAAAACGACGACAAAAAGAAGAAAATGGAAGTCATATTGTCTGGTGGAACCTGGGATGTTATGCCAAAATCTTATCGCGATTCAGTTGTAAACGAGATATATTACACGTTTAATACCTTTATTGGAAACGATAAAAGACCCATGCTATCCATTTCCGAAGAAAAAAAGCTTAATGAAAACGCGTTATTTGGGGTTATTGGATTAACCATTGAAACGCGACCAGATTACGTTGCAGACAAGGCTCTCGTTGAATATTTGGAATATGGAGTAACTCGCGTTCAATTGGGTGGTCAAAGCACACACGACGAAATCCTGTCAAAAATAAAGCGAGGGTGCACAAATAAAAACATGAAGCAAGCAATTCGCAAGTTAAAAGGAATCGGAATGAAAGTGGTTACGCATTGGATGCCGGATTTGCCAGGATCTTCTCCGAAACTTGACGCGGAAATGTTTGATTCATTGTTGGAAGACCCCGATTTGCAGTGCGATGATATGAAGCTTTATCCATGCGCTGTAATTAAATCTGCAAGCGACGATTTGATAATTAAAAGCGATATTCACGAATGGTATGAAAACGGGGATTATAAACCTTATTCCGAAAAAAACATTGAAGAACTGATTCAAGTTTTCATCGGGTTTAAGACGCGCATCAATCCATGGATAAGAATTGAGAGACTTGTTAGAGATATTCCAACGCACTCTATTGAAGTTGGATATTCAAAAGTAACGCATTTAAGGGATGTTATCAAAAAAAGAATGCGTGACGCGGGCCAATCGTGCAAATGCATCCGGTGCATGGAAATTCGCGACAGAACACATCTAATTTCTCAAGGAAAATTAGTCGTTCGTAAATATGCTGCGTCAAAGGGAACCGAATATCACATATCGGTTGAATTGGAACGAACATTCTGGTCTTGGAGTTATATCTTGTTCTGCGTTCTTTGGGGTTTCAATAAACTGTTTGGCAAAACGATTTATTACGGCGGAAACATGGAGAACTATACCGGTCTATTCGGGTTTCTAAGACTACGAATTGACCCAGAACCAGGGTTAGGGCTGGTTGAAGAACTCGGTGGGTGCGGATTAATTCGCGAAGTTCATGTGTACGGTTTATCCACTAGTGTTGGATTAACAAACGATAAATCGTCGCAGCACAAGGGTATTGGTCAGCTATTGGTAAAAACCGCGGAGGAAATTATCAAGTCAAATGGGTTAACAAAATCCGCCGTTATTGCTGGAATTGGAGCTAGAGAATACTATAAAAATAAATGTGGTTATGTCTGCGGAAAATATTACATGATTAAGGATTTACTATTCGCGTAAAATCATCGGAAAATAACTCTGCATTTGTTATAACACAATATGTCGCCAACAACTCCAGCGTCAAATACAGTGTCAAACGTGGAAAAAATAAACGACCATTTTAAATTACCCATTTTTTATAATGAAAAAAGAAGCGACCTGAATAAAAATATTACTTGCGATTTAGAACTTATTAAAAGCGCTGATCCGTCTGCATGCAATCCTTTATACCATTATGCTTTCCAACCCAACTCAGTGTTCGCGACAAAGGTTATTGAACAAATGCCAAATTATTATACAACCGACGCCAAATTTTTAAAAGACACGCAAACACTATTATCTTCCACTTTTGGAAAAAGTGGAGCAAAATCTTCCACTTTATCCACTTTTGGAAAAAGTGGAGCAAAACATGAAACTTTATCCACTTTTGGAAAAAGTGGAGCAAAATGTGATACTTTTTCTAAAAGTACTGAGTGTTGTGATACTTTTTCTAAAAGTATCGTGGATATATGGGATGAGATTAAAAACGATACTGGATTTAAAGAGCGTTACCACTATATTGACTGGCCCATGTGGGAGCATCTTAATAAATCCGATTATTTTTTGCAGATGATGAGCGTATATAATCTTGCCGCGCCTGTTATTTCGCTTTGTGTTCCATTTATAATTCTCATTATTCCCTTTTTTGTTATTCAAATGAAAGGCCTTAGTGTAACTGTGAATGAATATGTTGAAATTCTTAAAACCATAGCGGCAAATCATGCCATTGGAAAGCTATTCACAAAATTCCACACTGTAAAATTGGACGAAAAAATCTACATCCTTCTCTCTGCAGCCTTTTATTTATTCTCAATTTATCAAAACGTTTTAACCTGCTGGAGGTTTAATGATAACATGACAAAAATTCATTCCCATTTAAATGAAATTAAACTGTACATAGAAGAAACAGAACAGTTATCGCAAACGTTTTTATTGAGTGCCGAAAAACTTCAATCATACGAGAAATTCAACGCTGTTTTGAAAGAAAAAATGGCACTTCTCTCAACATTAAAAGTGGAACTAGAGAGAATAACCCCATATAAGTTGGCTTACAACAAAATTGGGGAGCTAGGTCATGTTCTAAAATGCTTTTACAACATTTATAGTAATTTAGAATACAATGACGCCTTTTTATATTCTTTTGGATTCAACGGTTATATGGAAAATATCCAGGGTTTCTCAGAAAATATTAAAAAGGGTCACATTCATTTAGCAAAATTTGGCAAAAATAAGAAAACTACGACTTCATTTAAAAAGGCTTATTATCCAGCTCTCATTTATAACAATCCCATTAAAAATTCATTCAAATTCGGCAAAAATATTATCATAACCGGTCCCAATGCTTCAGGAAAGACAACCGCTCTTAAAACGGCATTAATAAACGTAATTATTACACAGCAATTTGGCTGCGGGTTTTACGAAAGCGCTGTTATAAACCCGTATAACCACATTCATTGTTATTTGAATATACCGGACACTTCCGGAAGAGATAGTTTATTTCAAGCCGAAGCGCGCCGCTGCAAAGAGATTATTGACGTTATTCAAAACAATGGCTCAAAAGAAACCCATTTTTGCGTGTTTGACGAATTATACTCTGGAACCAACCCAGATGAAGCGGTTTTAAGCGCGCATGCATTTATGAAATATTTAATAAAACATAAAAATGTAAGCTGCATTTTAACAACGCATTTTATTGAATTATGCAATAAATTAGATGAGAACCCTTCTATAGAAAATTGCTGCATGAAGACAGTTAAAACAGAAAACGATTTTAGTTATACTTATTTATTGGAAAAGGGCATTTCTAAGGTTCGCGGAGGAGTCAAAGTATTACATGATATGAATTACCCAAAAGAGATAATAGATAATACAATAAACGCGGCTTAAACCCCAAATTCTGTATATTCGTTCATCCATAAATTTAAATATGTAAACTTTTGTTAAGAATGGCTTTAACCGATATATTAACTGTTCCTTTTCTTGTATCTTTAGGAGTAACTTTACTACTTGTTGGTCTTGTTGGATATTTTTTCATGCAACGTCTTCAAGAACAGAATCATAAAATGGCGTCAATGCTTGGATTAGTTACAACAATGGCCGAAGAAATGAATTTTATTAGAGGCAGATTGCAAATGATTTCATATCAAGGCGGTGCCGCGCAGCAAAATTCACAACCAGAATCTGGTTTAGAGAAGCAATTTAGCTATGAAGAAAATTTAATCCCCGTTTCTGACGGCGAAGATGAAGACGATGATGCAACTTCATCTGATAGCGATGATGAAGAATCGGAAGAAGAGTCTGATTCCGAAGAAGAAGAAGAATCTGATTCCGAACAACAGCAAATAGAGTTTGAGGAATTGGAACCACCCGCTGTTAAAGTAATAAACTTTGGCGAGTTATTGCCCACGCAGGATGAGCCTGAGGAAATGGATAACAACTCGGAAGAACTCGCTGAATTAGACGATGAAATTGACGATGACATTGATGACATCGGCTCGGAAAGCGGATCCGAGTCATCTGCCGATAAGAACGGCGCAGCGTCTCAATCATCCAAGCCAGATTTTGAATTTATAAAGTCAATTGACATTTCTAATTTAGAAGAATTGGAATCATCTGAGAAAAACTCTAACGTTGATTACAAAAAAATGTCATTAAATAAACTCAAGGATATTGCTGTTGCCAAGGGGTTAATCCAAGAAAATTCAAAGGCGACTAAAAACGCCATTTTAAAATTGTTAGGTTCTGAATAAGAATAATTTTCTCCGATCATAATATACTATGTCCTGGGCAACTTGTTACAGCGGTTCTAACAACATTCATTTTGATTTTCCACCTATAATGGCCGACGGGAGAAATTTCGCGTCTTGGCAACCTGAAGCCGTTGTTAACGACCGCATTAGACACCAAGAAAATATTACTACCAGTTGGCAATATAGACAATATTTAACCAACAACGCCACTGAAATCATGAAAATGAACAGCTATGGCGCTTGCGAAGAGATGGGTTTGCCTTCTCATTTTAACACAAACGCGACACCTTCAACAAACGTGCCTTACACTTTCAAGTCTACTTTTGATAGCAATACTCCTGGGTTTGGTTATTGCAACAGCAATTTAAAACAACCTTATTTGACAAGGGAACAATTGCAGGCTAGAATGATCGCTCCTGTGATCAATGCCCCATTGAACACCAATCAATAAAAATACAACTTAAACAATAACTTAAACAATAACTTTTTTATATTCTATCACAGTAAAATAGAATATGAAGATTTTAAGCATAGACGTTGGGATAAAAAACTTGGCTTTTTGTTTATTTGAAAAACACGAGGGAGATAATGAATATAAAATTGCAAAATGGGATGTGGTAAATTTAAGCCAAGATTTGGAAATGAAATGCTGTGAGATTGAAAAAACCGTGTTTTGCAATAAACCAGCCAAATTTTCAAAGAATGGAAAATGTTATTGCTTGAAACATTGCAAGAAACAACCATTTCAAGTTCCAACGTCTGACTTAAAACCGGGTTACATCAATAAACAAAAAATCAAAAACTTATACGAACTCGCCGAAAAATATAATATTAAATACGAAGATCCCATTAAAAAGAATGATCTTGCCGCGCTTATAAATAATTACGTTTTTGAAAAGTGTTTTGAACCCATTAACGCGACAAACGCGTCAAAGGTTGATTTAATAACCATCGGAAGAAATATAAAAGTTAAATTAGACATTATTTTGAGCGAACATATAAATACTTTAACTCACGTTGTTATTGAGAATCAAATTAGCCCTATTGCAAATCGCATGAAAACAATTCAAGGAATGATAGCGCAATACTTTATTATGCGCAACGGAAGCGCGCAAATAGACTTTGTTTCGTCGTCAAATAAACTGAAAGCCGAAAAACAAGAGGAAAAAAGCAGTTACGGAGATAGAAAAAAATTAGGAGTCAAAAAATGCTTAGACATGGTTTTAAATAATTCCAACTATAATTCTTGGGAAGATTTCTTTAAAAGTCACGCGAAAAAAGACGATTTGGCGGATTCATTTTTGCAGGGAATCTGGTTTATTTCTAGCAAATTGATCTAATTAGTGTCTTGCCATATTACTCAATTTGTAGCCGCCATTTTTTCTATAAACTTTTTGGATAAGGGAAGCCTTTTTTCCCAAAAGTTGCAAATATTATTGTATAATTCGTATTACTTAAAAATATATGTTCTTATTAATTCATAATGGCCGGTGGAATTATTGATATTACTTCATTAGATTTAGGTGAACGAGATTCGGGAAGATCATCAAATTTTGGTTCAGGAATTGAGCTTTTAATGAATGATAAAAAATCCGCAGGGGGGCGCCCGTCAAGCGACATTCACATTGACGATTTAAATAATTTAGAAGACGAATTAAATGATTTGGTGGATGACCCTGGAATGGACAATTTGTTTGAGGGTAAATCCGACATGTTTAGCAAAAGCATGTCTCTCAATTATGACGACGATAGGCCTAGCGGGGTTAGGTTCAGCGATTCATCTCCTAGCATTGGTCAAGCCACCGCCGAGGGTTCCCCTGAAAATAAAACCTGGGATGGATTCACCAAGTTCAACAACGTGCCAATTAACCCCGACAAGCCCATGTCAAGTCAACCTCAAATGAGCAAGGAAGAGTTGCTGCGAGAGAAGTTCAAGTATTTAAGAAAGTTGGAGGGCCTTGAGCAAAAGGGTGTTAATTTGACAAAAAAATACAGCATGGAGTCTCCTTTAGCCGAAATGCAAGGCGAATACGAAATGATTATGGAAGAAAAGACGAAGCAGAATTCAGTTAAGTTTCAAGGCAATATGCTGATGGCATGCATTAACGGAATTGAATTCTTGAACAATCGTTTTGATCCATTTGACGTTAAGTTAGACGGTTGGAGCGAACAGATAAATGAAAACATGACGGACTATGACGACGTTTTTGGGGAGTTATACGACAAATATAAGAGCCGTGCTTCCATGGCACCCGAACTCAAGTTGTTGTTCCAATTGGGTGGAAGTGCAATGATGGTTCACATGACAAACACCATGTTCAAGTCTGCTATGCCAGGAATGGACGATATTTTGCGTCAAAACCCCGATTTAATGCGTCAATTCCAGACCGCGGCGGTTAACTCCATGAGCCAACAAAGCCCTGGATTTTCCGGTTTCATGAATAATATGATGAACCCTGAGCCTCAAGTTTCTATGAATGGCCCTCCTCCACCTCCAATGGCGACCCAGGGAATGAACGCGCCCCCAAGCCGCCCTGGAAATAATAACAGCTTCAACAACAGGCCGGATTTAAGTGCTAGCATGGGTCGTAGTAGTTTTAACCCGAATCAGAACGCAAATGATGGAATTAATATTAGGGAGAACTTTTCCGGTGCGTCTGACGGAGATCGCAGTGGAAGACGCGGCCCTGGGCCTCGCGCTGAGATGAAGGGGCCCAGCGACATTTCCGATATTTTGTCTGGGTTGAAGACAAAAACTATCAACATTCAAGAAGCCCCGGCTTTAAATTTGAATGATAGCAGCACGATTAGCATTTCAGATTTGAAGGATTTGCAGTCAGACGGAAACATGCCCAAGCGCAGCAAGAGGCGGCCAAAGTCTGATAAGAACACTGTGAGTTTAGATATTTAGAAAAAAATGTTTATTTATAAAAATATCTGAATTATGACAGAAAACGTAGGTATTTCATTGGGTTGGAATTGCTATAGTGCGACGTGGGGTGTTGAGAATAATGTAAGAATTAGAAAAGAATCCGGATACAAAACTTGCCCATTTGACATTTTGGTTTCAAATTATGTGGGAATATGCGAATGTATAAAAGACGATTTTGTTCATTTATGTGATGAAAATTATTTAGAATTAATAAAGATTGATGAAAATGAAAGCTTAATTTATAATAAAAAGTACAACTTTGGGTTTAACCACGAAAGCCCAGGTCACGGAAATTTATATTTAACGGAAAATTGGTCTTGTGGAAAAGATCATTTTGTTATGAATAATTATGAAAATTTAAAAAAAAGATACGCGAATAGAGTTAACAATTTCGTTAATTATTTATCAGATCCTGAAAAAACAATAACGTTTATAATGACAACTTGGAATAAAACGGATGATGACATGCACGTTTTAAAAGATATTCTAAAAGAAAAATATCCCAATTTGAAATACAAGTTTATATTGTTAAATGATCCACACGGTCTGGAATACTTCAAAAAACACCTAATTTGTATGAGGTTCACTGAAAATGACGAAGAACTAAAACGACTTCTCTAAAAAAATTGACAGAAATTTTTTAAAATATTTTAATTCAAAAACTTGTCTTGAAAAATGCTGGGGTTTCAATCCATCCTAATTCTTATTAGCTGTTTTGGTGTAAATATGTATAGCAAAACAACAATTATGGTTGTGCTTGGTTGCGCAAATGAAGAGATTCAACAAGAACGTGTATCAGCCGCAGTCAATTATGTTTCTGCGTTGGAAAACAGCCACGTTGTATGGTTTGTAACAGGTGGTGTTAAAAATGCCGTGGATCATACGGTTTCTTCAGAGGCTGAGAAAATGAGCGAACAAATTTCCGCACCAAATCGGCGAGTTGTCTTAGACGACAAGGCTAAAAATACGGCAGAGAACTTTGCCTATTTGAAAAAATGGATCAATGAATCATTTGAAGACACCCCGGAAATCGTTATAACAACTTCGGAATTTCATCAAGAGCGAGCATCTAGAATTTTCAATGGAATCTTCTACAATGAAAACGTAATTCCAGAGTGGAATTTGAGCATAAGCCAGTCGTGCAATCACTGTTTTAACGACGAGAAAATTCACATGCGAAATGTGGCAATTGATATTAAAAATGCAGTTCGCATTTTGGCGTGAAAATAAATAGCTGTATATAGTAGGTCACACAATGTATGAAAATGGATTGTTTATTTTTCGCAGAGATTATAGAATCGTTGACAACAATGGTCTCAATCTGTTAAACTCTAAATGCAAAAACGTCTACACTATTTTTATTTTTACTCCAGAACAAGTTGGAAGCGGCAATCAGTTCAAGTCAAATAATGCTGTACAGTTTATGATTGAAAGTTTAGAAGAGTTGTCGGGTGAAATTAACAAAAACGGCGGGCATTTATACTTTTTTTATGGTTCAAATAATAAAGTCATTTCTGAATGCATAAAAGCATTTAATATTGACTGTGTTGGTTTCAATATAGATTATACGCCTTATGCAGTTGAGCGCGATTCTCAAATACAAGAATTGTGCAAACACTCCTACGTCGCATGCGAACCATCAGTTGACTATTATTTGCATGAACCTGGAACAGTTATGAATGGTTCTAATGAAGCTTATAAAAAGTTTACGCCCTATTATAATGCGGCTCTTAAAAAACAGGTTCAATCTCCAACAAACGCGCGAAAAATTAAATTTAGAAAATCGGGGGCGCATCTGTCAAACACCATTTCTCTCGCACAGGCTTTTTCAAAATTCACAAGAGAGAATCCAAACATATTGGTTCACGGTGGTCGCGTGGAAGCCATTAAGAATCTTAAAACCGCATTAAAAACCCAGAAACATTATGATAAAACGCGCAATGATTTGGATAAACCTACAACACAGCTATCAGCATTTATTAAATTCGGATGTTTAAGCATTCGCGAAGTTTATAAAGCATTTAGAAGTAATCGCGAACTTATAAGACAACTTATTTGGAGAGATTTTTACATGAATATTCTCTATTTTTATCCATATGTTCTCGGAAAACCTATGAAGCCGAGTTATTCCAAGGTTAAATGGCATAAGAATGAGAGATGGTTTGAAGCCTGGACTAATGGGCAAACTGGATTTCCTGTTGTGGATGCGGGAATGCGAGAACTTGCCTCAACGGGTTATATGCATAATCGATGTCGTCTTATTGTGGCTTCTTTTTTAACCAAGACTCTTTTAATTGATTGGCAGGAAGGAGAGAAATATTTCGCAAAGAAACTGACAGACTATGATCCTGCTAGTAATAATGGTAATTGGCAGTTCTGTGCTTCAAGTGGCGTAGATTCACAACCATATTTTAGAGTTTTTAATCCATGGAGACAAAATGAACAGGTTGACCCTGATTGCAATTATGTAAAAAAATGGGTTCCAGAGTTGAAAGATGTTCCCACAAAGGATATACTTCGCTGGAATACTGAATGGGAAAAATATAAAAAAAACGTTGGATACCCCAAACCAATTTGCAGTTACGAAGAACAAAAAGAGAAATATATAGCGATGATTAAAGCCATTTACTAGACCAAGTTTGAATTCATTTATTAAATTATGTATGAAATATAATACAACAATAAACAATAAATGAATTCAAACAATACAGAAGACACTGAATCAAAAATACTTATTGACAAAAAAGACCATAAAATGATTAGACTTAAAAAGAACAATTATTTGTTTGAATATGAAATTTCAAATGAGAAAATCTTATTGGAAAAGATATTTAATTTAGAACTTATAAAACTCATATATGAGATAAACAAAGACGTATTTGATGGGTTTTATTTAGACATTAATAGCGAAAAAACTGGAGCAACAGCTTTCTTTTTATTTAAACATTTCTTTGAGGATTTTGGCATGTCTCAAAAATATTCACACGTTGATGTTTCCATTGAAAAATCGGGCTCTGAATCGGAATCAAAAATTATTTATAGGACGAAAACGAATGATTCTCTTCCAAATAATATAGAACCTGAATCAAAAAAAGAGCTTATTCCGATAACTAACATTGTTGTTGTATGCGATTTAATTACTCCCCATAAAATGAAGATTCAAATTTCAACTACATTTCATAAAAACTTTGAATTGCCGGAGTTTATAGAAAAGATGTCAACAAACATTATTAGTAAAATATTTTTGAGAATAAAACAATTTATAGAGAAAATCTGATAAAATGTAAAAAGTGATAATGTATTATGTTTCTGATACATTGCATTCAATTTCAAAAACTTTTTCAAACACCGTTTTTTTATTTGACGTCGCATTCGGAGTTTTATACGACTATTTGATTTTTTTACACCAAGACAATTACTGTGAATTCATAAGAAGTGTAGCGAAAACACTTGCGAAAAAAAATATATTATACGTCAAGATGTTTCAAGCCATTTCATTAAACAATAATTTGATTGATGGCGCCATGAACAATGAATTATTAAAATATACTGATTCCGCACCATACACAGATGAAGACATTGACGACGATTTGCTGCGAGAGATTGTTAAAAAATATCACTTAACTCCTGAAAATGATGTATTACCTTCAAAATCTGGGATGATTTCTCTCGTTTATAAGATGAAAACTGCCGAAAACGAAGAAGTAATTATAAAGGTTAAAAGGAAGAACATTAACGAGCGATTGGACGCCGCCATTGAAAAGCTTGTGTTTTTTATTAATGTTCTATCGTTAATTCCACAGTTTAATGTATTAGATATTTCAACTGTCATTAAAAAGAACATCGCTCTTTTGAGAGAACAATTGGATTTTCAACAAGAGGTTAAAAATACGCTGGAGATGCAGGAAAACTGCAAGAATCTGAAGTATATAAAAATTCCTAGCGTTTATCAAGAGTTTACAACAGAGTTTCCTGACGCAATTATGATGGAGTATGTAAAGGGAATTCACATAGTGAATCTAAACGACAAAGATTACGACCAGTATGCAAAACTTGTTATGAAATATGGGTTTGTCTCTATTATTAATAACAGTGTAACGCATGGAGATTTACACGCTGGGAATATAATTTTTATCAAAAACTCAGAAGGAGATTCTGTTCTTGGGTTAATAGATTTTGGCATAGTTACAAGAATAAATGAAGAAACTACAAAAACGTTTTTAGAAGTTGTGAGCGGAGCATTTTCAGAACCCAGCAGAACCCTCGCAGAAAAGATTTTGAATAATGTCATTGAACCTCGTGAATCATTCAAATTCCTTCTTCCAGCGACGCATAAAGATAGAATGTACGAGTCGGCGAGTAAAATAATAGAAGAAACCATTCATAATTCAAAAGAAGCCAGTCAACTCAAAATATATGAGTTCATTCAAAAATTTAATGAATATGTAATGGCAAATGATCTAGCGAAATATGGCTTATACATAAGCGACGATTTTGTAAAACTCCAGATGGCATTGGCTATGTCTCAAGGTGTCAGTTTGTGTTTGTGCAAAAATGATTTTATTCCACTTGCAAACGAAGTTCTCAATGAACTGTTTCACACTGATTTACTGTTTACCGATTCTCAACAATAATAATATTATAATAAATCCACGTTATAATATTATCTATCAATTGATTTGTCTATAACTGACTCCCGGGCGACGTTTCTAATTATTTTATTGTAATTGGATTCATCCTCTTCAGGCGTTGCGCCACCGGAGGCCTTTATAATAATATTATGATATTCCTTGTGTTTTTTGGAATCATAATCATTGTATTCTGGGTTGTCTTCTATCCAATCGGTTAACTGGTTGAAATTTTTCGCTGCAATGAATTTTATGGCGTTTTTCATAGTCTTTTTGTCTTCTCCATCTTTTTCCCATGCGTCTTTATCTTTTACATATAAAACTTCTCTCTTAAGATCGCTGCAATGAAGAGGTCGTTTAAACACGTCAAGCTCTTTGAGACCTCTTACGAATATTTTTGAGATTCCTTCGGTATAACCCACTCTTCCAACCATATCCAAATCAGACGTTTTTATTTGTAGTTGGTTAATAAAATCCTCTATATTGAGGGCGTCTTTGCATTGCTCATTCAAGAAAAACTGTAAGTTGAAGTTATTTGTGTTGTTGTGGCAGTTTGTATTGGTATTTGTATTATTAATAACATTCTTCTCTTTGCACAATTCAAGTATTTGTTTTTGAAGCTCATTGTTGCTTTTCAATAATTCTAATATAAGTTTTTTATCAGAAATTTCTTCTGGTTCATCATTGAAATCATACTCCTTTACATTACAATTCTTTTGATGTTTCCACAAACTTGAATGATGCGAGTATTTTTTTCCACAGTTGCAAATATAATCCTTTGAAACTTTTTCACAATTTTTTGTAGTATTATTGTAGTCATTTGTAGCATTTGTGTGTTTTGATGTGGAAAGATGTTTTTCGTAACTACTTTTTTTACTCGTATTATAGTCACAAATTTTACAACAAAATCTTTGAGCAACAAGATCGCAACTTTTTGTAGCCATTTGTAGTATATATAGACTACAGAAAAAAGTTGCTAAACCTTTTTCCAAAAATACTTTTTATTTTATCGTAACACTTTTTTGGATGATTTTTTTGGTGTTTAGAGCATTTCAGTCAGACAGGCGAAATTTTCACCCCTTTTCCAAGAAATATTTGGCTTCTCTCAAAATTGGACATTTATTTTTGTCCATTTTTGACTTTTGTAAACACTTTTGGACCCTTAAAAATAGTGATTTTCTTCCCTTACTGAAAACCAAAATATTTTCAACTCTAAGGAAAACAACATGATTCTCAGTAACAAAGCTAGCGTAGTGCCTTTTTTTCAGTTGTTAAGGCCGGCCTATTTCAAATAAAAAATTGAACGCAGACAATTTAATCAACAACAAATGAAACAACCTTGTCATGCAAAGCACTTTAAAGCAAATCGCCGAAGAGGCACCCAAGTCATTCGTATTCATTGACGGCAGTTACTTCTGTTTCTACAGGTATCATTCTACTATGAGATGGTGGAAAAGCGCCTACCCTGAAAATCCTCTTTCTGATCCATCCGCAAATGAACAGTTTGTTGAGAAATTCCGAAAGACATTCGTTTCTACTGTTAAAAATGTTGCAAAAAACATTAAACTTCTGGATGAAAACCCGTTTATTATTGTTGGGAAGGATTGCAAGAGGGAAAAAATCTGGAGAAACGAGTTTTACGACAATTATAAGGGAACGCGAGTACAAGACGACGGGTTTATGGGAGGATCGTTTTTCAAAATGGTGTACGATGATAACTTGTTCCAAGAGGGCGGAGCTCGCGCCATTTTAAAGCACCCGACGTTGGAAGCAGACGATTGCATCGCAATTTCAGTGAAGCACATTCTTGAAAGATATCCAACGGCAAATGTAAACATTATTACAAGCGACAAGGATTATTTGCAGTTGGCAAGCAGCCAAGTAAAAATCTTCAATCTGGGTTACAAAGAGATCTCAGAGAAGACACTGGGCGGAAGCGCCGAAGCGGACCTATTTTGCAAAATCGTAATGGGAGACATAAGCGACAACATCAAATCTGTTTTGAATAAATGCGGGCCTAAGACGGCGCTAAAATGTTTTCAAGATAGAACGTATTTTGAAGAGAGAATGAAGAAGGAAAATGCTTATGAGAAATTTGAGCTGAATAAGAAAATCATTGATTTCAATTGTATCCCGCAAAATTTGGTGGAAGAGTTTATCAACTCTGATGGTTATGTATCCAACTAATAAATTAACAAATAACCCAACAGTTACTTGTTAATAAATCCGGTCTTTTCTTTAACGATGGTGTCGTCTAGTTTTTTTTCCTCCGGCATAAGTCACATTAAATCGGCGGGTATTATAATCTCTTTTTGAGTCTCTATCTTTTGATTCCTCGTCTTTTTTATATTTTACCGACGATGGTGCAACGTGACCTTGTTGATAAAAGTCAATGGGGTTATAATATAGGCCAAACATATCGGCAAACGCTTGACGAATTTTTTCATATCTTAAATGACACGCGATAACCGGCTGTTTTAAAAGAGGAATAGACTTTCCAGGATATAACTCCAAATCTATGATTATGTAATAACTTAGTTTTGAATCATCAGTTTTAGCGGGGGTTCCATTGTTTACGTTAACATACCCGGTTCGTTCGCCGCCGCGGAAAACATTGTCATCATCGTCTTGAAAGCCGCCACCCAATTTATTACTATTGCTATTGGGTCGTCTTTTTCTAGCATTTGCTGCCATTGCACTTTCTTCAGCGTCAAATAAATAATCGCGAAAAGCGTTATTTTTACCATACCAGCTTTCTATTCTATCGCGACCATCTAGATATTTCCACTGGGTTTTATAAACCAAATATTTTAAGTAATCCGGTATTTCTGAAAAAGTATAAACAAACTTGTTCAATTGATTGCTATACATTATTTCATAATGCTGCGCTCCTCCGGGAACCGTCGTTAATAATAAAAACGCGTATTGAGAAAACTCGTTCGCGTTTGTATTGTCTGACCCCAATGACACAACTCTATAATATCCGTCTTCCGCTAATGTCACGTCGTTATCTACTGACGAAATCTCAGGATAAACTTTCTCCGGATTATTTGGATCCTGAATATCATATAAATATTCGTCAGTGTTTCCTACTCTAGCGCTTCTTAACACAACTCCGATTTTTTTAAGACCATTGTCTGACGAATATCTAACCTCGGTTCCCTTGGGAAATACATCCGGTGTTGTTGTGTCAATAATTATAAATTTAATCTTAAAAATCCTTTCCAAAATTTTGATCGCCACATCGTCTCCCCAATATTTGGAGTCTTGTCTTATAACCGACCTCAATGCCTGTATATTATTTCCAATCCAATTTCCTTTGTCATCAAACAAAAATCCATAATCGTTTCTCATTCTCACCGCCGCCGGATCGGAAACATCAACGTTTTCAATTACAGATTTAACACCATTGTTCCAACCGACGGTGTCACTCGGTTGAATTCCATACGTTTCATCCGCAACGGCTCGTCTCAAGGAAGATTTTGAAAAATAACCGTTTTCGTCTGCAAATGGATTGTTAGATTGTTTATTATTATTTATTAATTCACTGTTAAACAATTCTGCAACGGCCAAGAACAAGCAATCACCCCCACCAGTGTTATCAACAACAGACCAGCTGTTAATCATCTGGTCAAATTCGGCTTCGTCAAGTCTTGCATTAGAGCCTTCTTTTACCCCGGATGCATATAAATGCGCAATGTGTTTTTTCAAAATTAAACTGTTATCTGTGTCGTAACGCCTTTCCATGTTTTGTTGATATTCTTTTTTAAATATTTCTCCTGGTGTTAGCTCACTTTCTGGATCAACAGACTCATCGTCAGAATCAGACTCATCGTCAGAGTTTACGAGTTTTTTGCAGCTTTCCAAAATACCAAGCTTGGTTATTTCTGGAATAAGCATGTCAACGGCTTCGTGGTATTTTTTCCTTAAAGACCGCATAAGAATCTTAAAACCAGCGTTTTTATTTTTATTTATTACTTGAGCGCCTGAAGTAATTTTAATATTGTTTTTAAGAGACGAGTGGTCTTTATAAGAGTCGGCCTTTAAATATATATAATTTGGGATCAACTGCACAATCTCTGCACCCTCATCCAAAATTAATTCATAAGATTTAATCATTCTTTTGTAAATTTTATCAAGAACGTAACAAAGATTTTGCCTTGACGCAACTAACGAAATTTCGCGAGAATATTTAATAGCCGAAATTCTTGAATATATAGTAATTAAATCGTAGCACAATGTTATTGCGGTTTGATACCTAATATAATCATTTTGTTGTTGTTTTAAAGAAGCATTATCCGGAAATGCAAAATCTAACATGTTAGGGTTCTGTTTTTGAAGTGGTTTTTTTAATTGCGAAACATTTTTAATGAGAGAATCGCGTTGTTGTTTAGTGTACTTTTCGTTATATTGATCAAACAACATCTTCGCGATGGATATTTTCCCTTCAATAACTTGCGATCCACTGCCATAGCCGCCTATAATATATTCTTTGATGCTATTTAAAAAAACGTCGGTTTGTCTATATAAAATCTTCCACATTCCGAGGTCGTTTGTAAAGTCGTATTTTAAAAGCGAAAACATGTAAACGTCAAACTGGTATCTATTTATTTCTAACAAATTGGGATGGTCGTAATAATTTTTTAATAATTCAGCGTAGTTTTTGGGCGCATCGTTTTCTCTCTGAGTGAATTTTTCAACAAACGAAACCATTTTTATTGTGGTTTTTAAATTGTCGGATAATGGATTGCTTTCCTCGGTTTCCACAGAGTATATTATGTTTTTATAACATTGCACGTCAAATTTAATGATATTGAGTTTTAATACATTTTGATAATCCTTTTCAACGCCATTCTTTTTAAATTCGGTTTCTTTAACAATGTATAATTGAGAATAAAATGCGTATAAAGCCTTAATGTATGCAATTTGCGATTTAATTTTGCGAACTAAGAGTTTGAGAGAGTCAAGGAATGAATTTAAAAATTGGGCTCTATATTTTTCAAGTGAAATTAGTATTTTAAGCATTTCATTCTTAATCTGAGGGTCGTCTGTTATATTTTGATATGTGAAATTTTTCGCTTTATAACCTTGAATAACAATATTTATCTGCTTTATTGCTTCGTCGTATTTGGTTTTGTTATTAAAAACATCTTTTCCTGAAGCGGCGCCGCCAGTTACTTCTTCCACGGGAATGGCAACGGGCGTCGTTTTATTTAAATTAATGACTGAATAGTACTCTCCAATTGATTTGTCATAAACATCCTTTGCATTTTTATATTCCGTTCCCTTTTTCAATAACGTCTGGTATAAAGGTTCCAAAACTTTAGGTTTTAATTTTATATCTTCTGAATAATTTCTGTCAATGGAATATAAAACATTTATAGAAACTGGATCATTGGATAAATTTGCGTCTTCGTCCAAGTTGACAATGTTTTGGTACACCAATTTTTTTGTAGCTAATTTTCTCGCAATTTTTGGTATTTCGGTTTTTGCTTGTAAAGCCTGTTCTTTCAAAGACAAAGATGAATCAACTATAGCCTCTTGTGGCTTGCTAACACCGCGCGCCACACCTCTAATATAGTCGTCTTTGAATTTACTAATGTCGCTTGAAGCCGCGAACCCTGCTACAGCTTCGGCGTGCTCCTTCTTAAATTTTGATAATTCATCGTCGGCCATTTTGTTTTGAAGAGCAACGGATTGCTGATTTCCATATAAGCCCTGACCGTATGTTGACAAAGCTATTTGTTTTTCAAAACTCCTTTTATCAACCCGCCAATCTCCAGCTATCCACTCGTGTGAAAAAATGGTATATGGTGTGTCTTTTATATAAAAACGATTGTTTTTTTTAAAAAGGATGTCTAATGTTACATTAATATTATTATCAACGATTCCGTATTTCGCGGCTTCGTCTATCGTAAGTTTTTTTTGAAACCCGGCTGACATATTTCTGCCTACTAAACCGTTAAAGTCACTTTTATTAAAAAACTGCGTAAATTTTTCGTTTTCTGGATACCCGGGAGGGATTCTAAGGGAAACTGATTTATTTAATTTTATCAATGGGTTGAAATAAACAGTGTCGCTTTTAATTTTTGGAACGGTCATTTCTGGCTCATATTTTATTTTGGGATATCCTCTAATTCTCGTGTTTATAAATATTGTTAATGTATTAGGGAATGACATACTTATAATACATTAAGAATATTAAAATTGGGTTTTATATTTTTACACAGTCTAATTTTGTTGCACTACTTCTTTGAAATTTGAATATAGGTTTTGCTGTTGTTGCTTTTGCTTTTCTTTTTTCGCCTTTTCTAAAATGGCAATGGCGGAATTTATTTCATCATCTGATACAGTGCCGTCTTTATTGGCGTCAGCAACCGCTGCTAACTTATCCAACACTCTATATTCTTGAGGAACCACACAAAAAGCGCTCTCCTCGTTAAACAAATGATCTGAAAGAATGACAAACACAGCCGTTAACCCTAATGCGGCATATATATCGCGAGTACCCATCCACGCCATAGCGAAAACAAGTAGCTGTTTTGTAACCGACATTTTAAGATATTCTTCGGTTGATTTGCTAAATTGAATGGTTATGAATTTAGACCCCACATTGAGCAATATCATAATGCAGCCTGCAAAAAACTTGCTATTGTTTAAATACAATACATGCGTGTGAAGATAGTCAATTGCGCTCAAAAAAAAGTTAGAATGTGTAACCATTGGATTTTTGTTTGTATTAGTGGTTGATGCACGTTTCGTCATATATTTAAGAAATATAAAAATAATTACAAAAATAAAAACAAACAAAACAAACAAAACAAAACAAAACAAAACAAAACAAAACAAAACAAAACAGTTAAAAATAACCACCAGAATATTTGGCGAGCATTTTTACATAAATCTAATTTTTTTAAGAAAAACGTGGGCACGTGTTGTAAATTTTTCTATTTTGTCGGCCGAATAATTACGCACTTTTCTAACATAAGGTTTATACACCTCATTGATAGCTGGCACAAAAGATTCTTGTGAAGTTCTATTCACAATCATTTCAACACCAATTGCTAAAATTAATATTGCGAGCAAAAATGCCACATTTCTCAAGATAGTTGGTTTCATTACTACTATAACACTATATAATATATTACAACCACAAGCTTCCATCCTATCTTTCGCGTCTTTCTTCCACCTTTACAATTTTATTTAAGTCGGACCAGTTTTTGCCATCTTTATTTATTTCATTTTCTACACGCGTTTTATATTTTGATTCGCAAGACAGTTTGTTGAAACTGTTATTGCTGAATATAACAATGGGAGCCACTTTAGGAGTTAAAACCTCTTTTATGTGGTCGTTTAGTTTGTCGTCATAATCATCCGCGTCTTCGTCAAACTGAAAATCATCAAAGTATCCCCTTTCTCTGTCTATTTCAATTTCTAAATAGTCATTGCCACTGTCATTATAATAAATCCGCAAAAGTTTTATAATGTAATAGTCGCATCCCATATTAGAGATTGTTGATAAAATAAAATCTGTGTTTTTAACGAAGACTGTTTAAGGTTGAGCTACAGCAGGTTTAAGCGTTGAGCTTGTTGAAGCGGGGTCGTGTGGCGCAACGTTGTCATTTTTAACCAAATTAATGGGTAGGGCTTTAGAGTTTTCGGATTTCGTTATTTCTTTCGCAGAAAGCATCAAATCTGTTTGAGTTGGACCAGCAGGTTTTGAAACAGTAGTTGGAAGAGGAGGAATCATTGCGGAAGGCGCGACTGGCTCTACGGGCTTAATTAATGGGTCTGTTGAAGTTTCAACGCCAGCCGGTTGAGACGAATGCGGGGCGCCACTTTGTTCCACAGTTTTAGGAGAAAACCCTTCAATCAAATTAATATTTACGTGCTTCATGTCAAATAAATGCGCAGAGAATGCAACGAGAAGCAACGCCGCCGCCAAACCAACGAGTTTGTTGTAGCTTGTTAATAGAACGACAATTAGCAATATTAAAGCTTTTCCAAAAACAGAGTCAACGGACTTTCTAAATATGGCGGGATATTGCAGTATTAAAATAACGAGCAAAACAAAGACAATAGCAAGTATGTTATGTTTTTGAGTTAATTTTTTTAACAAAGTCATCTTATAAATATTATTGATATTATTTTTTACAGCATAGAATATTTATTTATAATTTCAGACCGTTTTCCAAATTATTATCTTATTTTTTAATAAGAGAATGTCTTTAGCAATGTATGCAGCACCATTTGATAATGAAAATACTCAAATAAATAGTAAAGACAATGATAATCCGATAGCTAGAAAAAGAATGTCAAATAATAGGACACAAAAGAGAATCCCTAAAGAAAACGCCTATTCAGAAAAAGTAAATTCTGTCTTACAAAGCATTCACAATTTACCAGATAGTTCTTCCGATTTGGCAGATTTTAATCCACTTCCTCCACCGACTTCCGTTGGAGTTGAGCAAACTAGAATAAGAGAGAGCGAGGAACAAGAAGAGGAAAAGCAAAACGAAAAACAATATGGGCCTGCAAAACAATCTCCCGAAGATTATTATCAAAGGTTCATTCCAAACTACGAGAAGTTGTATAAGAACTCTCCAACAAACATGCCCTATTATTCCATGCATCAACCTCAAGCTCAGCCGGCCATGACAGGAGAAAACGCTGTTTTGCTTGAAAAACTAAATTATATGATTCATCTTTTGGAAGAACAACAAGATGAGAAAACTGGAAATGTGACAGAAGAAATAATTTTGTATTGTTTTTTAGGAATATTCATAATATTTATAGTTGACTCCTTTGTTCGTGTTGGAAAATATGTACGTTAACTATCACTCGCAAGATAATATAATAGAAAAAAGAAACAAGAAACAAGAAACAAGAAACAAGAAACAAGAAAACAAAAACGCACGAAATAAATTAACTCATTATATACTAAGACATATATAATGAGCCAAATAAATGAAAGAAGAACGTTAATAAGAAGCCCATCGGTTGGAACACAAGATCAAGGCCAAGATGGCACTTGTTACGCTCACGTATTCGCTAGGGTTGCAAGAAGATTATTAACTCAATACGTGGTGGAACTGAGAGAAGACACACAGCGTGTTTTAGACATAAATGAACAGCGAACCATGTCAGAATTTATGACAAGAAATCCAGAAGACGTTAATCAAGCTTTTCGCAATATAATGGCAGCCCACCATTACGTGGAACATCCCCCGAATAGTAGAAATTATCTACCTACCGCTGAAGTCACTCCAGAAATAGTTTGTAGAATAAAAAACGCTCTAATTTATTTGTTTTTTTATTCTTCCGCTTTAACTTGGGCTGTAATAAAACACGGAAAAATAATTGGAGGTCACGTTAATCTACCCCTTTTAAAAGATTTTTTAAATGAATTGGGGTCTCAAAGAGTTTTAAATATCCAAAAAGCCTCTAGGGATTCAAACTTTCCAATAAATCCAATCTGGATTATGCCCGATGGAAGCGTTTACCCTTTTATATCCGAAATTTTAGATCTTTTTAAGAGAAATGCAAAAACTTTAAGTGGTGAAAACGTAGTATTTAATGATCTATCTCCAACAAGAGTTAATTCTCAAAACGCAAACGACAACATATTTGATACAAACAGTTTTCTCAGATTGCAAAGCGTTATTGAGGAAGGGTTTTATGCCAGCATTTCGGTGGGAAATATAAGCATCGCCGGAGTGGCAAATCCAATAAATATTTTTCATGCCATGACAATTATTAATTGTTCTAAGGGAAATGAACAACCTAGATGGATTGATATAAAAAACTCATGGGGCATTAATTGGCCAACGCCTATGAGTGGAGGTGTGATCAGAGTTCATCAAGGAGCTTTTTCTTGGGTTAACCAGCAAAATGGGGAATTGATTCATGCATTGTTTTTTGACGCATTGGTGCCAAGAGTAGATTTCACCAAAGCTCCACAAAACAATAGCAGAATTGAAACTTATCTTCCTATTTCAGAGACCGAAATAACAGATGGGCGAGGGCACCCATTACACGTTACAATGTCAGAAAGATGGTTTTGTGACGGGGTTCACGAAAACGGTGGATGCAAAAGCGGAAACGATCGTATTACATTTTTAAATTGCAACTCTTGGCATTCTGGAAATCAGTTTCACAGACAAAATGGTGGTTATGATTTGTGTATGTTGTGCGCTACTAGAGAGTCACCATTGCCAAATACCTATCAAAGCATTTACCATGTGAATCAAGGGCAAGGTCACGCGGTTACTCAGGGTGTTTATAGAAAATGGAATGAACAGCTGCGCCGCGCAGAAGTTCCACTTTGTAGCATGGGCCCAAGATGTAGAACCAACAACCACGGCGGGCCATTATACGGAGACACTTGGGGTTATACATGGCACTGTATTTCTTGCGATTTTAATTTATGCGCGTTTTGCGTTTATTATGAAATGGTTGAACGAAAAGGAACACGTGCACCTCAACCAAGAGCTCAAATACAAGAAACCCCATTTCAAAATCAACGTCAAAATAATTTTCAAATTGGTGACATTGTTTTGTTTGACGATCAAACCACTGGAACAAAAAGCGGTAAAATTGAAGAGGTGTTTGACAATGGTAGATATAGAATAGACATCGGGCCAGGCGCTTTATTCAGACATGTATTTGCAGACGCAATATCAAACAATATTAGGTTGTATGAAACTGAACAATCAAATGGTTCTCAAATGGATATATCAGAAAACGAAGACCAAGACGAAGACCAAGACGAAGACCAAGACGAAGAATATGAAGAAGAATATGAAGACGAAGACCAAGACGAAGAAGACGAAGAATACGAAAATATGTGGTTAGATATGCCGCAATTATTGGAGCTAGGAGATGAAGTGCGATTCTATAATGAAGACGGAGATGTTATAGAAGGAACCATTGACAGGTTTTCTACGAGACGCGGAAATATTATGGTTATTGACAATAACACGGGAGACGAGTTTGTTTTAACTGGAAATGAAAACGGGCTTCAAGTTCATCGTATGACACCATTAGAAGTTGGAGACCACGTTGCATTTATAAGCGGAAGAAATAATAGAATAGAAGGAGTTATATATAATGTTAACGAAGACGCTACTTATGTTGTCTGGTATGGAAGAGGTCAAGGTCAATATAGTGTTCCCTTGAGAGAATCCGAATTGGAACTTATTCAGAGAGGAAGAAGAGGTGGAAAGCCCAAAAAAACGAGAAAACACAATGTCAAAACTTCAAAAAGAAAAACTATTAGAAATAAACGGGTTAAAAACTTATAACCATATAGCTTTATAGAATGTTTTCACGATTTTCAACAACCACACAATCGTCAACCACACAATCGTCAACCACACAATCGTCAACCACACAATCGTCAACCACACAATCGTCAACCACACAATCGTCAAACCCGGCATTATCCATTGGCAACCCAGTTGCAAGCACAATATGCCAACTACCCAGCAATGCAGTGTCAATCGGAACCAAAGTTTCAAGCGTGTTAACTCAAATCCCGAGCAACCCAGTTTCAATTGGAACCCAAGTTTCAAGCGTCACTCAAATCCCGAGTAATCCGGCGTCAATCGCAGGCTTTCAATCAATATCTCAACAAGCTCCAAATAGTCCAGATGAATCCGCAACGGAAACTCAAGAACAAGAACAAGAACAAGAGGAGGCGCCAATTAAAGAAGAAGAACAAGAGCCAGAACCCGTAAAAGAAGTCCCATTGGTAAATAACAAATGCTGCTCAAAATGGAATTAATTAATTATAAAACATCTATTCGGCCGAAAAGTGTGATGAGCGAAATTATAAAAGAAATAAGCAGTCGGGTTTATAATCGTCGGTTTATTTTTACACTTTAATGCATCAATAATTAAATAATTATCAGAAGTTTCTTCTATAACCGCAAAACGGTATCCAAATTTCTCGCATATTTTCCATAAAGCAACTTTATATCCGTGGATAAACGCTCCCGTTTCAAAACAATTGATAGAAGCAAAACAACACACCGCTTCGCAACCTTCACGAATAAACGTGCATGACTTTCTATAAAAATATGCACTTTTTACTTCACCTCCTTCAATTATCATATAAACATAAATGTTTCCGCTTTTAATTAATTCCAGTATATTAGAAATCTCAGGTTGAATGCATATGTCAAATTTTTCCGCAGAGTTTTCTCTCATGAAGTCAAATAAATGTTGTATATTAGACTTTCCACATTCTACAAGCGACAATTGCGCCGTCAAATCAGCCGGTTTTAGCCAGCCATTCATATCAAACCCACAAGTATTATAAACGCACAATGGAACTATTCCAGTCAATTCATCTTCTCTCTTAAACAAAGAAACAACAATCTGCCGGCTATGATGTCGCTGATTATAATGATGCGTTTGTATTATGTGAGGCGCAACACCTTTTTTGCGCCTAGTTTTATCCACGCACAAGTGGTCTACGTAATAAACGTCAAATTGTGACCCTTTGGTTTTTGCATTATTTATGGTGACAGTTAGAGGTCTTGTTGTCATAACACCAATTAATCGCTTAGACGGTTCCGTAGTGCCTTTTTTTAAGTCCATCAAAAGCTCGTCTTCGTAATAAAACGAGAAAAAACTACTCGCGTTATGTCCTTCAAAATAAGACATAATGTTATTTTTCTTGGGGACATAACAATTACCGCCATTTTGCAAATAATTTGTGCACATAAAACGAACAAACTGATTCATGCGAACCTCGCTGACAGCGTCGTATTTTACGGTTTCAATGGCGGCAAAATTACAATACTTATTTTTTTCTGGTAACTCGGCGTCAACAATTCCGGGAGGAAATAAGTAATAATGAAAATCATACACGTGAAAAACTGGCTGCAATGTCCAAAATCTGTATTTTATTTTTATATAACCTGCAATTAATAATATAATAGCAACAATGATTAATATTATGTATAGAATGTATTGATACATAATATTTGATACGAATAAAAACCTCTGCTGTCTACGCGGGTTTTTGGAAAAGATACAAGTATTGATACTCGTAACCGGCTTTAATGAGGTCTATTTTACCCTTCACAATAAATCCGGCGTTTTTAGCAAGAGTCAAGATATCCTTTTCGGATTCCATGTACATGGCGTGTTCCTGCTTTCTAAAAACTTTTCCGTCTTCCTTATTTTGAAATTTCTCAACGAATTTGGCCGAGTTCTTGCTGTTATCCAAATCAAAATTGGCGCTGTATTTGAAATCTTGGAAAGTAACACTGCTCTTTGTAATCCTATCCTTGGCGTATCTTTGAGGCGTCAACATTAACAAAGGATTCGCTGGAGGCAAAATGGGGTCAAACATATCTCTGTCAACAATGTGAACGACGAGACTGCCTCCAGGCATCAACCAATTCATGCAATTATTGAAAAATTGCACCTTGTCTTTGATGTAATAAATAGTAAAATAGAGACACATTATGTGCGTAAAGCTTTGAGGTTGAAATTGAACGGCGTTCAAAACATCTCCTTCAACAAAGTCGTAGTCGGGATAATTCTCTTTGGCTTTTTCAACCATGGCGTGGGAGTTGTCTAATCCAATTGCTTTGAACCCCTTTTTATTAAATAATCCCACGTGGTGACCTGTTCCAGATCCGACGTCTAAAATAATACTTTCTTGCGTTGGTTTTGTTGAGTTAACAATTTGCCCGACTTCGTAATCGTCTTTTACGTTGCTAAAAACGAGCGAATCGTATATGTCACTGTAAAAATCGTCGTAAACATCGGACCCGGTCTTGAACATAAATTTGTCGGTTTGTTCAAAGCCTTCCTTTGCCCCTTTATTTGATCGGAAAATGGTGATGACAATTAATAATAAGATTACAAAAAATAACACCTTGCCCCAAGCAGAGGATTTCTTGTAAATCGTGGAAATGGATTGTATTGGTTTTGTAATAAATTTAAACGACATTTCTTCTATATGTATTGTTGCGATATTTTTTGTTGTCATATAAATTATATATGTCTGATTCAGAAATAAATGATTTAAGAGAACAAAAGGAGTTTAAAGGAATCACATTTTCTGAATTTAAAAAAACCGATGTTAAAAAAGAATTACTAAATAATTTGACTAAATCAAAAATAGAACCAGCGTGTTATTGGAGCGCCGAGTTCATATGTTCGGGGCATTATTCTGACTTATGGGAAATTATATTATTTTTTTACAGCAAATACATTCATTTAGGAAATCCTAAACTTGCGATTTATCTTGATTTAAGAATTCAGGCTTTTAAGGAAATTATAACAAATGGATACGCGGGAAACGAAATTAAAATGAGAAATAGCGATAAGATAAGAAAGTTGTTTTGTGAGATTATATGCATTCTTTGTTACGCTAAGCGCAAACACAGTTTTGACGAAGTTAAAATAAAGAAAGACGATTTTGAAATTATGCACATCGCTGACAAGTTGAAGGCGCCAAATGCGGCTTATGCGACGAACGTTATATTACCTGGAGACCCGAAGGAGTTATATATAGCCGTAAATGAGTTTGCGTATAACATTTCTAAAGATGGAAAGAATAGTATAAATGCGTGTTACTGGATTGAATGGGTAACTGAATACGAGTCAATGTGTAAAACAAAAAAGGAAGAGTGTAAATGCGAGAGAAGAACGAAAATGCCGGTTGATAATAAGAATCAATTGGATGTTGTATGGATTATTTGGGACGCGCTTTTAAAGGAGTCTGAAAAGCATCATAAATTGGTGAAAAAAATCATGCAAAGTCTATTGAATCTTTTCTCTCTGAGATATTCAAATGGGTGTGCCCGAAAACGCAGATATTTGTTATATTACGCGGTGGCGCTTCTTACAGAGCCTGTTAATTTGGAAGAAGAATTATTGAAGGAAAAGGATGTTATTAACACAGTTACGAGCAAAATTGACAATGTGTACAAGCAAATTAAAAAGAACGAGAAATCTCCGCAGACTGACTATTTATTTGCGAATGTTAACAAGAGTAATTTAGATAAGACGATTGCGAAGTTGGAAAAAATGAATAATTTCGGTGAGAGCTTTGTGCCGCGTTTATAAACAAAAACAAGATGAGTTTTGAATTATTTTATTGCGTTATTACAGTGTAATGTGCTGGAATGAAGCCGTGTCATTAAATACTTTTTTGTTTAGTAGCTTTGTTTTACTTCTTATTATATACAACAATTCATACACGCAATATAAGATACAAGAACTGAATAATAAATGGATGTATGCGTTTATAGCATCATTTGTTTTTATGCAATTGACAGAATTTTTTATTTGGCGCAACATCAATAACAAGTTTTACAATAATTTATTTTCCACCATTGCAACGTGTTTGTTAATAGTACAACCCGCTTTAAGCATTATGGTTTTATCAGAAACGCATTTGAGAAATATTTTATTATTATCTTATTTGTTTTTAGCAATACCATATTCAATTTATAAATTTTATGTTAAGCGCGTTTATTCCGTTGTAAGCGAAGGTGGTCATTTAAGATGGAAATTTTTTGATATATCGCCATTTATTTCAGCAATTTGGTTTTTTTTCTTTTCATTTAGTTTTTTTTATGAGAAAAACTGGATTGGAATTGGTTTCGGATTTATTGCTCTCGTCATATCTTTTTTGAATTATTACAATGATCAAACTATGTGGTCTATGTGGTGTTGGGTCATTAACTCAGTTATGATTTACTACGCTTTGTATTTGCTAATGTTTTTGCCATTTTACGAAAAATGCAGCATTTGTTAACAAAACAAACAAACAAAACAAAATAAAATCGTGTTATACTATATAGTGCCTTACAATGCCCAAAACCCTCAGATTAAAATCTAGAAAGGGAACGCGTAAAAACAGAGGCCCTCAAAGTTTACAGAAATTTGAGCAAGAAGTGATAGTCAAGTTTTTAGAAGTGTTGAATTTAATTAAATTATATCATTGGAAAACTCATAGTTATGCCACGCACAAGGCAACTGACGATTTAAACAAAAAGTTGCACGAGAATGTTGACTCTTTCGTTGAGGTTTTGCTTGGAAAACGCGGAGATAGAGTGAATTTGACGCACAAGAAGCACATTTCTCTCAAGGATTACACAACTGTTGGTGAATTTAAGAAGGAACTTGAAAAGTTTAAGAGTTATTTAGTGGGATTGGATAATTGCGCCGCGCTTAAAACAATGTCAAATAGTGATTTGTATAATATTCGCGACGAAATGTTGGCCAATGTGAACCAGTTCTTGTACTTATTAACTTTCAAATAAAATCAAAAACGTATTTATAATAAAATTTTAATATATAGATTTTTATTATAATGAATAGCGTCCCAAATACATATTCTTCTCCAGCCCCTTTTACAACGCCCACATATGTCGCCCCAGCGCCGGCATATTCCTTTTTAGGGTTGTCGCTTACTATGTGGGTTGTCATTATTTTAGTTCTTGCTTTTTTAGGGTTTAACATTTTCACTTATTTAGCAAAAGGAACTCAAGGTTTTGCCGATTTATTTGGCCCATGGGTTAGATATTTTAGTGGTTTAATCGGCAACACTGCTGCGGATGTCACAAAAAATGTAACAACCACCGCCGCTACAGGTAGTAAAGCCGGCGTGGATGTAGTCGCTGGAGCGGTTACTGGAGGAGTTGATGTAGTTCAACAAGTTGCAGGAGCTATTATTCCAACGGGGGCCACTGCCACTTCATCAATTACGGGCGGGGTTCCAACAAGAGCAACAGTTCCTTCATACGATTCTTCATCACAAAACAATCAATTGAACGCGGCATTAAAACAACAAACGCAACATTCTGGTGGGTTTAGCGCCGATGATGCAACGAGCGCAATTCAATCAAACAAATCATCAAGCAAATCTGGATGGTGTTATATTGGCGAAGACAGAGGATCCAGAAGTTGCGTTCAAGTCGGTGAAAATGACAGATGCATGTCTGGTGATATTTTTCCTAGTCAAGACATTTGTGTGAACCCTAGCTTGCGATCTTAATGTAGACCCTTGAAAACAAATGTAATTAAACCTCGCACGTCATCGCCTTCAATTTCACTATAAACGCAATCAAATATGTGATCCCAATCCATCCAAGAATACTCGCCGCTAGCACAAGGATCTGAACGGAATTTTCCGAGATTAATATAATTTTTTAGACCGCGCGACGACCACAATTTGCGATCATCTTCCTCTGGAAACATAGAATTAACGTGCCATTCACCTACGCTGCTGTGAATTACTAGTTTTTCTCCTGGTAAAATCTTTATGCATTCCAGTGTGTTTGACCCGTCAACCCACGAATCAACCATGATTGGGAATTCTGTTGCATTATGAAAATGAATATATTTGGTTGTCATTTGCTCTTTGTTGATTATAAATGTAATTTTGTGTGAACATGTATAATCAATTTTTTATTTCAAAGTCAAAAGCGCTGCAAGACTCGCATTAGGTTTAACTGCATTTGCTGAAAACAAAAGTTTTTCGTTTTCCGGCCATTTGTTGCCTCCAGCGGAGAAAGTGCGGCGTTGTCTAGGATAGTACGTTGGAAGACCGTCATTATAACACAATGAAATAATTTTTCCAGGAACATCCGAATCAGAAGTTGGGAAACAGCTTTGATTTGAAGTTGTTTTATAAACTTCTCCAGTGCAAATATTTTCACTAATATTGCAAACAAGGTTTCCTCCGTCTGGAATAATGTTTGGATCGGCCGAAGGAACCGTGTCATTCAAAACGTCGCTAGTAGATTTTCCAACCGAAGGAACAAGTTGCGGAAGTCTTATTTCTTCTTCGGTGCTTCTTTTTGGAGCGGATATTTCGGGAACAAGTGGCGTAAAATCTTTACCTTGTATTTGGAGACCATCATTTGACGGCAAAGAATTATAAGTTTGTAACAATTGCCTTTCAGGACACGTTAATGGTTTATACGTTTGTTGAAACGAAAAAAATGCGCCGTTATTGACGGAATTTTGACCTCTTCCAGTCAAGTTCACCAAAGGCTCCGTATTTTGCGCGTTTATATTGTAATAACCGACGCGTTTTAAGCTTCCAATATTCGGATTCGTATATGTCTGAGTTTGAGTTGCCCAAGTAGTTGTGCGATTCGTCCACATGCCTCTGGCGATTTGCGCGTATCTTTGTTGTTTTGTTATATTTGAACTATTTTTTTTATATTGCAACACATTTCCTTTTTTTAAAACATCAAGTCGGTAAGCACCTCCATTTTGAAAATTTATTGTCGCGTTAGAATAGGCGCATTGATTTTGAAAACGATACCATTCTCTCGGAGGTCGTGGATTATAGTTGGGACCAAGACACGACATAGTTTATATATTTATATAGACACGAGATTTAAATATATAAAATTAAACAACCCTGGTTTTAGTATCTGCGCGTTCCTAGAGGGTTAAATTGGTCACCAGCCCCAGCAAAAAACCATCTTAAAGATAAATAGTTGGGATTTTTAAGGTTGATAGCATTAGAGCCGTTCATCTTTGTATTGGGACCAGCTTTCACTAAATTATAAATGGCCGCAGTTCCTAACGAGTAATCATAATACCACAAATTGGAAATGTACCCAGAAAACCCGCCATTTAATGCTACATTAACGTCACCATAGTTTTGCTTTGGAACACTGGTTAAGTGTAAGCTTTTGGTAATAGTTCCGTTAATGTAAATATCTATATTTGTATTGCGGCATCTGATGATTACGTTCACCCATTTATTTAAAGGAATGTCATTGACAACAACTTCTTCATTTATGTTATTGTAAGTATTCATAACGACCTTCAACGCGTTCGTATTTGGCACAATGTATAACCCAGGCGCATTATTTGGGAAATTTAACCCATTTTCAGCAACATTCGCATTGCCTTTGCTAAAAATGTGCCTATAAGTTGACGCGGGTGTGTCGTCAATAAAAACCCAAACAGACCAAGTAAATTCTATTCCTTCCGGGCCATTAACGGAACGCGATATGGGTTTTGCGTTGGCCTTGGATGGATCCTGAGGTATAATTAATGTTTGTTTTGCTTCAATCATACCGTCTATCAAATGAGGTGAATTAGTCGGGCCAAAAAACCACGCCAATATGCCTATAGAAAATTGCAACACAACAACGAATAAAAGGAAGACCAATAATATAAAAGACACCCTCGCGATTAAACTGCTAGAATTCATAAAGTCTTTTATTCCACTTCCTCTTCCTGTGCTTTGGTTTATAAAACTTCCGTTATCCATCTATATATATATTATAGCATTAGAAAAACATTGTTAACGTTAAATTGTAAAACCGCCGGTTTCCATTCCGTTGTTTGACAAAGATACCTTAACTTGGTATTTTCCGAAAACATTGGATAACCAAGAGCCACCGTATCCCTTTTTATAAATATTCCACGCCATTTGCGGGTCAGTTGAATTGGGGAAATATTGGAATTTGGCGGTCCATCCAGCAAATCCGCCGGCTGGCGTGACATAAACATTCGCATCTTGATTAATCTTTGGAACGCCAGGTAAAACGCAGGTTTTCACTAATTTTCCATCAAGGTAAACGTCCAAGGTTCTTCCGTAAGTGCTAATTAACAAGTTAACCCATTTTTGAATGGGAACGTTCGTGACAGAACAATTATGAATAACAGACCCGTCTGCCGCTTTAGTGCTGTCGCTTGACGCAGCAGCACCAGACCCAGGATAGCACGTCAATGATATAGAAAGATTGTTTTCAATGCTTCCTAAAACAACCGCGGGGCAAGGCCCGGCTCCAGAAACACCGTTCACAGAAACGCCTGCAGAGTCAGTTAATGAGCCCATGCGACCAAACAAAACCTTGTTTTCTCCGTACTTATAATTCCAATCATTTATGTAAAACCATATGGAATATGTAAAGTTGTTAGAATTCGCGACATTTCCCGTAGCTAAGCTGTTAGCAGCAATTGTTTGCATAGTTGTCCCAGAGCTTAAATTACTCAATGTGTTAACGTCGGAGAATACGTAACGAACAACATAGTAAAGTAAAACGATAATGATAATTATAAGAAGAACATTCTTAATATCCATTGTATAGTATATTATATTCATAGAAATTATCTTGAACATAATAATGTTGTTAAAGTGCAACAATTACAATAAATTACACGCCATTAAAGTTGTCTTTGTTTGCAGTTGCGAACCATTTAAACGACAAGTAGTCTGAAAATACTTTATTAGGGTCAGATTTAACGGGTTGATCGGGTGTAACTTCAGACTGTGGCGGTTCACTTTTAACGTCAATGTTAATAGGAATTGTAATCACAGGAGGATTTGTTTTTAAGTTGGCACCCTTTAATACATTTTTAACAATTGATTCTTTGGATGGATTTGCTACTGGAGGAGTTTTATCTTTAACAGTGTTGTACAAGTAATAAACCTGCGAACTATTGACGCTTGTATTAAAATAGGTTACATTGCAAATGGCTCCGTTTACTCCGTTGTTTGCGCCTATTGTCAATACATCCTTTGACATTTTTGGAACTGCTTCATTGACCGATTTAACCAATTTGCCGTTATAAAAGATGTCTAAAGTTCCATTGCTATAATTAATAATAATGTTGTTCCATTTTTGGAGGAGAACATCCGACATTTCATAGACAATAATATTGCCATCTGCGTCAAGATGTTGAGGGTTTGTTAATCTGCTCGCGCTTCCAACTGCCGGTTCGCCATCATTCGCAAGCGTTATCCTGAGTTTATTTTCAGACGCGTTATAAAGAACATTGGGTTTGTTACCATAGTTTAATAAAGAGGTGAATTTATTAAGAGAGCTGCTGGCATTTGGGCTAACCGCATCAATGAAAACCCAGAATGAAATAGCGTATTTATAATCGTATAGGTTGTTTTCGTCAGTTCCATTCAATGCGTCGTAAGTTCCGATGGTGTTTTCAGAAGTTGTGGATACTGGATTATTAACCAATGTGACGCCGCCTTGCTTTGACAGATTAGTTTGAACTTGTGGGCCAATAAAAAAATATGCAATGTAGAGAAAAATAATTATAAACAATAAAACGACGTAGGTATATGGTGTGTTTTTTGTATTTTCTACGGCAGATGTCAACCCGCTCCACAAACCGCTAATCCCAGCCTTCCCGGCATCTCCTGTGAAACCAAGAACGCTTAAAAGGCTATCAATTACTCCCACTAAAATGCATGGTATGTAGAAGAGAGTGTTAACTATAAGTCTAAAAAACGGGCTCTTCTTATAATATGCTCCTCCAGTAATTAATTTGAAAACTAGAGCTAAAACTGCAACAACAATAAATAAGTTTAATATAAATGATACTATCCCTGATTTTGACGAGAGACCTTCAACGCCAGTTACCAACCAGCCTATTAACAATCCAGAAAATATGAGACCAAATAACAACATGAAAACTTGCCTAGATATTTTTGTTATATTTGACATGCTAGAGTTAATATTTCCACTATTATCTCGCAGTTTAACGTCGGAAAAGGATAAAATACCGAAAAATAGAATCCATAAAATAAAAATAATGATGAGTAAAATAACGATTCCGGAAACCCTGGTTGTTTTGTCAGATCCGACAAAGTCAGTTCCTTTTATAAACCCTCCTGGATAAGCTAATATTCCAGCGACAACTAAAATTAAGAAAATTAAAAAGGCGACCCCACTATAAAACCCCATTTTTGAAACGCCTTTGAATAATCCTTCTCCAGGCGTTGAAGTTCCAGCTAATCCGGTAATTCCTGAACCGCTTACCGTTGGAGCTGTCATCAATGTTAGCAAATAAAGAAAGCCAAATATAGCCAATAAAATGGTTATAACGAGAGACGGACCAAAGTAAGACTTTAAATATCCTCCTGGATCAACAGTGTAAAGCAACAACATAAAAACGATGAGACAAAAATAGACTATTGTGTATTTAACACGTTCATAATTTAATTCAAACCCGTAAAGCTGACCCTTTTCAGTTGCTAAATAAAATAAATAAAACCCGATTAAAACAGTTGCTGGGAAAAATAGAAAAGAATAAGCGTCTATGATTCCGCGAGGAACGTTTCTATAAAGAACGATGAGCCCGATTATATACGCGGCAAGAATAAATACATATTTCAGTCTACTTAGAAAGTTAAGCAGTTCTTTATAATTTGGAATGGTCATAAACGCGATTAATAAAATCGCCACAGTAAAAGCCGTTATCATCATTATTGTGTTGTTTTCATCTTGAGATAAAAATTTTAGACCCGATGAAGAATATGAATTAGCTGGGAAATAAATAAGAGTAATAACTACACCAATAAGAGTGAGCATTACAGCGAAAAACGTCGCGTATATCAATGGTGTTTTTATTTTTGAATAGTCGTAATTTTTTATGGGTTCTATATTTGAGTTGTTTATTATAGGTATTGCTCTAGCTTTTGGAATGTCCATAATATATAACCACATTATATTTTATGGATTTTTGGCTCAACCTTTTCCAAAGGTTGAATTTTATGGAATTTTGGCTCAACCTTTTTCCAACCTTTGTTAAAGGTTGATAAACATTTCGTTGTTTATTCTATAAACTAACGTTTCTTGGTGATATACGTGACAATTTTTTCTTATAATTTCATCTAATTCATAAAAAAATGCGCAAGTCAATTTATACATAACATTAATGTTGCCGATGTAAATGTTATCAATGCCCTTTTCTTCTCCGTTAAATACGAAAACATTTTTTGTAAATTTAATTCCAATATTACTTTTAATAAAATTAATTAAGAATTCTCCATCAAAACTATTGCTATTGTTTAGCAAATCAAATCTTAAATTCACAATCATTTCGTCATCATTTATATTTTTATTGTGAAGATATTCTACTATTTTATGCTTTCCATACCAATAATTTTTCCAACCTATAATTGGCATTGAGTTATTATTTATTTTTCCCTCCAAATTCCCAATCAATTGTATTTTAGAGTCGTCATCAATAATAATATGGTCTATTAAATGTTTTAAATTGTCAAAATAATCATAAATTATTTCTTCGGTTACGGGGTTATTATTTTCGGTTATATGTCTCCAACTAACATTGTTAGCAAAGACGTTCCATGTGTGTATAAATATTTTTAAATTTGGTTCTAAATCATACACTCTTTTTATAAAATTAATTAAATCCTGACTCTCAAAGGAATTGCGAATGTGCCCCCTTATTATTAATATCATAATATAGATATGAATAAAAAATAAAAACGAAAACAATCGCAAATTATAAACAACTCTTGTTAAAGGGTTGAATTACATGTTTTCCATTGCGGTCTTTTTTCCGTGACAATCTCTGCACAATGCAACCAAATTTGCCACTTCATTTGTTCCTCCGTATTCTAGTCGTTTAATGTGATCAACTTCAAACCATGCATTTAATTGGGTTTTGCAATCCCCGCATTTCCACCCTTGTTGAGAAGCCACGTATTTCTTCTTTGTTTCGCTAACAGATCGTTTTGTGCTTTTTCCACCAGATTGCAATATTCGTTTCTCTGCATTTATGGTTCCCATATCAGATGGGGCTCCTCCTGCTTCGTCGTTAAGATCACCCATGAAACTTGAGTTGCTAGATGTTGTCGTAAAATCTATCAAAGGTGAAAGCATATCCATTGAGGATTTGTCAATTGGCATATATTTAACAACATTATTCGCATGTAAAAGAATATTTTTGCACCTCGCCGGGCTTCGCTTGATCATAAGATAAAAAATTATACCTAAAAATACAAAAAACGCAATTTGAAAGTATTTCTTGTTTTTCATTATCATTTTTGTATACTTTCCATCGTAATATGTGTTATAAGCAAAAAATGCCACAACTGCTATAATAAATAATTCTAATTTCATAGTTAGTTAATAATACAATATATAATATCATTAGATTATATTATTTTACACCGTGTTTCGCCTTGTTTTGGATTTAGAATTAGAATTTGACTTGGATTTTAAAGAAGATGAACGCGAGGATGATGTTTTTTTTCTTCTTTTTTGAGTTCTTTTTGATGATATGGATTTTCTTTTTGTTTCTGTTTTGGATTTGGTTTCGGTTTTGGTTTTGCTTGACGTAGTGCGCCTTTCTTCAAAATGAACCGTAGACTTTTTATCCGCCTTCAAAAACAACCTGTTCAACTCCTCTAATTTTTCCGACAATTTGTTTGTATCAATGGGAACATAACTGCATTCAATTGCATATAAGACGATGTTTTTAATTTTTTCTATAATTTCAAGTTCGCAATCGCACAATTTATCGTAATAGTTGTCCAAACATTCCAGAATGGGCAAATAAGTCATAACAAATCCCCAAACGTCCAAATTTTTAAGAAAGACGTCGTTGAAATATGTCATTTTATCAAATTTGCCGTCTTTTGTGAATTTAAAAAGAACGTAAGAAATATACTCAAATATAAAATAGAACGTGTATTCAAATTCTATGATGTCCTTTTTGAACTGTTCTTCAATATTAATTAAACCTCTTTCAAAAAACGCTTTAAAAATATTGTTTAAAGACTTTAAATGCCCCGGGCCTCTTTCATTTATCCAAGTTACAACATAATTAATCACAAACGACCGCGTTAAAAAATAAGTGGGTTCTTTGTTTTTTTTCAAAAACTCGGTGTACATTTTCGTAAACGTGTCATTAAATAGAACCACCGAAAAAGGGACATTAAACTGGAACGGCCGGTTTGTTAATGGTTTTGGAATTACGTTTCCTCCTTTAAACGTGGTTGATAATCCCCAATCTATTAATCTGGTTTTCACAGCACCACTTTCCTGAACTAATATATTAGAGTCTTTTATGTCGCAATGGTATATATCTTTTTCATTCATTGGCAAAATCCCCTTTTTCAATAACTCTATTAATGCGGCGTTCAACCTGGTTAGCTTCTTATAATTCATCCTAGAATTTTCAATGTAATCTCCGACGTCTACGCCACCATAAGGCATATTTAAAGCTTGCAACTTGTCTAAAGACGAATTAACGTTGGAAGAATTAATCTTCATCTTTTTCAATGCACTGCATTTCTTATCAAACCGTTCAAGGTCCCCATCGTCTAATTTATCCGGTTCACAAGTTGAAAACCCGTCTACCAAAAAATAGTCTTTGTAATTGGGTATACCTTCTAACATTTTTTTATATTGTTGAATTCCTTTGAACTCCGTCTTCACGTGTTTTTTTTTCATTAATTTGGTTATGTCGTTTTCATTGCGCTTTTGGCCGACGCATTTAAGTGCTGGTTTAAATACGCACCCGAAACCACCAGAAGCAATCACTTTTCCGCCTTTTAAATTGTTTGTTGTTGTTGTCTGTGTCGTTGTTGTTCTTGTAGGTGTTGTTGTAGTTGTTGTCGCAGTTTTTGTCATTGTTTATTATGTTGTCTTAAAATAAGGCAAGATAATAATTTTCTCAAGTTTATTCGTCTTCTTTTCTCTCTCTGAAATAGTTCATCATGTCTTCTTTAAACTCCGATGAAAATTCCTCGGTGGGAATTAATATTCCAAAATCGTCGTACGTTAAATGTTTAATGGGGGAAAACTCGCGGTTAATTAGAATCTGCCATCTCTCTGTATATTGCCGATTTTTCTTAGATCCGTGGTAATAATGGCGAATAACACCAGGCGTATAACCTAAACGCAGTGATTTGGCCTTGTCTTGAAACTCTAACATACTATTATTATAGTCTTCATTGTAATTCTCATTGTTCATGTGCTGACATTTATTAATGAAAGAGAGAGCCATTATATTATCGCCTGAACCCAAGACTCCTTTGTCGTATAGACCGCCTATTTTTTTATAAGCTTTTCTAGTCATCGCCCACGCATAACCCGGATGCCAATAATCGTTTCCTCTCGCCGTGTATTTTTTATTTTTTGAGAAACTGTATCCAAAACTGTTGAATATGGATAAGTTTGATTTATCTTTCGCCATATCAATGCAATGACTGAATATTTGAACGACATCTTTGCATCCATTTAATATTTTTAACGTGTCTAATGCCCACGAATTGTTTTCAAACTCAACGTCGGCGTCTATCCAAGCAAAAGCTTTCCACTTCTTGGGCAATAAATGTTTGACGCCCAAGTTAACCATGTTTTCCTTGTGCCAAATTGGAAAATCGGTTCTAATTTGCAAATGATTCTTATTTTTTTTATCAGTAATTATAAATTTTTGATTTTTATAAGCCAACTCTACAATAAATAAATTAACATGTTCTTCCTCCTCCTCTATTCTTTTGACAAATTCCTTTAGTAAAATATATCTAGTCGCGTATAAACACGGGTTAGAGATAACTATAATAACGTTTAACTTGTCTTCAATTGGATCATTGTTTTTTATAGCATACTTTATATCATTTACTTTGTAGTCTATATAATCTATTTCAATTCCATTAATAATTGTCATTTTATAATAATGCTAAAATAATTTTCAGATTTATCGCAAATTTTGTTTTGAGAGTTTGTTATTTATTGTAGAAATGCACGATAACCCCAATAAAAATGACAATCAATACAAAATAAATAATCTTATTTTTCATCCTATAATATTCTCTCATTTTCAAATCATTGGGTTTATACTGTTCGTAATAATATTCGTAAAATTTGCTAAGAGATATTGTCGGTTTTTCTAGCTTCTGATTTATTTTATTGTGTATAAAATGCATCCAACGTATAAATGCGTCGCGAGAGTCTAAATAAGGAGATACCGGATATTGGTCTAACAATTGGCTAAAATAAGTGGCAATATTTTCAATCGGTATAAACATGGGAAAATTGTGAATAAAGTCGTAGTATTTTTTTTTTGTAATTGTATTGGGTCTGTGCGGATAACACATAGCAACTGTGTGTAAAAAAAACCAATAATGTGGCCCCCATACTTTCGGATCCAATCCCATTTGAATAAAATAATATTAAAAGATAATTGTTTAAACATAAATCGCAAATAAATGCTAGTCATAGAACAAATGAATAAAACAAATGTATGCAACAATTGTGGAAAACATGGGCATTTATTTCATCAGTGCAAATTACCAATAACAAGTTATGGAATTATATTGTTTAGACCAAGTGAAAAAGGCATTCAGTATTTAATGATACGAAGAAAAGACAGTTTTGGATATATTGACCTTATTAGAGGCAAATATTCATCTTATAACGTGGAACAAATACAAAAGAGCGTTGATGAAATGTCAACTAGCGAAAAGGAGCGTCTAAAAACTGAGCCGTTTGATAATTTATGGAAAATGTTATGGGGTGACAATAATGGAATACAATATAGAGGAGAAGAAACTGCTTCGTCAAAGAAGTTTGAAATAATAAAGAATGGAATCCAAGTAAATGGTGATACCGCGGATAAAATTACATTGTCGGATATCATTGAAAATAGCAAAACGGATTGGTGCGAAACTGAATGGGAGTTTCCAAAGGGGCGACGCAATTTTCAAGAAAAAGATTTAGAATGCGCTCTGAGAGAATTTGAAGAAGAAACTGGATATTCAAGCAAGGATATAACTGTTATAGATAATTTGCTGCCATTTGAAGAGATATTTATTGGTTCAAATCACAAGTCTTATAAGCACAAGTATTTTTTGGCGTATATGAATGAACAAGTTGACAATCTTCAAAACTATCAAAAGACAGAGGTTAGCAAATTGGAGTGGAAAACTATAAAAGAATGTTTAGAGGCAATCAGACCGTATAATTTAGAGAAAAAACAATTAATAACGAATATAAATAAAGTTTTACAAGAATATAGATTATATTCGTAATATATAATAAGACAATATGAGCACACGAAAGAAAGAAAAAAAAGCGGCACCCAGAAAATCAAGTAAAAACCCGATCGTTTTAATTTCAGAGGAGGATGGTGCAAATGAAATGGAAAAAATGCAAACTGAATTTAAAATGAATCATTGCGATTCTTCTGGAAATGAATATGATGCAAAGTGTAATAAGTTTGTTCTTAAAAAGGAATTAATAGAGAGAAAAGAATTGGCGAAGAATCCGGACGAAGACGATTATTTGTATCCCAGTTTAAATGACCCCAATTTTATTGTAAAGATTGCCGAAAAGAAGGAGTTTAGTGACACGAGATATGACGGTGAAATTCACGAGATTAAAAAGCGTGCGACTATATTGGATAACGCGGAATTTGAATTGGCCCCTCATCAGGCCTTTGTCAGGAACTTTCTCTCTTTCCAAACTCCTTACAATAGTCTTTTGCTGTATCACGGTTTAGGATCTGGAAAAACTTCAACAGCAATTGGCGTGTGCGAAGAGCAGCGAGATTATTTAAAACAAATGGGGATATCCAAAAGAATCATTGTAGTTGCTTCACCAAACGTTCAAGACAACTTTCGTCTACAGATGTTTGACGAGAGAAAGTTGAAATTGGTTGATGGATTGTGGAATCTGAAAGGAGCCACTGGAAATAAATTTTTAAAGGAGATAAATCCAATGAATATGAAGGGGCTTACGAAAGATCGCGTTGTTAGCCAAATAAAAAATATTATTAACACGTCCTATTTATTTTTGGGTTACATTGAATTCGCCAATTATATTGAGAAAACAAAGGAAGTAAAAGGGTCGTTCAAGGATGAAGACGACAGACGCGTAAAAATGATACGCAATTTGAAATACGAATTTGACAATAGGTTGATTGTCATTGACGAGATTCATAATGTTCGTGTTGCGGATGAGAATAAGAATAAAAAAGTGGCGCTTCAACTCTTAGATTTGGTAAAATCCGCGTCAAATATGCGTTTGTTGTTATTGTCTGCGACTCCAATGTATAATAGCTATAAAGAGATCATTTGGTTGTTGAATTTAATGAATTTGAATGACCGAAGAGCCACTATTGAAATTAAAGACGTGTTTGATAAAGACGGAAAATTAAAAAAGGGTCCCAATGGAGAAGAAGAGGGGAAGGAATTGCTGATAAGAAAGGCCACAGGATACGTCTCTTTTGTGAGAGGAGAGAACCCATATATATTTCCCTTTAGAGTTTACCCTTCTGTTTTCTCTCCCGAGTCAACATTATCAGACATGAAATACCCAAAATATCAGATGAATGGCAAGAAAATATTGGAAGAAGACGCCATAAATGTTCTCAAAACGACGATATATTTGACTAATATTGGAAAGTATCAATCGCTCGGATACAAGTTTGTACTTGACAGTTTAAGAAAGCGAAAGATTAGCACAACGACAAAAACGGGGGTTGTTAGAGAGATGCCTAGTTTTGAAAACATGGAGGCGTTTGGTTATACGTTGTTGCAGGTTCCTCTTGAAGCGTTAAATATTGTTTATCCTATAGACGGGTTAGAATCTGCTGTTGAGAAAATTGAGCCAATATCTAGATTATCTTCAAGCGAAGAAGAAGAAAACGAACCCGTCGCTCCATTACCAGTTTACAAGGGAAAACAATTAAAAACCTTATTGGAGCCTAGCGAAGAGGGTACAAAACGAATAAAACTAACGAGAAGAGCGTCAAGTGAAAAATCAATAACATCTTATAAAGGAGGCGACTCGTCGTCATCTTCAGACGATAATCAAATTTATATTACAGCCAATGATTTAACGGGTAAGAAAGGGTTGGATAGAGTTATGGAGTTTATTGATAGCAAAACACCCCCAGAAAAAGGCTCTTTTGAATATAAGAAGTGGATATTAGATAAAGATTTGCGAGTTTTCTCTCCTGGAAAGATCGGAGATTATAGCTCTAAAATAAAATCAGTTTGCAATAGCATTGTTTCAGAAGACGGCAAAGTATCTGATGGAATAATACTAATTTATTCTCAGTACATTGATGGTGGTTTGATACCTATTGCGCTGGCTTTAGAAGAAATGGGTTTTACTAGATACGGTGAAGGAGCGAAATCTCTTTTCAAGACGCCTCCAACTGAACAAGTTGATGCTAGAACAATGAAACCAAGAGAGAACAAAAAAGAATCCTTCATGCCGGCAAAATATATTATGATTACCGGCGACCCAAGATTATCCCCAAATAATGATTTTGAAGTAAAGGCGGTTACAAACGATGACAACAAAGATGGTCATAAAATTAAAGTTGTATTAATTTCGCAAGCCGGGTCAGAAGGTGTTGATTTCAAATGTTTGCGTCAAGTTCATATTATTGACCCTTGGTACAACATGAATAGAATTGAACAGATTATTGGGCGCGGAGTTCGCAACTCAAGTCACAAGAATTTACCCTTTGAAAAACGCAATGTGGAACTATTTATTTACGGAACTATTTTGGAAAACAATGAAGAAGAGGCCGCCGATTTATACGTTTATAGACTCGCTGAATATAAAGCGATTCAAATGGGAGAAGTAAGCAGAGTTTTAAAGCAAACCGCCGTTGATTGCACAATTAACGACGAACAGACAAATTTTACTCAGGAAAATATTGCGAAGGAAACCAATGATAAGGTTGAACAGATTCTCTCAAATGGAATGGTTATAAAAGATTTCAAAGTGGGTGACGTTGAATATTCCGCTTCTTGCGATTATATGGCCACGTGCGAATATAAATGCAATCCTGACAAAAAGATTTCTTATGAAGACGCGAGAGAAGACACTTACAATGAGACATTTATTATGATGAACTCTGAAAAAATTATTCAAAAAATTAAAAATTTATTTAGCGATAAAATGGATGGGAAATTCTTTTTCAAAAAGTCGGAACTAATGCGTAGAATTAATTCGCCGAAGCCGTATCCAATAGTTCAAATATATGCGGCTTTAACACAATTAATAGAAGACGCGACTGAACCAATAATGGATAAATACGGTAGGACTGGGCATTTGGTTAATATTGGAGACTATTATTTGTTCCAACCTAGTGAATTAAACGACACTGGAATTTCAATATTTGAAAGATCTGTTCCGATAGATTATAAACACAGTGTTGTAAATTTTGAAGTGAAACCCGATTTATTAAAAGGAGAAGAACAAAAAGGCGAACAAAGAGAACAAAGAGAACAAAAAGAACAACAAACAAAAGATAAAAAAGAAGACCAAAAAGATAAAGAGAAAGAAAATCATTTTGCCGTCGGTGAATTGAGCGAAATGAAGGAGCAATTTGATTTAGCTTTGAATTTTTCAAATAGTTCAGATGCAGTTGATAGAGGAGACGACGATTGGTATAAACATTGCGGTGTTACCATTAGAAAATTAGTGAAAAACGGAATAATGACAAACGCCGACGCGACACAATATTTAGCTGAACACATAGTTGATATGTTGATGTATAATGATAAACTCCAATTGTTAAATTATATATATTCTATTGGAGAGTTTAAAGAAAAAACCTTTGAATACTATGTGAAAAAATATTTTGATTCAAAAATTGTAAGAACGAAGCGCGTTACGAGCGTAATATTGTTTCATGGAGAAAAAATCCACGTAATGTTGCTCAAAGGCAAGTCATGGGTCAAAGCCGAGGCAGAGGATGAGAGAGAAGTTGCTATTGCTACTGCGGAAAATTCTGATTTTACAAAGTACGAAGTGAACAATTTAATCGGATTTATTGGCGTTGATGTTAAAAATAGGTACATGGTGTTTAAAGTAAAAGATATGGAAGCCAAGAGGAATACTGGTGCGAGATGCGACGAATCATTAAAATCCAGAAAAATTGTTATATTAAAAGCAGTTCTTGGTGAAGCCGCGTTTGAAAAATATACAAATGGAACAACCAAAGGAATGGTTCAGCCAGAGTTGTGTTCATTGGAAGAATTGTTGTTCAGACACTATAATAAAATTAAAAGGAATGAAAAGATGTGGTTTTTTGATTTTGAAACCGCAATGTTGGCCAAAAAAGAACTCAAAATATAGAAGACGTGGCCTTGTTCGCTCAATAAATTAAAAATTGAAAAGAATAATAAAAAGATATTTCTATAATATAATATGGAAGCTCTTGCAAAACCCAAGTATAGAAAGAAACAACAAGTAGAAAATAATATTTATACGAGGTCACTAATAACTCGCAGTATATCTATACCAATTGTTAGTGTGGGCAAGAATATTCAGGAAACCATTGAAAAGTACATCGCTCTTAATTATGAGGGAAAATGCGTTGTTGAAGGGTTTATTAAGCCAGGATCGTGCAAAATAATGACGCATTCAAGCGGGTTGGTGAGGAGTACAAATATTATATTTGAGGTCGCGTTTGAGTGTTATGTGTGTTGCCCGGTTGAAGGCATGCTTGTTCAGTGCGTTGCAAAAAATATTACAAAGGCTGGAATTAGAGCCGAAAGCTCGGATGAAACGCCGTCTCCGATAGTTGTGTTTGTTGCGCGAGATCATCACTATATGATGCAATATTTCTCAACAATTGAGGAAGGCGCAAAGTTTACTGCTCGCGTTGTTGGACAACGCTTTGAATTGAATGACAAGTACGTGTCTATAATTGCTGAATTGGTTGAGCCCAAGAAGGATTATTCAACAATGGGAATGAATAAGGAGCATTCCAAGCCAAAGTTAGTGATAGAGGATGATTAAACACCAATTGTGTGAAACTTTTATCCATTGATTATTATTGTATTTTTTATTTTTCTCATTCATTAAAGTAAATTACAAAAATTCACCAATGTATCGCACCACATAATTGTCTTGAAACACTTTTCTAATTGGAGAAAACTTGGTTACCTTCTTTTTAATGTTTACTTTGTTATAAAGGTCAATAATAAAGATAAACTTTTCTAATGTTGCAACACATGAATGCGATTTAAGGTAGGATAATTCTACTGGGTGAATTCTTATACAAACATAATGACTGGTTGAGTTTAATGAATATTTAGTTGTACGATAGTTATTATTATTTTCAAGAGTTATACTACAACTATAAAGTTGGTCATTGATATTATTGCCCCACAACGTAGTTGAAAATTTATCACTCCACAATGTAAATGTTGTTTCACCATTAGTAAAAATCATTTTACCATCTTTTCTTTTGATAAATTTATAATATTTATTTACAAACTTTCTAATTTTTTTAGGACAACTGTAATTAGCGATTTCAAATAAATAGTTATCATTTGCAGTAAGTCTTGTCATTGTTGTTTTTTCTATTCATTAAAAAATTTGCATTACTAATTAATTCAATTTTTTTAGAAAATAATATCATTTTTAAAAAAAAATAAAAACAAAAACAAAAAAAAACAAAAACAAAATAAAAATTGAAAAAAGTTTTAATAATTTTTTAAATTAAAGAAAACCAGAAAACCAACATCTAAAATAAAATGTCGCACGTTCTCAGAAGTTTGTTGCCCGTTCACTGTGTTGATATTGTGAAAGAATATACGGGCGAAGGCTGCTGGAGAAATGGAAAGTATATCAACATTCATCGCATACAAAAAAACGATGGCAGATACGAAATGCTGAAAAAAAAACCTAGGATCAAGCAACTTTGTTACGATAGCACGGGTGGTTTAATGGCCGGATGCGCGTGGTTTAAATTGCTCACGGGAAAATTCATTGTAATAAATGTTATGCATGGAAAAATTTGGAATGGAACTTATTATGAGGTTAGAGATTTGTGGGAAATGAATTACAATCAAGCCAAGGTGCGACACCTTATTCTATAATTGAAAAAGAAGACAAAAATTTATATTCTATGTACAAATGTATTTTTTCTTGTAAAAATGTATTTAAACACAATTCAAGAATAACGTTATAATAAAACCAATGCAAACTGAAGTATTGGAGACAAGTTATTCAACATCTGAATTAGAAACCATACGCCAAAAGGTTGAATCCATGCCAAAGTTTAATCAGGTTGAGATTTTGCGCATATTGAGTAAAAACGAAACGGTAACATTAAATGAAAACAAGTATGGAACCTTCATTAATTTGACCGAATTGCCAAATGACATTATTGAAAATCTAAAGGAGTATATTAATTACGTAAATACACAAGAATACCACTTGAACTTTCTGGAAAAGCAGAAAGAAGATTTCAAGAATATATACTTCACAAAAGATAATAAAGATAATTCAGTTAAAAATAAATATGCTTAGCAAAAAACAAGACGATTATAATCATGTATTAAATAAATTACAAGATTATATGTTAACCGGAAAAACATTGGCCAGAACGTTTTATCAACAACCCATAGAAAATGCGACTACCGTAGGTCAACGCGATAAGCAACCCAAAGAAAATAAAACTACGCCAAAGAAAATAAACAATCAAGAAGCGGAAAGATTCTTTTTTCCGAAAGAAAAAGATCAACTATTCTGGTGTTTTTTTATTATTCAAAATGGGTTTGAAAAATACGAGTATCCTGGAACAACTTCCTTTGTAAATGAAAAATCAGAAAAATTCAAGTGCATTGAACATTTGCGAGCGGCGAAGCAACAACTGAAAACAAAAAAAATCAAAAATATAAAAGAAGACGTTGAAGACGAGCTCGCGAATAAACAAATCATTGGGATGAAAACATTCATCGCTCTTTGCATTGCAAATAACGTTAATATTATGTACATTCACAAACGCAAATGTTTTGAAATTTTGTTTGACGACCAATCTCCAACTTTTGTCGTTCACTGCATTAATAATGATGATTCTTCTGCGAAAAAATATTGTTACGAGCAAAATGCGTCAAAAGAACAAGTGGAAAAATATAGAACAGAGTATTTTAATTGGGAAAGTGTTGATAAACCCTTGAAAGCAATGAGTTCTTATAAAGCAGATGAACTCGTTGAATTGTGTAATAAATTGGGCTTGGGTTTGGGTTTGGGTTCATCAAATGGCACAGAAGATTTAAGTAAAAAGACGAAAAAGGCCTTGTACGAATTGTTGATTATGAATTTATAGATAAAAAGAAACGACGTTCGTTTGAGATTCTTTCGCGAATAATTTAAAAATTGATTATAATATAAAAATATGTATTGATATATATATAACGATGACAACTACAAAAAACGAATACATAAATCCTAAAAATTTAGAACAGTCTCGCTCTTCTCCGCAGACGCAATTTGATAATCTAACCAAAGTTTTCTGGGCGAATAATCCATATATTAAAGACATCAATAAGCATAATGAGTTGGAGGTTAGGTTTGGCACCAGAGGAATAAAACCGTTAACAAAGATTGATTATGACAATGTTATTCGCAAACTAAAATCACTCGGTTTCACGAGCAACTTGGAGCAGGGAAATTATATGTTGAGAATCAACAATGAGTTTTTAGATCCCGCCACGTCAAGATATAAGATTTCCTCTATAAGAGCTGAGATAAATGGGTTTCATGCGATTCAAGAATATTGTCAACACAACGATATAAAAAAACTTATCGCCAGTGGGAGAGATGTGCAATTTCAAAACAAGGGGCCTTACACTCAAGGCGTTGGAAAGGATGCGCAGAGAACCAGACCAGTAAATTTTGACGATTTTAATTTTAGGGTTGCATACAATGTTGAGAATCGGTTGAGGCCAACTACTGGTTTAGTTCAAAGCATCATTGATTCTTGGGAAAAGACTAAAAAAAACTTCAGATATATTAATCGCGTCACGTTTTCCCATCCAAACATTCCAGTGAACGTTGATATTAGTATCGTTAAAACGTCAAAGTATTCCAATGATGAACCTGTATTAGAATACACGACGAAAGAGGCGAACGTATTTGACAACCCTGAAATTTATGAGATTGAGTTAGAGGTCAATAATTCCATGATTGGACCTGGAACCGGAACGGAAACCCCATCGGAATTATTGGCGCATATTCGCAAAACAATAAAATATGTTTTAATGGGTCTTCAAGGCACAAATTATCCGATTTCTTATCCAGAACAACGCGATGTTTTGCAAGAATATATGAAGCTCATTCACGGCGAAAATTACGATGCAAAAAGACACTGGAAAGTCAAGCCATTCAATTTTATTGGCCCCTCATCAACGACTCTTCAAATACAAAATGTTGCGCCAATTAATGATAACACTGTTATTCCAAACATTCGCAATGATTACACTGTTACTGAAAAGGCTGATGGTGAAAGACACCTTCTGTTTGTCTCATCCAAGGGAAAAATTTACTTGTTAAATACGAACATGAATGTGTTGTTTACCGGCGCGGAAACAGAACACAAGGAGTTGTTCAACACCATTTTAGATGGTGAAATTATTAGACACGACAAGCTTGGCCGATTCATCAACTTGTATGCGGCGTTTGACATTTACTTTATTGAGAAAAAGGATGTTAGATCTCTTGGATTTGTTCCAAGGAAGAAGGATGATTTAAAATCCAAATTCCGACTTCCTCTACTCAAACATATTATCAAATTATTGGCGCCAAAATCGGTTGTTAAGGATGAACAAGTCAGCCCAATTAGGATAGAATCCAAGGAGTTTTATCCATTGACTGCCGAGGAAGACATATTCGCGGCTTGCAATAAAATTTTAACGAAAGACAAAGAAGGCCTATTTGAATATAATACAGATGGCCTCATATTTACTCCGGCTAGCATGGGAGTTGGCGGAGATGAAATCGGCAAGGTTGGAAAAATGTCAAAGTCAACGTGGGATCAGTCTTTTAAATGGAAACCCGCTTATTTTAACACCATTGACTTTCTAGTTTCAACGAAGAAGGCTCAAAATGGAACAGACGAAATAACGCCAATATTTCAAGAGGGGCTGCAAACCGATTCAACCGCGCAAATCAATGAATACAAAACAATTATTCTGAGATGCGGGTTTAGTGAGAGCAAAAACGGGTACATTAACCCTTGCCAGGATGTCATTGAAGACAAGCTTCCAGCATTTGGTTCAGCCGATGATAAAACGGACAATTATTATCCTCTTCAGTTTTATCCAACAAACCCATATGATCCGACTGCAGGGGTTTGCAAAATTATGTTGAAGAAGGATGATACTGGAATTTCTCAAATGTACACGGAAGAAGACGAAGTGTTTGGTGATAATACTATTATAGAGTTCCGCTACGAGTTAACTAATGAAAAGGGTTGGAGATGGATACCATTGCGCGTTCGTTATGATAAGACTGCGGAACTGAGAAATGGTTTTCCTAATTTTGGCAACGCTTACCACGTGGCTGATAGCAACTGGCATTCCATTCACAACCCCGTTACTGAAGAAATGATTTGCACTGGAAACAATATACCCGATGAGTTGTCAGACGATGATGTTTATTACAACAAATTCGCTGGAAGTAGTAAAACTAGAGGCCTGCGCGATTTCCACAACTTGTTCGTTAAGAACAAACTGATAACTAGTGTGTCAAAAAGAAACGACACATTGATTGATTATGCTTGTGGAAAAGGCGGAGATTTCTCAAAATGGATAGACGCGAATTTGTCGTTTGTGTTTGGCATTGACATTTCAAAAGATAACTTGGAAAATAGATTAAATGGTGCGTGCGCTCGCTTCTTAAATTATCGCAAGGATTTTAAACACGTTCCTCATGCGCTCTTCGTAAATGGAAATAGTGGTTTAAACATTCGCAGTGGTTTGGCGATGATGAATGATAAAGCGGTGCAAATTACCAAGGCGGTCTTTGGTCACGGGCCCAACGACGCTGAAAAGTTGGGAAAAGGTGTTGCGCGACAATATGGTAAGGGTGAAAATGGATTCAATGTTTCTTCTTGCCAGTTTGCAATCCATTACTTGTTTGAGAATCAATCCACATTCCAAAATTTTATGAGAAATGTTTCAGAGTGCACTGCTCTCGGTGGATATTTTGTTGGAACGTGCTATGATGGAAAGGTTATCTTCAACATGTTGAAGAAAAAGAAGATTGGAGAAAGCTTAGAATTGCACGAGGGTGAAAGGAAAATCTGGGAAATTAGAAAAGAATACGACGACGAAAAATTTGAAGACGATGTTACAAGTTTGGGCTATAAAATAGAAGTTTTCCAGGAGACGATCAATAAGATGTTTCCAGAATATTTGGTGAATTTTGATTATTTGGAGCGTGTTATGGAAAACTATGGGTTCCAGCTTTTAAAGCGCGATGAAGCGAAACTCTTGGGATTGCCAGAAGGTTCGGGATCATTTAACGAAATGTTTAATTTGATGGAAGACGAAGTTAAACGTCAACCAATGAAGAAGGAAAAATATGGTACTGCGTTAAATATGACCCCCAATGAGAAAAAGATTTCGTTTTTGAATAGATACTTTGTCTTCAAGAAAATTAGCCACGTAAACGCTGAAAAGATTGCCATAGAGTCAATTGACGATACAATTTCAGAAAGGAAACAAAAGACGACCAAAGTTGAAACCGTGGTTGCTGTAAAAAAGACAAAACCTCAATCCGAAAAAACCTTGGAGAAGAGTAAAAAGGCTCGCCCACTGAATAAAAAGATTATGCTTCTTTCTGCGGCAACTGAAGCGATTGACGAAGAAAAAGAAAAAGAAGAAGAAAAAGAAGAAGAACCCGTGCCTCAAAAACAAACAGAAGTAACCATTATTAAAGAATCTGAAACGGCAGTTCCTTCTGATAAAAAGAAAAAGGTGGCGACAAAGAAAAAGGTTACTTTAAAAATTGAGGAATAAAGGAATAATGAATAAAAATAAAGGCGCGCTGATAAATATAATTTTTCGCTTATCACTTAAACAAAAAATTATATATAATGTAACCTCTAAAATGAGCTATTACACATTACCGAGAAAACAAACCACTTGCAAAATAAGACCAGTTTATAATGAAACAATAAACCAGTGCATATCTTTTAGTTTACAGAGATATCTCAACACTGTAAAGGATCAAATAGAGTTACTTAAAAACATTTACGACTTGGACGACACGGAATATAACATGGATTTGATTTATAAAGTTGTTAATCCATACGAATTTGTTCATTATAAAGTTCCAGGTTCAAAATTTTCTGTTAGCAAAATTAAAGCACATTCGCCGTTTTTTTACACTTTCATGGAAATCGTAAACTCGTTCAATATATTTGAACCGTTTGCTGATAGAAACATCATATCTTTGCATTGCGGTTCAAATAACGCGTCGTCTATTGATTGCATGAACATTTTTAGAGAAAACAACTTTGACGAAAATTACGAATATATTTTGGATTCAAGAATTTTCAAACCAATTGTCGGAATAGAAAATATGACAGTGGATTTTTTATATTTTGAGTTAGATGATGTAAAAGACGAATCCGGGATGGCGATCAATAGACATATATGCAGTTTTGTAAACGTGTTGTGTTATATACTCACTTATCAAAACGTAAATGGCAGTTGTGTTATAAAACTAGATTCAGTGCATTTTAAACCCATTTTAGACGCGATTTATTTAGTAACAAGCATGTATGAAAAAGTTTATATTATTAAACCAAATGTTAGCAACGCTTTAAAGAATGAAAGGTTTCTCGTGTGTAAAAATTTCACATCGGATTATTCCAAAACGATTGAAAACAACAACACGTTAAGGATCCTTAAAAATGTGCTTTCTGACATCAATAATGGAAATAATTTAATTTCTATAATTGATTCGGATTTGCCCTATTATTTTTTGAATAAAATAGAAGAGTCAAATATAATTATTGGGCAACAACAATTGGAACATTTAGATCACGTTATTAACACGATTAAGAATAAGAACAGAGAAAACAAAATAGAAACTCTTAAAAAGAACAATATCCAAAAATGCATACAATGGTGCGAAAAAAATAAAATCCCGTGCAATAAATTTGTTGACAAGCTGAATATATTCTTGCCAATGACAATTTGCGATAACAATGATGACAATCTTGCATTGTAATTCTTTATGAAATGTAAATCGCGGTATCAAGTTTGGTCGTACCAAGTTGCAAGTTTTTGATTCTTGCTTTTGACACTTGGGATGCATTGTTGGCGGAGCATGTGGCAGGATCGTATATAGTTGAATGGACGCCAAGAGATCTAAATGTGAGAGGCAACGCGGGCGTGCATTTTGGAACTTTAGATTTGTAAACGAATGGAACATCGTAGGATTTGTTGTAGTTAATAATAATGTTGTTGGATCCTGCACGCGAGTCGCTAACAGCTGTGCGAATGGTTGCTACGGTTAATTTCAACGTTCTTGCGCTACTAGAAACCGCGCCTTGAACGGCAAATTGTGGGTTGCTCGGTTTATAGACAACAAGTTTGCATCCATTTGGATTGCTTGGACCAGATAAAGACATACCAAAATAAGGATTTGTAATAAAATTGTTAAAAATGTATGCCGCTTGATTCGCGTTTCCAGATTGTAATTTAGAAATAAACCAAACAAATTGTTGCAACGTGGTTATATTGGAATTGTTAAAATTTGCAATGTCGGTCGGTGATAGCAACCCATTTTTAATTAAAATTTGATAAGCCATTGCAACCAACTCAATTTGTGAATAACTGCTTAATCCTGTATTAGGATAACAGTTTCCAACATAAGTATTTGTTAATGCAAGCGGGCTTCCGGGTTTTGCCGCAGAACCTAATAATGAATTTATTGTAGGGGATTTGTTAGCAACAGATTGAGCGTTGGGGAAAAAATCGTCGTAGACTTTAAAGTTAAAGGATTTTTGTTCGTAAGTCTTGCAGCGATTTTGTCTGTATTGTTGAAGTGTTGTAAAGTAATTCTTCTTCAAATTTGTGCTTGCAGGTCTAACGCGCAACAATGCCTTTCTAGGTTCATTGCAACAGTTCTGAGGGTTTGTGCAAACGGGCAAAGGATTGTTTGTGAGAAATGGTTCGGGATAATAATCAGTTACAACGCTAATTCCTGTGCACGTTTTGCAATCCAAATCGGCCTTTATGGTTTCGTTAACTTCGTCAATTCTATTTTGCTTTACTGAATAACCTCCTGGTCTATCCATTAATTGACCAATTAATCCTCCGGTCTTATTCTCTAAACCAGCCGCGGATCTGGTTCCTCTATTCTGTCTAACTGTTATGTATTGATTGGGATTTTGAGGGTTTACAATAGTGTAAGGAACCGAAGTAAGAGTTTGTCTTCTAAACTGCCATTTAAGAGGTCTTGCAGCGCCTTGTTTATAGACGTCTATATTCGTTCGGTCATTGTTTGTTAAAGGGCGAATATTTCCGGCTATTATTCCCACTGGATTGCTGTATAATCCAGTTCCCTTCCACGTTTTATAATCTGCAGTGAAAGGAGCCGTTGATGAATTATTATATGAATGCATGCCTTGTGGATAAAATGCTGTCGCCATGTATTATATATTATAAATATAGAAGAAAAATAAAAGTATTATTATATATTAATGTTGACAAAGGTCTTGATAGTGTTTTTTATTTTTTTAATATTATATCAAATACTTTTAGCTACTGGTTCAGTAGTTGAAGGTCTTGAAAATGCGTCTTCCGGCGATTCATCGTCGTCATCGTGTTCCTCGTCTATTCTAGCTTACAAAAATTCGGCGGCCATCCAGATTTTACAAGACCAAGTAAATAAATTGTTGGGGCTAGATAAGGAAGTTCAAGACATTAGTGGAAATGTGACAGCTTTAAACCAGCAAGTTGCGGCTTTAGTAAATCAACAGGCTCAAGCGGCGACACAGCTCGCTGGCAATAAACCATTGATGACGACGGGGTTATCAAGCGCACCCTAGAACAATCTGTTTTTTTTGTTTTTGTTTTTGTTTTTGTTTTTGTTTTTGTTTTTGTTTTTGTTTTTGTTTTTGTTTTTGTTTTTGTTTTTGTTTTTGTTTTTATTTTATTTTGTTTTGTTTTGTTACTCTATGGTGCTTTTGTATTCTTCGTTTATGTGTTGAGTAATTACGAATGGTGCAATGCAGACGTAAGCAGAGACATCTTTATAAGCGGAGTTCATCATGCCATCAATTGTGGAACACATTACATTGTTTAGAAATGGAAGGGTTATAACTTTATTGCACAATGGAAAGCATTTTTGTTTGAATATTTTTGCTCCAGATGGACTTATAATATAAGCGGACGAACCAAAACAGTGATTTAATTTTGCAATTGTTGTATTTATTTTAGATGTGACGAAATTTTCAATGTCAGTTTTGGTCATTTGTGTTTTTTCAAAAACGCAATTGCATTTTTCAACGTTGGTTATGTTGTAACTAAGTATTGAATCAAAATTATAAGACAACTGCAAAATATCCCAATTTTTGGGCAATAAATTGCTCATTATGTTGTTAACATGCTTTATAAAGTTTTGTGAGACAATTACATCGTCTTCCATAACAATTATAGGTTTATCCAATTCAATGCATTTCTCCCACAATTGCAAATGAGAAAGCGCGCATCCAATGGCTCCATTGGAGTACATTTTAGAGCCTTTTGTTATAATAGTTTTATCCAACGTTTCTATATTTAAAGTTTTCCCGTTAACCGCCGAGTGATATTGATAGTTTTTAAGATATTTCTTATTATTTTTATCAAAGTCGGCTTTCCTATCTTGAGACGATTCTAGACTAATTACAAATATATCCATTGCATAATAGGGAATTAATTTTTTATATAGTTTATATTTTTTATATTTTTTATATTTTTTATATAGAGATAGATTATATGTCAAATATATTTCAACAAGTATTAACAAATGCATCAGGCGTGGAACAAAACTTATTAGGGCCAGATTACCCTTACTGGCAAAATATTAAAAATCCGAGAGCAATTGGTATGTCAGATGAAGGAAGTATGTCTGCAATGGGGAGAGATATTGATGGGCTCATTCAATACGTGCAGGTTTTAGTAACTGGCGGGGGCGCATCAACGACGGGTGGGCCTTTAGGAAACAAGTTTTTCTTGCAAACCGGTGGAAAATGCAAAGACGTGAAAACTGGAAAAGAGGTTGATAGATTTATTTACGTGAATAACATTCCCATGGGAAATATCCCATTTGTGTCTTCTGGGTTAGATACAAATTTTTCTAATTTCAAAGGGCTTATTCCTGGAACAATGGGAAATCTAAACGCATTAAATCCTTTTTCAATTATGAGTTCTTTTGCTTCGGGTTCTATGCCCGATTGCCAAGAAATTACCATGCAAGTTGTTGGACCAACCCCGCCAAATAGCGGCACTCCTTTGGGACCAAATGCTGTAGGAAACCAAACTCATTTTGTGACGACTGTGGATATTGCAAATATGGATCCTTGCAACTGGGGATCAGGCGGCTCAAACCCTGTTTCAAAGAAACGATGCAACGAATCTTTTATGAATTTAAACCCTGAACCAGTTTCTCAAACATTTGAGGATTCTCTTCCATTTGATTCTCTTCCATTTGATTCTCTTCCATTTGATTCTCTTCCAAAAGACCCAATCGTTCAACTTTATTTCGCGTGTCTCGGGTTTGTCGGCCTTTATATTTTACACTGCATTATGATGAAACATCAAAAATAAATGATATATAAATTTTTCCTATTTTTATTTATCATTTTAAAAAATAATCTCACCAAAGCTTAATATATATATGAGCAACACGACAAATTTTTACACAAAAGACGCAAGCAACAATTTAGTGGATATAATCACTTTATACGACAGATCTGCTCCAGGAACCCAAACAACCAACTTTATTACCAATGGAACTGGGTACACTAACACTAACAAGGATTTAGGAAAAATATTTACGCCCTATATTTATGGAGCTAATTCTATCAACTTTTTCAACTTTTCATCGGGAACATTAACCGATCACGGATCAAAGTTCGCGCAAATAGGAAAAACGATCAAATATGAAGTATCTGGAACTTATACTACTTCGTCAAACGGTACTTATAACACCATAATAACATTTACTGGCAACGGGACTATAAAATTTAATAGTGGCAATATTACCGCGAGAACATTATTGGTCGGAGGTGGAGGCAATGGTGGAAACGGTCATGCTAATTACTTACATTGGTCCGGCGGAGGCGGCGGTGGTGGAGGTGTGGGGATTGGAGATTTAACCTACACCCAATTAGCCACTTATACTATAACTGTTGGTGGAGGCGGAAACACCAACGTAAACAATAGCAGTATTACTGGAACAAGTGTCAGCGAAATTGCGTATGCTGGCGGCGACGGTCTTTCTTTTAATTATACTTTTGCTTCGTGGGGACCAGTGAACAGATCCGGCGCTTCTACAGCAAACTTTACGTATAGTTATATTAATCCTGGAAACGGTGGATGTGGTGGAGGTGGTGCATTTACAGGTTCTCTAAGTTTTAGCAGAGGATCCCGGACTGGAGCGAATTCACCAGTAATTGGGGGAGGGGGAAGTGGCGGCCACGGCGCATTAACATATTCAGGATTTTATGGAGGGTCTCCACCCAATAATGACACCGTCACGAGTGGGGGTGCTTGTGGGGGAGGGGGGGCAGGCGAAACTGGTGGAACGTACGTCTTTTCTACAAATGCAACTGGCACTTCGCAGCCTGGATCTTTATGGGCCACAGGAAACGGAGGCGCTGGCAAATATTTTGATGTAACTAATTCTTATTATGGTGGTGGTGGTGGTGGAGGTTTTTCGCAGAATACTGGTCCAGGTGGACAAGGAGCAGGTGGGAATGGTGGAGGAGGAAATGGCTCAACTGGCTTCTACGCTAGTACCCCCGCGTCAAAAAAGAATGGTAGTAATGGCAGCGCAAATACTGGAGGAGGAGGAGGAGGAGGAGGAGGATTGGGCTACGTGATCATGGTGAGCAGCGCAGCTAATGGAACGACAACAACAGACGCCACAGGAAAAGGAGGAACGGGGGGGTCGGGAATATGCATTATAGCTTTTAACATTTAAAAACAAAATCCATTTAAAATATCTTTAACACGACAATTTAAAGATATTTTTTACTTAACGACGGTGTTTGCGTCTTCTGCTTCCGCCCTTGACGGAACCATGCTTGTTCCAGTTTTCGTCAAAGCCGACGACTTGACCTCCGCGGCGCTTTCTGCTGCCGCCTTTCACGGGGCCAGCGTTTGCTCCGTAAGCGCCAGAGTAGCCAACAACTTGGCCTCCGCGTCTCTTTCTGCGGCCGCCATAACCAGGAGCCGCAGGAGGAGCTTGTTGAACGCTGCTGCCTAAATCGCTGACAGCCTTCTTTGTGCTATTCCAAACGTTGCTTAATCCAGAACCAATGTCAGAGAGTAAATTGGAGCCAGCGTTTCCAACAGCGGAAACAGTTTGGTTGACCGTTTCCATTTGGCCGCCTCGGCGTCTTCTTGATCTGCCTCCCATAGCCAAAGTAGTTGATTTTGAGGAGCTTGTTGTCAAAAGACCAGATCCTCCACGGTGACGTCTGCTATGCCTTCTAGTTTTTGCCATTTATATTATAAGATAAGAAATTATAATATAAAAAATCGGCTAAAATGAACCGCACTTGCGTTAAGAGGGAATCGAACCCCCAGTTCAACCTTGGAAGGGTTGCGTGTTACCACTACACTATTAACGCTATATGTGCCTGAATTGCGTTACAATCCAGACACAATAATACTATTCGTGGTTTTTTTAAATTGTAATTAATACAAAATACATTTTTTTGGAATTTAATAATTTTGTGTAACTAAAGCGCCCCAACCGCACGTAGCACCATTGCATAAACTAGTGTTAAAGATTGAACCCTTCTTCGCAGGCGCAGTGCATCCGCCAGATCTAGCCATTCTTAATGCGGTTTTAACGTCATTTCTATCATAACTTTTATAAGACAATGGCGCATTCGCAGGTAATCCTTGTTTTAAAGAACTTTGACCAACAGCTGCGCTCTTTTTGGCCGCCATATACATTGACGCTGAAGCGGGAGCCGTATATTTTGTTGATTGGGAAACCAAAAAACTCTTTTGCAAATCCGCGGAATATTGTGAAGTGGGTCTAAGGAATGAGAAATTCTGTGTTCCTCTGCCAAAATTGAATTGCGTTGTGTTTGTTCTTCTATATTGCGCGCGAGCTTGGGAAAAAGTGCTCGCTCCATCAGATGGATAAAACTGAGGAGGATTGGGATGAACTCCCGTTAGCACACCCAATTGATTTTGCACCGTTGTATTTGGGGTTCTATTTGTGCTTAATGGGCCAATAACTGGGGCGCTCGCATAACCTCCGCTCATATAAGGAATATTTGTGTATTGATGATAAGCAATTGTTGTCATATATTATAACCACGGAAAAGAATATTGCTGGGTTTTGTTTATAATTATGCTATAATGAATCTTGCATAATTATAAAATCTCATTCAAAAGATAATCATTGTATCTCTCTAATAACGTCTAATGGCTCTAATGGCGGATTGAGCTCCGGAGTAATTGTTTCCGCCGTATGATGCGTCGTTGTAGTTTTTGTTCACAGCCTTTTGCTTGGCGTATCTAATGTAATCAGAGCTATCATACACATACTTAATGTTGCATGCGGCGGCTTGAACTCCTGTGCCATCACAGTTATTTTGAATGGCGCCAAAATGACCTTTTAAACCGAACAATCCAGGGCGGCTTTGAAATGTTTGGCAAGGGCCACCGCAGCTATAGTATTTGCGACTTAACAAATCGCCTGCATTGTTAATGGCGCGAAATGGAGTGCAGATTGATTTTTGATTATTTACAAGTCTAGCGTATCTAGTATTCCACGCCTGTTTAAGAGCAAAACGGGTTTCAACAAATTCATTGTTGTTATTTGTATTGTAAACGGCTTGGGGAATGAATCCAGGAATTCCGCCACCCAATTTAGATGATCTTCCTGGCAAAATATAACCATTGCCTCCGGAAGCGCTAATAGGATTTGTATAACCAACAGAAGTTGACATTTTATATTATACACATATAAAATATTCTGGCTTTTGCTAAAATAAAGATACAACAATAGAACAAAACAAAACAACAATACAAAACAACAATACAAAACAAAACAAAACAAAACAACGGAACAACAGAAACCGGCGCAATAAATAATATTGCGTTAATTTATATGGCAAAAATTAATTTACTTCAAGTTGCAATTACTTTCATCGTTTTTGTAGTACTAGACGCCGTTTATTTGACTTCTATGAAGGGGTTCTTTGACAACCAGGTAAAATCTATCCAAGGAAGCATTATTCAAATGAATTTATTCGCCGCTGTTTTGTGCTATATTTCTCTCGTCTTCGGTGTTTATTATTTCATAATTAAAGACAATCGGTCATTGGTTGACGCGTTTTTACTAGGCCTCGTTATTTATTCAGTTTATGAATTGACAAACTGGTCGTTATTTAAGGCGTGGAAACCCGCAACGGTTGTCATGGATTCTCTCTGGGGAGCCACATTATTTACTTTAACAACAGCAATCGTTTATTTTATTTATGGTAAAGCAAATAAGGTATAAAATACAAAGACGTTATTACAACAATTATATTTCTGTTTACATCGTGACTCGCTAAATGCGACGCGAACAAAGCGGATAATATGACAATTACACTGTCGCCTAAAATAGCATAACCACCAACTTCCTTCGCATATTTCTTAAATGTGTCTATCATTAAGTTGTAACCTTTTGGGACAAGAGAGAAAGCCTTGTAAAATAACAAGTCGTGCACAATTTGAAGACCTAGAACCAACCCGACAAACGATAATATAGAGAAACCAGAAAATAGGAACGGATATAAAAACCTCGCCACAATTATAACAATCACAACGACAAGAACGTCAGCCATAACCGCTGCTAAACTATAATTTCTATACCAATCCTGTAAAACTGCAGAGCTATTTGACGCAAACGCAAAATATATAACAAACGTTTCAACCGTTAAAACTCCCGCTAAAATTGAAAGATAATCCGCGGTGTTATTAAAATTAGAAATGTCTTTGAAAAATTGGCGCATGTATAATATAAAGTCACATTATATTATATATGGCTAGCCCAACTTTAGATAATAATGTTCTCGTGTTTACAATTGGAAGAATGAACCCGCCAACACCGGGTCATATGCTATTGATTGAAAAACTTATTCAACGCGCTGCTACCCTAGGTCAAAATAAGATTGGAATTATATTGTCGCACTCTCAAGACATTCCAAAGAACCCATTATATTGCAATGAAAAGCGCAAAATTTTGTTATCTGGAATGATACAATCTCTTAAAGAACAAATGAAAAATAAAACGTATTTGCCGGCAATTACGCCAGAGAGCATAGATAGGGTTGAACCCCTTATTATTTGCATGGATGACCAAACGCCAGAGGAATTCGGCAAACATCCTATAATAAAATCACTTACTTTGTTGCTAACAAATTATGGTTATCCAGAAAATCGCGTTGACCGAGCTGTTTTAATTATTGGCGAAGACCGCGCGAAGAGCTATGGTTGGGTTCAAAAAAATTTGGAAGAAAGAACGCCAACGATACAAGTTGACGTTGAAGCGCTTCCAAGACCAGAAGGTGCAATTTCCGCGACAGAAATTAGAGGATATGCTATGGTCGGAGATTGGCCGAATTTCTTATTGAAAATGCAGTCAACTGGCGCTAGCGAAACCACATTGAGAGAATTATACGAACAACTCCATGAGTTGCTAACGGCAGCAGCACCTGTTGCCAAACGCGGCAAGAAAAGCGGAGGAACAAGAAAACACGGAAAGAAGACGAAGAAGAATAAGAAAAAGAAGACAAAGAAGACAAAGAAGACAAAGAAGAACAAGACAAAGAAAAATAAGAAAATTTATAGACAGAATCGCAAATAAAGTGGCGGTCTAGTAATCAGTAATAACGCGAGGAGCAATATTCATTGTAATTAACTCTTGAAATAGAAGCTTGCAAGCATAAGGAATCTCCACATAAGCAAAATCTGTTCTATTATCGCAAGTTCTGCAATGGTGGATGTGAACTTGATCATTATAAGACGCGATAAGACCACACTTTTTACAAACGTGCACTTGATATTTATCAGATGCATCATACATTCGGCCTCTAGTAAACCTTGACGCCCCGTGCGAAATCATACAATCTCTTTCCATCTCACCAAACCTTAGGCCACCATCCCTCGATCTACCTTCGGCCGGCTGTCTCGTCAGGTTAACCATCGGGCCAATTGAGCGACTGTGCTGCTTATCTGAAACCATGTGCTTAAGACGCTGATAAAAGACTGGCCCAAGAAATACAGTGCATTCCATTTGTTCCCCAGTGAGCGCGTTATACATAATCTCATTTCCATTTGACTCGTATCCAACCTCTTGCAACTTCTGGCAAATTGTCTTGACATCAAGCTCGCCAAAGCTTGTGCCGTCGCCAAAGAGGCCAAGTTCAATTAGTGTCTTTCCAAGAATAGTCTCCTTCAACTGAGCAATTGTCATGCGAGATGGAATTGCATGTGGGTTCAGAATCAGGTCAGGTTTCAAACCGCATCTAGTAAAAGGCATATCCTGTTCAGGAATTAGATTTCCAAGCGTACCCTTTTGTCCACTTCTTGACGAAAACTTGTCACCAATCACGGGCTTTCTTACAGCTCGGATTCTAACCTTTGCAAAATTATACCCATCTCCATTTCGGTCAATATAATTTTTATCCACATAAGTAGGTTCGTCTGTTCTATAAACGCGACTTTGGTCTTCATACTTAATCACCTTGGTGTGGTCATTTCTATTTTCCTTGATGGGAGTAATCTTTGAAATAATAATGTCCCGATTCTCAATCAAAGTATTCTCGGGAATTACTCCGCGACCGTTGACCTTGCTATAATTTGCAAACTTCATACCCTTGGTCTTATTTGGGTCTGGTTTGCATCTAATTTCCTCGTCTCCATTAATCTTTTGCTTATCCTCATCCTTTTCGGTGTGATAAATTGTCGCTTGAAATAGACCTCTATCTATGGAGCCCTTGTTGAATAACAACGAATCTTCCTGATTGTAACCAGTGTGAGTCATAATGGCTACAACCGCATTAAATCCCGATGGAATCTTATTAATATGAATCATATCCATAATTCGCGTATCAACCAACGGTCTAGCTGGATTACTAAGAACGTAGGCGGTCTTATCCATCCGAGTGTCAAAATTAGTAACATACATTCCCATTGCCTGTTTTGCCTGAGCACATTGATACGTATTTCTAGGAGATTGATTGTGCTCTGGAAATGGAATGCACGAAGCCAATACACCAAAGATTGTACTAGGATGAATCTCGCAATGCGTGTATTTGTAAATCTCGGAAACGTCAACCTTCTTAATTAGATCAGTCGGTTTCATCGCAATCATTGACCAAGACTGCTCTTCGGGATCAATATATTCAATAATTGAATCGTCAATCTTACAGTTGGTCAAAAGATCGTCCCACGTGAGCTCATTTTTATTGAGCTTCTTAATAACTTCGCTAGTAACAAGAATGTTCTGATCTTTTACGCGCAAAACCGGTCTAGTAAGACGACCGCTGTCATTGCAAACACGAATCTCGTTCATCTTGTAATCAAAGACGACTGATGCGTAAACATTGATAATGCCCTTGTTCTTTTTATCTTTAAGATCGTTGTACAAATCCATCGGATTTTCAGTAATGCCGAGCCACGCACCGTTTACAAAGACCTTCGTCTTTTCAAACATCTCTTGTGGTGTTAGATTCTGAATATCAACGATATGAGGCGTTACATACTCATAAATCGGCATGCTATTTGAGTGAATCGTAACGTGCGTCATGTAACTCAAATTTTTAACAACGCCAACAGATTGACCTTCTGGAGTATTGTGAACGACTAAGCCGTCTTTCAGGCAAAATCTTCCACGTTTATCGTGAAGTTGCCATCCAACATAAGCACCAACACCAACTTCCACCAAATTAAATTTGCTGCACATGAAAGATTTGCTTCTAAGTAAAAGCGTTTCATTTTCTACAGAAGCCAATTTTTTGCGAGCAAGAAGTGTGGGAATTTCGCAGATTTTATGACCTGTAATTGTTAGTTCTTTATAGGTGCTAAACTTTTTATTTCCATTTTTTTCATCACTCCATTGGCTTCTTCCCTCTTTAATTCCACATGAAAATCCAAGAGACATTGCCAATGTATAAGCGTCGTCAATTATCCTGTAATTAGCAGGTCCTTGACAAATGCGAATTTCGTGTCCTTCAGAGCGAACAGAACCATCTGTATCTATCAAACCAGCCAAAACTCTTAATCGGGTTTCTCTGTCATTTGTAAGATATTCATTTGGGATGTGTTTATTGTTCAGAAGATTGTATTTGCGAAGATATTTCTTTAAAGGCGCTTCTTCAACTCTGTTGCACAAGCCTGCAGAAGCTGCTTCTTTGTTTTTCTTAGAAACAACCGAGAAACTATATCTTTTGCCCCTTGTAACTAGCGCGCCATTTTCTTCAGCCCACGTTTCCCAATAAGCCAAAGTCTCTGAATCGGTTTTGTAATTCAATGCAAAACCGGTGCCGTCGCTAAGGCCATCGCCTAACCACATGCCAAGCAAATATGGGTCCATTTCCACGGGGGTTTTCGCCCAATTAATGCCAGGCGTTTTGAAGACAACCAAATTCTCTTTTGTTCTTTTATTCAGAGTCAAATATTTCTCAATAGTTACATCTAACGTGTCATCGTCATTAAAACTATTTACAAAATCTTCTGCTTCCTTTAAAGAGTTAAAATATTTTTCTTGAAACTTTAATTCGCAGCGATTCAAAAACTCTACAATGTGAGTATATTTTCTATCTTTTCTGTTTGATTTTCTAATAGATTTGTGCCCCCGTATTTTAAGGGTTAGAATATGGTTGTCGGTTACTCTATGTTTAATGAAATTTTCCTTATCAGGAATAACATCGTACATATTCTTCAATCCAGAACAAGTCGTGCGAACCTGAGTCGGATTTCCAAAATCATCAACAAGAACATCTCCAACTATAATGTCTCCGGCGCGTTTAACAGAACCATCCCACATTAAAATTGGCGTTTCAGGGTCAAAACATTCTGCTGGACATAGGAACCCCCACGTCGTGTTGTGTAGTTTACGAGGCGGAATCAGCTTGCCACTCTTGTCGGTGGGAGTGGAAATTCTACGCGCATGACTCAAGCTTGAAACGTACGTGAGTCTGTTCAAGACTTGTGCAACACCCACCTTGTTGCTGTTGATGTGCTTGATGCCAAAATCTCCAGTGGAAAGGGCGCGCTTGATACCATTCTCAATGGTGTTTGATTTGATAATTTTATAAATGTTGGTCTGATTTATAATGTTCTGATAATCATCGGTGGACTTCCAAGAACCAGTGTTGATCTCCTTGACAATTTGCTTCTCCATGTCTTTTACCAACTTGTTGAAATAGTTCCGGAACAAGTTGTTAAGCAAAGTTCCAGTCAAATCAACTCGCTTGTTCAAATAGGAGTCGCGATCGTCTTGTTTTGTCAAATTAAAACTGGCTTGAAGAAGCTTGTTTGCCATATAACCGAGGAAATAGATTTTCTGTGTAGGATTGTTGCAGTGGGGGAACAAATCGTTCGCCAGAATATCAAGAGCAAAATCGTACTTCTTTTTGATTCCGGTTTCCTTATCCATGTTAATCGGAGTATACATAACGTAACTGGTAATGTACTTAATACACTCTTGTTGCGTCATATGACCGTTTGCATCAATAATAGACGCTTGCAATCCCTTCATGGTCTCTTCGTGCTTTGAGCTGTCAATATTCAACACAATTTTCTCGCAAATTTCCTTGTCAGAAATGACGCCGAGTGCGCGAAACACAATGAATAGCGGAATGGGCTGCTTCACTCTCGGCAACTGAAGATAGATGGGGAAGCCAAAACCGTTGTTCTTTGACGAAACCATCATGTTCACTTGCTTTGGAGAAATGCACTTGTAATCTGGAACAGATTTGATCTCAGCTTGCCAAGTGTATTTTGTGTTGTTTTTAGAGACATTGAAACAATACACACGGTTTTCAGCGGCTCGCTCTTGACCAAGAACCGTCTTCTCTGAACCATTGATAATGAAATAACCACCTGCATCAAACTTGCACTCACCAGTATTCGCGTGTTCAACGTGTTTGTATTGAGTAAGAACGCAAATGTTTGAGTTCAACATAATCGGCAGTTTCCCAATGTGAATCTTTGGCAATGATTTGTGAAACGTCTGCGCATTTTCCAAGCCTTCTCCATTGCGAACAACAAATTTAATGTTAATGTCAACCGTCATTGCAGAAGCATATGTGAAATTTCGCAAACGAGCTTCTTGAGGAAACATCAGCTTTGTCGCCCCATTATTTTCTTGGATTTGAGGCCTGTAAATTTGAAAGTTTTCAAAGGTGATGAAAATCTCAAGAGCGTACTTACCAGTCTTTGCGTCAAAATCGTGCTCCGACGCAACGTGAACCGGATTGAACATTTCTATGGTTTTATTTATTTGATAACCCACAAAATTGTTGTAAGACTCCAACTGATGTCTTACTAATCTTTGTAGATGTTGCCCTTTAAAATAAGATTCAACAATGCTCCATGGTGTTTCTATGTATTTATCTTCATCTGCATTAAATGCAGAATTTTTTGATTGATTATCTAGCGACATGGCGTTTGAACTCATTTTTGGGTTATTTATTATTTCAATTTGTTTTTATATTGTTTCAAAATAAAAATTAATGGCCGCGATCTCGTTTGGTTTGAAAAAGAAATATTGTTTTGATTAATAGTTGACAATAATAATATAAATATAAAAAGGATACTTAACTAATGCGACGAACTTATAAGAAACAAAATTATTCGGATTTCATTAAATTCATGGACGAAAAATCGGCGATTCATCAACAAAGTGCAAAAAAAATGGAGAAACCTGAGAAACCCGAGAAACCTGAGAAACCTGAGAAACCTGAGAAACCCGAGAAACCTGAGAAACCCGATAACCAAGATGAAGAAAAAATAAAAGAACTACTTGACGAATTGATAAATGAAATAAACGAGAGATTTGAAAACGATTATTTTAATAAATTATTCAAGGAAAATGATTGCGATGAAAAAATATCGGATTCAAATGACCCAAATTCCTTTGTTTATTGTAAAATTCCAGTGAGAACACCCAAGGAATGTGCTTGTGAAAAAATACAAAAAGATAACAACGTGAAATTTGAAAACATAGTATATAAACGCATTAGGCCCACGTGTTTCCAAGAACCTCCTCCTATGCTCAGAGTTCCTCCCGAAAAAAGAATACCTAAAACAAAAGTGAATATAGAGGTTGAAATTCAAAATTTAGATGGCCTTATTAAACTCATTGAAACTTATCCACTAGACGACACGAAGGAATACAACATTAATATGGAAGGGCTTCACAAAATTCATTCATCTCTCATAGATTTGAATAATATGATTGGAATGAAAGAAATGAAAGAAAATGTCGTGGATCAAATATTATACTACATCCAAGACCTCAATAAGAGTGGCGATTTTATGCACACTGTCATTTACGGGCCTCCTGGAACGGGCAAAACCGAAATTGCAAAAATTATTGGCCAAATATTCAGCAAATTGGGTATTCTTAAAAAGGGCGTCTTCAAGAAGGTTACGCGCAGCGATTTAGTCGCTGGTTACTTGGGCCAAACTGCAATGAAAACGCGTGATGTTATAAACGAATGTCTAGGAGGAGTTCTCTTTATAGATGAAGCCTACGCGTTGGGAAATAATGAGAAAAAAGACAGTTTCTCCAAGGAATGCATTGACACTTTATGCGAAGCTCTAAGCAATCATAAAGAAGATCTAATGGTTATTATCGCAGGATATGAACACGAATTAAAAGAATGTTTTTTTAATTACAACCAGGGTCTTGATTCAAGGTTTACTTGGAGGTTTAAGACAGATGAATATAAAGGCGAAGAGTTGCACAATATATTTTTGAAGAAGGTTAAAGAAATCAAATGGAAGATTGACGATTGCGACGCATCCGAACAAAAAATAACGAAAGCCTGGTTTGAAAAGAATTTAGAATATTTCAAGTTTTTTGGGAGAGATATTGAGACCTTGCTTGCTAAGACAAAAATAGTTCACGCTCGCAGAGTATTTTGCAAACCGACCGAAGACAAAATGAAAATAACTGCGAAAGATTTAGAGAAAGGGTTTGAGTTATACTTGAAAAATGATGAGGTAAAAAAACGTAAAGAAGTTGAAAGTTTAAAAAATATCATTAAAACAATGTATGTTTAGGTAAGTGTGTTTTTTTTGCGAAATTGTTTTTTCAAGCTATTATAGTTCTATGCTTAAAAAAACAATCAAAATAAACCCGGAGCTGTTCAATCTTGCGGATAAAACGAGGAGAAACAAAGAGAGAAAAGTCAGGCCAGCCGCTCCTTTAGTGATTAAACCCAATTCTCTAAAAAAGGAGTTGTTAAATAGGATTAAAGAACACAGAACGCGCGACGTTGAATCAAATGACAAACCTAGTTTTAGCGATGAATTTCACGATTCTATTAATTATTTGTCAAGCTTATCTAGAAAGCACAAGGAGGATTCAGAGAGAGAAAAGAAGCGCGGTTTAATGGCGAATAGAACAGTAAAAAATTACCAGTCGCAAACGACAACTCCAATAGCGCAATATTATCAATCTTATCAATCGCCTCAAAATGGCCCAATGGTAAATCTAGAATTGCCTGAAGAATTGCAAGAAACTTACACGCCCGTTTTAATAGAACCCGCAACGGCACCTATTAAAATAAATACATATTCTCCTTCGTCTGAAGTTCCTTACGGATGCTTAAAAGGTGGAAGCAAACCGACGTTTAGAGCGTGGCAGGCTACTAGAAAAAACTATGATTCTATTTCGCAACCGGCCATTTCAATGGAAACAAGACCAACAATTCATATTTCAACCCCGACGGTTGCTGAAAATGCAGTAAGCGATCGCGAGAGAAAATTAGAATTATTGCGAATGAAGATGCGGCGACACGCTGAAGAGCAAAGCCGACAACCTATTATTAGCCAAAGTCAACCCTATATTGTTCAGCAATCTGAACCAACCATTAATCTTCCTCCACCCGACACGTCGTTATTGAATACAAATATTCCAATTTCAAGCGAACTTAAACAAAATATAGAAGAACTCTTACCAAGACCCGAAAAGAAATTTATTAAGAGAACCATAAAAAGAAAATACACATTAGGAAAATCCAAAATTCACAACACTGTTTCAATATTGCTGAAAGACAATCAAACGCGCAAAAATGTTTTAAATGCTCATAGAGAACTGAAACAAACGCCGATAAATGACATTAAAAAATATTTGAAAACTCGCGGTCTGATAAAAGTTGGAAGTAATGCGCCAAACGACGTTTTGCGTAAAACATATGAATCTGCCATGTTAGCTGGAGAAGTTTTGAATAAAAACAAGGATACGTTGTTGCACAATTTTTTGAGCGATACATCAAGTTAGAATGTTTTTCGTTGTTTATTATTTTGCGCAATATTTTATCTACACTTAAAATAAGTAGAAAACAAAATGGAAACCACAAAAAACAAATTGCCCGATGATATAAATTCTTTTTATAAAGACTTAAGCAAGTATCTAGGCACAAAATTGCTATTCTATGGAAGTGTTCAACGTTCTGACTACTTTCACGGTTCCAGCGATATTGACGTTGACATATTTACGGATAACGTTACTAGCACTATTTCAAAAATGCAGCATTTCTTACACGTAAAGAAAAGCAGTTTCAAAAAAATTTATTGGCGACTTAGTCACAATGGAAATATGGTTTACGGATATAAAATAATGTATAAAAATGAGGATCTCGGATTTTCTTCTGAATTCTCAATTTATGACAATAAATATAAAAAAGGGGTGTTAGAACAACATCTCAAAAAAACCATTTTGCCCTTTTACGCGACTATTTTGCTATTTATTATTAAAAAATTATACTACGATTTGCCCATTCTAACAAAAGACGCGTATAGATATTTAAAAATGCAAATATTGTCTTCCGGCATTGGATTACCAGAGGAACAGTTCCTTGTATTAAACGTAAAATAATATCAACCTGAGAACTGGTTATTATTATTTCAAATCAAATTAAAGAAAGAAATAGAACTATACTAAGAAGGCTCCACCATGGCGCTTATTAAAGACTATTTTGAAAAAACAAAACATTACAATGAAGAGTATGGAGAAAATTCTCTCGTTCTTATGCAAGTCGGCGCCTTTTTTGAAGTTTACGGCATGCAAAATCAAACAACTAAAAATATAACTGGAAGCAAAATAGTGGAGTTTTCGTCTATTTGCGACTTGAATATAGCCGAAAAAAAAGTATGCGTCGGAAAAGAAGACATCATTATGGCCGGGTTCTCAACGTATATGATTGAGAAGTATTTAAAGAAGCTCCAACAGGCCGGGTTCACTACTATTGTATTTTCGCAAGACGAGCAGGCCAAAAATACTACTAGAAGTTTGGAAGGTATTTATTCACCTGGAACATATTTTTCAGAATCAAATATTCAAATAACAAACAATACAATGTGTATTTGGATCCACGTTGCAAATAAGTTTAAATCAACTGAGAAGGAGGTTCACATAGGAGTGGCAAATGTTGACATTTATACTGGGAAAACGACTATTTTTCAGTTCAGTGAGCTATATATAATAAATAGTCCAACCACGTTTGACGAATTGGAGCGGTTTGTGTCTATTTACAATCCAAGCGAAGTCATTATCATTGGAAACGTATCAGAGAAAGAAATCGGAAATGCTGTTAGTTATGCAAATATTCAATGCAAACTAATACATAAAATTAGCACCATTGACGCAAATGCAAAACAAACCGAAACGGTAAAACGTGCTTTTAACTGCGAGAAGCAAACTTATCAAAAGGAGGTTCTTGAAAAGTTCTTTGTTGTCTCGGATTTTACGGTTTTCTCTCAAAATTTTTATCAGAACGAAATCGCGACTCAGGCATTCTGTTACGTTCTTGATTTTATTTACCAACACAATCCAAACCTAGTGAATAAATTGGAGGAGCCCGAATTTGACAACTGCACCGAGAGACTCATCTTGGCGAATCATTCTTTGAAACAGCTCAATATTATAGATGACGGCTCTTACAGTGGAAAATATTCGTCGGTTGAAAAATTGTTGAACCATTGCGTTACCCCGATGGGAAAACGTAGGTTCTCTCATTTGCTGTTGAACCCCACAACTAATGTTTCTTACTTAAATGAGGAATACAACATAACAGAACACATAATGAAGAAATATAAACCAGAGGGTTCTATTAAAAATCAACTCGCGACTATAAAGGATATTTCAAAGATTAACAGGCAAATTATAATGAAGAAGATTTCGCCTCAAACTCTTTTTCAGTTTAACAAGAATTTGAAGATAATCGTGGAACTTTATTCCGGTCTAATTAAAGATCCAATAGTAATGCAATATTTTATTAAAAGGCTTAACAAGAATAGTGAAGTGTCCTCTAAAATTATATCATCGTGCGAAAACATAACCGAATTCCTGGAGAAGAATTTTAAAATAGATGTTTGCGAAGACATAGACAAAACGCAACAATTTGACGTAAATTTTATTCAACGCCGGGTTGACACAGAATTAGACGAAAAAACGGATCTCATGTTTGTCTCAAAAAATAAACTGGAATCTATTCGCAAATATTTTAACGATAACATTGTTAAATATGAAAAAAAGACGGCAAAAAAGGGGAATACCGATTATGTAAAGCTGCACGAAACTGAGAAAAGCCATTTTAGTTTGGTCGCAACAAAGCGAAGATGCAATATATTGAAAGAGATATTTAATAAATCAACGGTTTTAACTTCAGATGAAAAGAAGAATGGAGTTCCTCTATATTTTGAATACACGGAAGACGCGACGGAATCCGAAGAGTTTAAAATAACGCTTTGTGAAAATTTATTTTTCTCTCAACAGAGCGGCTCAAACGATTTTATTTTTAACCCCGACATTACGGAGCTCTGCTCAACAATTTCATCGGTTAAGATACAGATGAAAGATTTGATCACATCGGTTTACACAAAACTTCTCAATAAGATGAGTGTTTTTCAAGAGCAAATGCATAATATTATTGAAGCCGTAACACTCATTGACGTTATATTTACAAAGGCTAATATTGCGCAAACCTACAATTATTGCAAACCGGAAATTTCAGAGGCTCCAAAGTCTTTTTTAAATGCCAAAGGTCTTAGACACTGTTTGATTGAACATTTGCAGCAAAATGAATTATATGTTACAAATGACGTTACGTTAGGAGACACTTTTACTGATGGAGTTTTGCTTTATGGAACAAATGCTGTTGGAAAAACTAGTTTGATACGTTCTCTCGGAATAACTGTTATTATGGCTCAGGCGGGGTTGTTTGTTCCGTGCTCTCATTTTCAGATGTCGCCGTATAAATACATTTTTACTAGAATCCTTGGAAATGATAATATGTTCAAAAACATGTCCACATTTGCGGTTGAAATGTATGAACTAAGAACTATTTTGCGTTTGGCAGATGACAAAAGTTTAGTTTTGGGAGACGAATTGTGCTCTGGAACAGAAAGCATTTCCGCTACTAGCATTTTTGTCGCTGGAATACAACAATTGTACGCCAAAAAGAGCAGCTTTATTTTTGCGACGCATCTTCATGAAATAGTAAACTATGAAGAAATTGTCGGATTGGATTCTGTCGTGATGAAGCACATGGCGGTAGTTTATGATAAAGAAAGAGACACTCTTGTATACGATAGAAAGATCCAAGATGGTTCCGGAGATAATATGTATGGGCTTGAAGTTTGCAAGTCATTGAACCTTCCCGCTGATTTTATTGAGTCCGCTCATAACATTAGGAACAAATATCATCAAGCGACTGCTAGCATCCTTTCTCTCAAAACGTCTCACTTCAGTTCAAAAAAGGTTGTTGGTCTTTGCGAGATGTGTCAAACTGAACAAGGTAAAGAAGTTCATCATTTGCAACACCAACAAATTGCGGATGAAAATGGTTTCATTAAAACTTCGTCCGAGACATTTCATAAGAACCATCCAGCCAATCTTCTTACTTTGTGTGAGAAATGTCACAACAAAATTCACAAGGAAAAGAAAATGCATAAAAAGGTGAAAACTACCAAAGGAGTTGTTATTACAAATGTGTCAATAAATATGTAGCAAATGTAATATATATATAATATTTGCATAATTTATGAAGTCAAGTCATATTAATTTTGTATGTTCCGCGTTTATAATAATAATATTTGGCGCCATTTTAGCTTTTATTTTAAACCCCAGATTGGAAGTGGAAGGCTTTGACAATAATAATATTTCTGATAGTTTTTGCAATACTTTTGGAAAAGATAGCAGTAAATTGCAAGAAGCTTGCGGTAGGCTCACTGGCAAAAACTGCAAGAACATGGGTTGCTGTGTTTTTACAAATGGAGAAAAATGTTTAGCTGGAGGTGTTACAGGCCCCACTTATAAAACAGATTCAAATGGTGAAGCTTTGGAGGTTGACAACTACTATTACCTTAATAAATGTTACGGAACTGGATGTTCAAATTAATTTGCGGTGTGGTTTGCATTTTTATCTCATTTAATTATAAGAATGATTATTACTTATAATCAAATATTGAAAATAAGTCAACCACGATTAGGTAGTCCCACTTCCATTGCATTAATTCCCGGTGGAAGAGATCGTCTTGTGGCTGGTTTCACTGGCGGAGCAATTGTTTTATTTGATACCGCTAATGGGAATATATTAAGAAGCGACAAGAGAGAAGACCAACAATCTACAATAAATTCGGTTGCGTGGAGTCCAAATGGAGCGCAAATTGCAACAGGAAGCACCGACGGAAACGTTCAGATATGGAACGCTGAAACATTGCAACTTGTGAGAACAATTGGAGCTGATAATATGAGCATCCCGGCGGTTGCGTGGAGCCCTGATAGCACGAGAATTGTATCTGGTTCTGCAGATGGTCATACGGTTATATGGGATGCTGCAACTGGAGAAAAAATTCGCACTCTTGGAGAGGAAACTGAAGAGTTTGGAAGCGAAGAACCGGAAGAAGGAATTATAGCTGTTGCTTGGAGACCCGACGGCCAAGACATTGAAAGCAGTGCAGCCAATGGAATGACTTATGCTTGGGGGGTTGATCAACCCCCTGGAGAAGAATTGTTGTCATACGAAGGACACGGAGGTGCACCAGACACAATGTCAATCGCATATAATACTGATGGATCTCGCATTGTAAAAGGTGAATTTAATGGAGGGTTGTTTTCTCAAAACCCGGAAACTGGTCTTGATACTATTCATATGATTGGGCACACGGATCCAGTTAATTCAGTGTGTTGGAGTCGTGACAATAGATTGATTGTTTCTGGTTCCTCGGATAACACTGTCCGCGTTTGGGATGCAGCAACTGGAGAAAATTTGGGGGTGTTGCAAGGTCACTCAGACGTGGTTACATCCGTCGCCATAAGTCCGGACAATAACTATATTTTTTCTGCGAGTTACGATGAAAGTATAAGAGTGTGGGAAAATGCCAGAATTACTACTAGTAAAACCGTGAATAAAATGTTAACAAACAGAGTAATTAGTAGCGCGTTAGACCAAGGTCTAGTGAGACAACCTGGATATTTTGGGCCGACTGATCCTGGAGGCCAAGAATATCAACGTGCTTCAAAAAGATGGGTTGAGCAAGGTGGGTTAGAAGGTGGCAAAAACAAGAAAACTAAAACAAATAAGAAAAACAAAACAAACAAGAAAACGAAAACAAACAAAACGAGCAAGAAAACGAAACCAATCAAGAAAAGTAAAACAAACAAGAAAAACAAGAAAAGTAAAACAAGCAAGAAAATCAAGAAAACACAAAGAAATAAAAATTGATTTGAATAAAAGAACATAAATAAATTATAACACAATAGTATAATAGATGATCATCCCAGTGAAGTGTTTTACATGCGGAACAGTTATTGCAGACAAATACCGTTATTATCTGGAAGAGGTTAGAAAGCGCAAATTGGCTAGAGATATGGATGTTGACAAGGTTGTCTACTTAACGAAGGAGTTTAGCGAAAAGACACCCGAAGGAGAGGTGTTGGATGAACTCAGTTTGAAAAAAATGTGTTGCCGAAGACATATGCTTACCCACGTTGATATTGAATAATTTCTTTGTCTAATATATATGAGAAAAACTATGAAAAAATCTTCTGCTTCTAAAAGAACTCAAAAATTATGGAAAATGAAAGGGTGCGCTAAATCAAGACGTAATTTAGGTGGAAAACGTGGCGGTTCTTGGGGGAAAAAAACTGGCGGAAAGAAGGGGAAAAGCAGAAAGCAACGAGGAGGAAATTGCGGCTGCGGATTACAATTAGGCGGTGGATGCAGGTGTGGTTTGCAATTGGGTGGAGCTCAAAAAGGTGGGTGCAGTTCTTGTTTATCCGGGGGCGTTCAAATGGGAGGACGCGCAGGCGTTCAAATGGGAGGACGCGCAGGCGTTCAAATGGGAGGACGCGCAGGAGGTATTAACTACGGGGGACCCGCTTTGGTCGGAGCTCCTTGGTCTGGAAAAATAGCAGACTGGCCAGGAGTGTCGGGCAAAGACGGTCAAACAAATTTTTTTTCTTTAAACGAATATAAATCAGTGGATCCACAAACGTCTATGATTTCAGAACGCGATCAACAAACGTTCATGAAAGGTGGAAGAAGATTGAGAAATAAAAGAGGCGGTGGGGTTGTTCCACAAGATTTGGTTAATTTAGGAAGAAGCATGGTTTATGGGCTAGGAAGCGCGTACAATACATTAAATGGATATGCTTCACCAGCAAACCCTCTTCCTTACAAAGACCAACTAGTAGACTCACCTACAAGAAATGCTCTAAAATACTAATTTTTTTTTCTAATATTATAACATAATGGCATTCCCAAAGTCGTTGAAAGAGTTGTGCACTCCCGCGTTTGTTTACTTCGTTTTATCCGCGATTGGCATAATCGTGTCGGTTATTCAAAATTTAGGCAACACCCGCATTTATAAGATGGGGTTGTTTTCTGCCCGCGTTCCCAGCACGATTCTCGTGTTTCTCGTCAAGATTGTCTACATCTTGTTCTGGACGTGGATCTTGAACTTGATCTGCAAGGATGGTCACAAGGAAATCGCGTGGTTTTTGGTTCTTATTCCTTTTATCCTCTTGTTTGTTATCATGGGATTAGTCATGGTTAACCCCAGCATTATGGAGGGCATTGATGAAACTCTTAAGAAGGCTAATAAAAAGTAAATGAAAAACAAAAACCCAATCTAATCTAGATAAACGGAACAAATAAAAATATATAATTATTATATTATGACTAATAAAATAATTAAAAATGGAATCTCATATGAAAAAAATGGATGGATGTACATATCAGTAAAAGGATCTCCGAGAGAAAGAGGCTACGCTTATGGCTATTTCTGCGCGGCAGAATTCAAAAAAATCCAAGAAATGTTGAGATTCTCTTGCTGGAATGATTTTGGTGAAACGTGGGATTTTTTTATTGAAGCCACGAGAGATCATTTTGAAGAGAAGATTAAGAAACACTTCCTAGAATTGTATGAAGAAATAGAAGGAATCGCGGAAGGTTGCACTGCCGGTGGAACAAAAACAACGACAACCGAGATTTTGGCCTGGAATAACTCGTTTACATTATTTGATTCTTGGTATGGCTCCCAAAAATCCAAGGAAGGATCTGTCGGACCAGGTGGGAGAGAAGGTGGTGCCAAGGATCACTGCAGTGCGTTTATAGCCGTAGGAGATTGGACGGAAGACGGAAAAATTGTGGTCGCGCATAATAGCTTTGCTAACTTCTTAGATGGTCAATACATGCGAGTTATTTTAGATTTGAATCCGAAAAAAGGCCATAGAATTGTTATGCAAACTTGCGCTTGTTGGATTTGGAGCGGCACAGATTTTTTCGTAACATCCGCTGGAATAATTGGAACCGAAACAACAATTGGTGGGTTTCACGCGTATGAAAACAACTACCCAATTGGTTTTAGAATAAGAAAGGCCATGCAATATGGAGATACGATGGACGATTATGTTAAAATACTTTTAGACGGAAACTCTGGCGATTATGCAAACTCATGGTTGTTTGGAGACACTAAGACAAATGAAATTTTGAGAATAGAATTGGGTCTTAAATATTACAACGTAGAGAGAACAAAGAACGGATTCTTCATAGGATTTAACGCGCCGTACGATCCGCAAATTCGCAATAAAGAATGCACGAATACGGGATTTGATGACATAAGACGCCATCAAGGTGCAAGAAGAGTTCGCCTCGGAGATTTAATGGATGAATATAAAGGAAAATTAAACGTTAATGTTGCAATGAAACTTATCGCTGATCATCACGACGTCTATTTGGATAAAGAAAATCCTTGTTCTAGAACAGTTTGCGCCCATTATGATTTGGATGCCCGAGAATATATGTCTGACCCAGCAAGACCCAAACCATACCAACCAAGAGGAGCACTTGATGGATGCGTTGGCGATTCAACGTTAACCCAAAAAATGTCTTTTATGGGAAGATACGGAAATTCCTGTGGAACCCCATTCATTGTTAGCGAATTTTGCGACAAAAGGAGACAGTGGGCTTATTTAAAGCCTTATTTAATGGATAGACCAACACAACCTTGGACAAAATTCTCAACGACGAGGTCATATAAAAAGTCTAAAACGCAGAAACATCGCGGAGGAAATAAAAACGTTTCAAGGAGAACACGAAGGTAAACCGTTATAATATTATTGCTTTTATTTTTATTATATTAGAGTTAATAATATTATAAAAATAACACTATTTATATAATATATACATATGGAAGCCATTTCGTGGAAATTAATTGACAAATATTTTAAGGATAACCCGTATAATTTAGTTGCTCATCATTTAGAATCGTACAACGATTTCTTTGACAACGGAATTAATCGGGTGTTCCGCGAAAACAATCCTATACGATTCATTGAGAGAGAAGATGGCGAAAAAAATGCAGAAGAGACGCGCAACCAATGTCTTTTATATTTAGGTGGAAAAGAAGGGAAAAAAATATACTTTGGGAAGCCGATTATATACGACGACAATAATGCTCATTATATGTACCCAAACGAAGCCAGGTTGCGCAATATGACTTACGGCATCACCATTCATTATGACGTTGAAGTTGAAATCATATACTACGACGGTGGAGAGAAAAAGGAAAAAACCGTTACTTTGGAACAAATATATTTGGGTCGTTTTCCAATTATGCTTCAATCAAAACTTTGCATTTTAAAGTCTCTCGCCAAAGACGTGAGGTTCAACATGGGTGAATGCAGGAACGACTATGGAGGTTATTTTATTATTGACGGAAAAGAGAAATCTATCGTCTGTCAAGAAAAATTCGCTGATAATATGCTTTACATCCGCGCGAATAAACCCGATGAAACGTACAGCCATTCCGCCGAAATTCGCTCTGTTTCGGAAGACGCATCAAAACCAGTTCGTACAATGGCTGTTAAAATTGTTGCGCCTAGCCCATCATTGTCTAATAATCAAATTGTTGTTCTTGTTCCCAATGTAAGAAAACCGGTTCCTCTCTTTATATTAATGCGTGCATTGGGTGTTGTCTCAGACAAAAGCATTATTGAATATTGTTTGTTAGACTTGGAGAAAAATGATTCTTACATTGATTTATTTATTCCATCCGTACACGACGCGAATAAAATTTTTAATCAAGAAACCGCGTTGCGTTATATTGCATCTTTCACAAAACGTAAAACGATTACTGGAACCTTAGATATTTTAATGAATTACTTTTTACCTCACATTGGAGAACAAAACTTTTTGGAAAAGGCGTATTTTGTCGGTTATATGGTTAACCGCATGTTGCGCGTTTTTACAAAGGAAGATAAACCAACCGATCGCGACAATTTCCGATTCAAGAGGATTGAGCTTTCGGGTTCTCTCATCTATGACCTTTTCAGAGAGTATTTTCTTATTCAAAAGAGGGACATCGCATTGAAGATTGACAACGAGCATTATTACCACAAAGGCAAATACGAAGGTCAAAACTTTGCGACTTTAATAGAAAACAATTACATGGATTTTTTTAAGGAGAGACTTATTGAAACCGGATTTAGAAAAGCGTTCAAAGGAAATTGGGGGTCAGAAGAACACACAAAACGCGTTGGAGTTGTTCAGGATTTGAACAGGTTGTCTTGGAATACTTTTATCTCTCAGCTACGCAAATTTAATCTTCCATTAGATGCAAGTGCAAAGGTTGTTGGGCCTCGTCTTTTACACGCGAGTCAGTGGGGTTATATTGATCCAGTGGATACACCCGACGGCGGGAACATTGGTCTGCATAAACACATGGCTATTAGCACGTTTGTTACAAGTGGTGCGTCATGCGTTCCCATGATAAAATGGTTGCGCGCCAAAACAACTATGAGAATATTGCAAGAATGCGATCCAAAATTATTGGGAAATTCCACTAAAATTTTTGTAAATGGTATTTGGATAGGTGTGATTGATAATCCCATTGAAACTGTGGAAACAATAAAAATGTTCAGGCGAAACGGTTTAATTCCCGCATTCACAAGCGTTTCATTTAGTTACGAAAACAACGAAATATTTATATACACTGATTCCGGTCGTCTTAGCAGACCCATTTATTACATTGACAGCAAAACAAAGAAAATTAGTTATGATAGACCCGAAATTATTGAATTGATAAACAGCAACAAATATACCTGGGAACAAGCCGTTAGTGGGTTTCATGAAAAAGCTGTTGAAAAATTCAGCATAAAACGAAACATTATTTATGACATTGCCGAATTATATCCGGATTTGAAGAGTCTTGAATCCATTGAAAAAGATTTTGAGAAAGACAAATCAGTAATTGAATATATAGATCCTTCAGAAGAAGAAGGATTGTTAATAGCCACTGCCAAAGATGATTTGAAAAAGAGCCGCTTCTATACACACGTTGAAATTGATCCTTCTCTCATTTTGGGTATAATGGGAAATCTTGTTATTTATCCCGAAAACAACCCGTTGCCTCGTAACTCTTTCTCTTGTGGTCAAAGTAAGCAAGCTGTTTCTGTTTATCATTCCAATTTTCAATGTCGCATTGATAAAATGGGCGTCATTTTGAATGCCGGTCAGATTCCTCTGCTTAAATCTAAGTATTTGGAATACGTTAATAATGAAGAAATGCCTTATGGAGTAAATGCTATTGTCGCTATTATGTCATACACTGGGTACAACGTTGAAGACGCTATTTTAATTAATGCTGGTTCACTCGCGCGCGGAATTTTCAGAACAACTTATTATTCTATGTATGAGGCGAGAGAAGAAAGCTCCAAAATATCTGGCTCTATGTCAAACTCTTATTTTGCCGACGTTCAAACTAAAAATGTGACTGGATTAAAACCTGGTTATGACTACAGCAATCTTGACAAATATGGGCTCATCAAAGAAAATACGCCATTAAATGATAAGATGGTTGTTATTGGAAAAGTAACATCTAGCACACTTGACTCCGATAAGGTTAACGATTCGTCTGTTTTTCCCAAAAAGGGACAGCTCGGGTTTGTAGACAAGTCATTTATTACAGAGGGTGAAGAGGGAACTCGCATTGCAAAGATTCGTGTGCGTGAAGAGCGCATTCCCGCAATTGGCGATAAAATGGCGAGCAGAGCCGGTCAAAAGGGAACCCTGGGGTTGATAATTCCCGAGGAGGATATGCCTTTTACAAGCGACGGAATACGCCCGGATTTGATCATCAACCCTCACGCTCTTCCATCTCGCATGACAATCGGTCAATTGGTTGAAAGCTTATTTGGTAAAGCTTGCACTGTTTACGGTGGTTTTGGTGATTGCACTGCATTTCAAAGCAAGGGTCCAAACACAAAGGTTTATGGTTCCATGTTAGTAAACGCTGGGTTTCACTCATCTGGAAACCAAGTTTTATATAACGGGATGACTGGAGAACAAATCTATTCCGACATTTACGTTGGACCCACATATTACATGCGTTTAAAGCACATGGTTAAGGATAAAATTAATTATCGTGCGAGGGGGCCAAATACAATGCTTACGAGACAGCCAGTTCAAGGGAGAGCAAATGACGGTGGCCTCCGCATCGGAGAGATGGAACGCGATGGTGTACTCGCTCATGGGGCATCCGCCTTTTTGAATGAATCCTTTATGGTTCGCGGCGATGAATATTATATGGCCATTTGCAATAAAACGGGATGCGGTGCAATATATAATAGCGATCTCAATTTGTTCTTGAGCCCTTTTGCAGACGGGCCAATAAAATTTAACACCACGTTAGATGGAAAACTTAATATCCAAAATATGAGTAGATTTGGAAGAGACTTTAGCATAGTTCGCATTCCATATGCATTAAAATTGTTGATGCAAGAATTGCAAACAATGAACATTCAAATGCGCATTATAACAGAAGATAATATTGACCAATTAATGAATTTGTCTTACTCGGATAACATTAATAAACTTTTGAAGACGGGTGGTACAAAAGAATTGTCTGGTTTGTATGGAAAATATAAAAATGTTATTGCACAACAATTGCAAGACAAGTCTGTTCGTAGTCGCGTGCCCGTTCCAGAGAGTTCTTCTGATAGCAGTATTCCTTATGCCGACGTAAGCCCGGCTTATCAACCAAGTGACGACGGCGAAGAAAATCACGGAGACAGTGAAAGCGATAAGTATAATCCTAATTCCGAACCAGAAGCTCAAAATTTTGAGCCTCATTCACCAGAAGAACCACCTCCAGTGAGCGGGATCAAAATTAAAAACGAGGAACTCAAAACGGAATTTGAAGCTCTAGGAGAGAGAGATAAAGTCTTGCTAATGAAAATGATGGCTGAGAAAAAGGCGAAGGCTGGAAAAGAACCCGTTGAGGCTCAGGAAAATGTCATAATTCAAAAACCACAGATTGGTGGAGGAGAGGAAGTTACTTCTATTTTAAAAGTGGAAGAAGAAAAACCTGAATCCGAAACAACGATGGAAGAGACAAATGGAGATTCCGGTTCAGAAACAAAGGCAATTAGTTTTGATATTAGGCCAGAAATAGCCTCTTCATCTGGAGAGGTTAAACAAATTATATTATAACGAAATAGTTTTATAGAGTATTATTGTTTTTTCTCGTTTTCTCGTTTTATTTGTAATGTTTTTCATAAATTACAAATAAAAATTGAACGAATTTAAAATGATAATGTCTAAGTATAAATATAATGGCGACCCACAACTCAAGCGGTGTAGTATCAACCGTTCATAAATCTAGAAAAACTATTTTAGACTTGATGAAAAAGCAAAAGTACAACACAGAAGATTATGAAAATTTTAGTGTAAACGAGGTTAATGCTATGTTACAGAACAAGCAGCTTGACATGCTTTTGGAGAAGACTGATGAAGATCCTACAACAAAGCGCAAGAACAAGATTTACATCAGATACTATTTAGCAAAAACCTTGCGCCCGCAAAATATTCAAGAAATGATAGACGATTTGTTTAATTTGGAAGAGGTTTTAACCAAGGAAGACACGTTAATGATCATTACAAAGGATGAACTAAATGAGACCATTACAAATTTATTGAAGCATATTTGGGAGCAAGACCGAATTTTGATCGTGGTTCAAAGCATTAAACGCCTTCAGTTCAATATTCTTGATCATGTTTTGGTGCCTCCTCATCGTGTTTTGTCAAAGGATGAAGTCAATGTCGTTAAATCAAAATATAACATTATGGATGACACACAATTTCCAGACATTTCAAGATTTGACCCAGTTGCACAAGTAATTGGAATCCGGCCTGGCCAAGTTTGCGAGATTATTCGGCCTAGCAAAACAGCGATTAACAGTTATTATTACAGAATTTGCGTGTAAATAAATTCTAATTGTATATATAATGTCAACGTATTCAGTTAATATCCAAGATAAAATAAATGCAATTAGTGAAAAATTCTATTCAGCTTTAGATGATTTTTCTAATTCATATGTGAACTACAAATTATATCCAGGTCAAAGTGAATATCAACAAATATACGCAAATTCGCAAGGTGTCATTGACGCGTTGCAGGCCGACATGTTTGTTGCTTCAAACGACGTTCAAAACAACATAGACAATTTAAATAACCTTATTTCCAATTTAAATACTAAAATAGCAACAGAGAAATCAAAGAATACCGAGTTAAAAAGACAACTAGCCGCTGTTTCATCAGACTCAAATGGATCAGGGTTATTAATAAATCAGTCGCAAACTCTTTACTTTGATAAATATGTCGTCAATTCAACTCTTGCTATAGGTATTTTAATAGTTTTTGCCACAACTTTTACCGTTTTTTCTCAAAGAGAACAATTGCCGAAAACTTTATAATACATTTTCTATTGCACTAATTATAGTATAATAGAAAAGAAAATGCATTTCACATCTAATTCTTTATCTATAAAAAAAAACAAAGTTATGGAAATTATGAATGAGTCTATGAAAAAATACATAAGAAAAATAGAAGAATTTCATAAAAACCCCAATTATAAAATAAAGCAAATTGTAAACCAAGAAATTGCGACGGCGGATAGTGAAGTTGACCCATTATTAATCATTTTAGGTATTTCTTTTTTTTCATTTTCAGCTAATTTAATTTTGCTTTTTACGAAAAGCAATAACAAATAATCAAAATAAAAACCACGGCATTTGTTTTCTTTTGATATAATAAAGATGTCAACTCCCATTGATATTAGTTCAAATATTTTACAATTGCAACAATTAGAACTTCAATATAAAACAAAAATCAATGAATACAAAACTGCTTACGCTTCTTATATAACTACAACGCAATCTCAAACTGATCAAAATAGTTACGTTGTTCTTCCTGGAAAAGTATATTCCGGAGCGACAAACATTTCTAACACTACAAATAGCACGACGGACAATTGCCAAGCTTTGTGCAGCGCAAACACTTCGTGCACTGGTGCTACATTTAACTCCATTTCTAAAAAGTGTTCATTATTTAAGGGTAAAGGAACTTTAGTGAACGGCGGATCAAGTGATAATACAATTATCAAAAAAATAAACCAGCAATTAATATCTTTAGATGCAGTTAATTCACAACTAATTGACATTAATAATCAAATGATGAGAATAGTTAACAAAATCCAGCCAAGCGTGAAACAGAATATTGCCACTCTATCTACAAACGACGCGACGTTAATTGCAAACAGTGAATCGTTAAAGAAAGAACAACGCGCCATAAAAAAGTTATTAAATGAATACAATGATATAGATCAAAATTATATTAATCAAACTTTGAATGTTGACAAACAAAACGCGAGTTATTATTTGTGGCTAGTTATTACTATTGTTGTAGTGATTTTGGTTATAAAATTTGTATTATTTCCAGAAGCAAGGGGTAATGTTGTTAGCATTATTTTATGGTCAATCATTATAATTTGCATAATATTAGCAACAATTAGCCTTAAAAATCCGGCAGTTTACGGAATATGGGTTTTATTAGTCGCACTAGTGTTAATGATGAAGGCTCAAATAATACCGTCCATATAATATAATGCCGAAAGGAGCAAAATGCGCTCGTGGTGTAATATAATCGTGGTGTAATATAATCGTGGTGTAATATAATCGTGGTGTAATATAATCGTGGTGTAATATAATCGTGGTGTAATATAATCGTGGTGTAATATAATTATATTTTTTTATATATATTTATATTAATGACAAGTAAATCAGAAACGTATATATCAGAAACATTAAGACAAGGAAAAAAATTCAAAAAATATCAGGGCAAAATAATTAAAAGAGAGGGAAAACATATTGACGAAACGCTTCTTGAAGGCTTTGCTGGCAGGAATATGGAGTCTCGCCAATTAGTGGATGAAATCGCACAAGCAAAGTCTGCTTCTGCGGATTTAACGAATCTTCAAACCGCATTTGAAAGCACTTTAGAGAGATATAAAACGGCGCACACCCAACTTATGACAACGACGACAAATTTTCTAAGCGACAACAATAAAATACAAAATAATTCCATCCTTGGAAAAAATATTTACGTGAACACAATTGTTTCCAATCCTGCGTCAGATTCAATTGGTGTTTATAATGGTAACCCAAATACCCCCGCTATGAGTGCATTAAACGGCAATTATACATACGAACAATGCCAAGATTCTGCCATAAAAAATGGTTCCCAATATTTTGCTTTAAGCGAAGTAGATTCAACCGGAAAAACCGGCAAATGTTCTATTAGCAAAGACCTTAATAGTGTTATTAAATATGGCAAAAATATTCCAAAATGTGTCTCTGGAAACGACGGCAAAATTTACGGAAACAATATGGTAAACGCGTTATATTCATTGACGGGATCAACTGCAAATTATGTTGGTTGTTATAACGATAATGGAAGCTCTAGAGCTATGACAAGTTCTGGACCCAATTTATCATCTCTTCCAAATGTTTATTTAACTGGGGCTTACAATACTGGACCATGGGGCTGCTGGGATTTTATAGACAGAAGCGCTCAATGGATTTGGTATACTCCAAATGCCACCAGAAACGCACCCAATAACACGGGGGCTCCCATAACTTTAATTAGCAAATTCAATTATGCTGGAACTGGATACGCTAGAGCAACTATTTATGGAATTTGCGACAACACATCAACTGTTTATTTAAATGGAATAAACGTTGGAAAGATTGAAGGAGGTTGGGGTTGGGGATGGGGCGGAAATGGAAGAGGAATAGCAATTTCTGTTTCAATACAGCCTGGCGTAAATTATATATGTGCCGAAGTGACAAACTGGGGAGGGCCCGCGGGGTTTATTTTATCCATATTAGATTCAAACAACCGAGTTTTGTTTAATACAACAACTTCTTGGAAATATAGTCAAGTCGGCGCAAAAAATTTAATTCCAAATAAACAAGATTATTCGGTTGATTCTTGCAAACAATACGCGGCGGCAAATGGTTATCAGTATTTTGCTCTTCAAGGCGGCGGAGTTGGAACTTCGCAATGTTACGTTAGCAATAATTTACAAGAGGCTCAAAAATACGGTTCTGCGGAATCAACAAAAATAGGCCAAGACGACAAGTTATATGGGAGATCTCTCGCCAATGCCACTTATAAAGTGAAAAATTTAGGACACGCGGATTATTTGGGAAAACTTGGATATGTAGACAACAATGGAAATGTAACCGAATATCCGAAATCAATGATTTCAATGGTAAATAACGTTCCAACTATTGTCAATTCTAACAAAAGCTGTGGAAAAGATATAGTGAATGTTGACAGCAATGTTTGGGCGTCTCAAAAAATGTCAACGAGAAAGATGACTCCCAACACAAAATGTGGGTTGTCAAGTGCAATTCAAGCCGATCAAGCTAGTGCGGAAGATTTGGCGGCTCAATTACAAACAATGTCTTCTCAAATTATTAGCATAATTAATACATTGGAAAACCTTGATGCATCAGTTATTGCTCAAATGGGAATTAATAAATTGGCTTTAGACGACATGTTAAAGAAATACACAGCTTATAACCGCGAATTTTCTCAATACAAAAATTCTGATTATGGAAATTACGAAAACATTTTAAGTGACAGTGGGATCGTTGCATCTCAACAAAATTATAGTTATTTATTATGGAGCAGCATTGCGCTTGTTGTTCTCATCATTACGCTACAAATACTTAGGAAAAATGGTTAGCAAGAAGCAATAAAAAAGAAAGAAAAAGATGCGAAATGACGATCCGTTATATATATTATCTTGATATATTCTATATATAATGACATCTACAATAGAAGATAGAAACTCAGAACTTATAGCAGATATCCAAAATCTTCAAAGCGTTGAAACAGGTTTATTTCAAAGTTTAGAAACCGGGATAACAAATAAAAGTCTTACACAGGATCAACAAAATAGCCTGGTGGATCAAATCAATAAAATCGCCAACATGAGAGAAAGTTTATATAAAAGTTTAGACAGCACTCAACAATATTATAATGGAACTGTTTCCAGCGTTGGTGGAATTATTGGTCATCAAATAAATGCACTTGACGTTGTTGAGAACCAAATGAATGAATCTAAGAAAAGATTAAAAGCCATTCAACAAGAAAAAGATAATAAATTAAGATTGGTTGAAATTAACACTTATTATGGAGAAAAGTATGAAACCCACACAGGAATAATGAAAACCATTGTATTTTTTTGCATCCCTATTATTATTCTAGCCATTTTAGCAAATGCCAATATATTGCCCCATTCTGTTTACGTTTTGCTATTTATAATAATCGTTGTTGCAGCTCTCGTTGTTATATTGAGAAAAATATTAGAAGCATTATCGCACGACAACATGAATTATCAAGAGTATGTTTGGGGTTCATCTCCTCCAACAAAACCGTACGTTGAGACGGGAAACACGGCCGGAGTTGATCCTTGGAAGGGTCTTGGTTTAACATGCATGGCGCAAGAATGTTGCGACACTGGTTTTACATATGTTCCTTCTCCAACAAATAAATGCATAGCCAATGCAAGTTTGCCAGCGGGAGTGAAGCCTTATAGTCAAGATCAATCACGAAGCGTTAGTTCTTCTACGCCAAAAATCGCAGCTGCGCCCGTTGCTAGTGGTCAAAGCGTTGCGTCTGTTTACCAGTCATTAGCCAATCTATAGAATAAAACACAAAGATTTGCTATATAATTTAGAAACGAGAATTATACTACTATTATGAAAAATAAATAATAGTATAATATAGCATCATACAAACAATGTCAGGAAATCAACAACTAATACAACAATTGCAACAACAACTTAAAATTCAGGACACAACAAACCAAATAAACCAAATGATATCGCAATCTGCAGATGCATTAACATGTGGGCCAAATTGCCAAAAAACTAGAAAAGAAGAACAATTAAAACAACAATATTTGAATGCTCAAGCAAACGTTAATACGGCCCCAGCTCAATTAGACGCCGCCGCAAAAGATTATTTTACATATTCTCAAGGAACGGCTGGATATAATAAATACGTGGCAAGTCAAGCCACAACGAGCGCAAATTCTGTTGTTTCCGACGCAACGACTACATATTCATCAGCTCTTCAAAATGTTCAAGAATTAACTAAAACTTATGAAAATTTAAGCTCTACATATAACAACTCATTTGATTTATATAAAAAATATTTGACTGAAAATGCTGAGTTGCAAGCGACCATTTCTAAAATAAACACTGACACTGTCACTAGCGATAGAAAATCATTTTATGAAAGTCAGGGTTTAGATCACCTTAACGCATGGCATTCTTTTCTTAAATGGACGTACATATTTATTGTTGTAGTTTATTTCATTGGATTGCTCTTGACAAAAAGTTCTTACACTTTATTTACAAGATTTTTAATACTTGTTGCATTTATAATATATCCGTTTTTCATAAATTACTTTGTCGCGTTTGTTTATAATAATGCTATGAAAGTTAAAACTGGTTTCAATAAAACGTAAAATAACGCGTTTGCCGATTTTCTTTTTTCTTTTTTCTTTTATAGTACTATACTATATAAATGGACGCAAGTTCTAAAAAGTATAAGTTAAGTCACAGGTTTCAACCAAAAGACGATAGAGATCACAAATATTCAGCAAAATTAGACGAATCCACAAAATTGCAGGTCGTGACGGTTTCTACAAAGGCTGGAACAGTTACAACTAACACTCCCGCGCCAAATTCTTCATTTAGCATTTCTCCGTTACCAATCATAATGGACCAGGGGAATTTGGGAGATTGCACGGCAAACGCGTTTTATTACACGGTAATGAAACAAACAAGCAATAAAGTTCCATTATCTAGATTATATCTTTACGCGAATTGTAGATCTTTGGACTACACGCCATTAGATCAAGACGATGGCACGACTGTTAGAACTGTTTGTAAAGCGATAGTAAATTATGGCGTTTGCTTGGAAAGCGTGTATCCATACATAATAAGCAATCATTCAAATTTGCCTCCATTAAATTGTTATCAAGCCGCAAAAAGGTTTCAAAAATTCAGTTATATATTTATACAGCAGACAGTGGCAAGCATAAAGAGTGCATTAACAACATATAATGTTCCCATTGTTTTTGGAATAATGGTTTACTCAAGCTTTATGAGCAATGCAGTTTCTACAACTGGTATGGTTCCAATGCCAAATACAAAAACAGAAACCTTTCTAGGCGGGCACTGCGTTGTTATTGTTGGTTATAATGACGCAACTCAACGATTCACTTGCGCAAATTCTTGGGGCACGTCTTGGGGAAATAAGGGTTATTTTTACCTTCCTTATGATTATGTTACAAATGCAAGTTTATCCGGCGATTTTTGTGTGACTCAATTCACCTACTAAAAATAAAATTTGACAAAATGATCTGAAATAATAATTTTGCAATAAAAATTATTATTCTAATAGAATGCAATTCCATTGTAAAAAAATAAACAAACTATAAATTTTATGGGTTATATAGGCTAAATTTCCTCAATCTCATCCTTCTCCGTTTCATAATTAATCTTTACATTTACCCAGCCATCCTTTCGGCATTTGCCGAATTTCTTATCCATGTACTCGTACAACTCAACGCCCTTAGGCGCCTTTTTGTTTCCCTGCGTGTCTTGGAACCACGTCTTGAACTGCTGCGTCAACTCTTGCTTCGCAATCTTTGCACCCTCCTTCTTTGAAACCATCTCGCTCACGAATCCAGCAATATGGTCTTGGCCCTGGCGATACTTGTTAGACGACGACATTACAATGTCACAGTTTTGCACGATGCCCTGGTTCTCAAACGCGCGCATAACAAGCATGCTGGCAAACACCGGCGCCCAGCTAGGAAGCTTCTCCTTCAAAAGAGGATCCTTGGGAAATTGGTAAGGAGTGTCATCAATAACGGGATCCTCCGGATTCACAAACTTTGACATAAATTCAACGATGCGAATGCGGCGCCAAGTGCCATCGTCGTTGCTTACAATCTCAAAGAGCGTATTCGTGCAGACACACAAATGAAACTGAATGTTGAAGTTTTCTGATTCGCAATAAAGAGCACGCGCCTGCATAGTTGAATCACCAGTAAGCTGCTTCATGATGCCTTCATTGATTCTTGCCTCCTTTGACGGCTCTTGCATGAGAGCATATCTAACGCCCTTGAGCTGCATAACCTCTGAAGACGTTCCGCCGACGCCAACGCGTTTTTCGGTTACAAGAGTAATCGGAACAATTCCAGCGTATTCTCCAAGAGTGCACTTCATTAAATCTGTCAACAACGATTTACCGTTTGAACCATTTCCTCTGTAAATGTTGAATGTTTGATTAATGTTTTCTCCGATAAGAACTGACGCCAAATGATCCCAAACATATCGGTTGAGTTCCTTGATTGGAAACAATTGCTCCATAAAAGTCAAGATTTGATCCGCAATTGGTTTGTCTTTCACATGATCAAATGGCCTGTAAGGAACACCGGTTGTCTTTGTGATATAATCCTGAGGATATCCGTCTCGGAAAATCTTATTCTTAATATCAACAACACCATTTGAGAAACACATCAAGTAGCGATTCTCGTCCATCTTCTTCACGAACTCCTCGTCAAAGAAGATCTCGCCCGCCTCCTTAAAGATATTGCTCTTGTCATTGGTCTTCTTCAGTTTGTTGGATAGCTCAGACACGTGTCTAATCTGCTTTTTAAAGAGCTCGTAGCGTTCGTCACTTGCGCTATAATGTTGCATCTCAACGACGTATTTTCTTTGCTGATCCTGATACAAATTGTACATCTCACGCGAGATTGACAATCTCAAAGAATGGCCGAGATCCTTCTCCCAATGATGATTTTTGTAAACATACCACGTCTTGTTCACCAAGCTGCTGCACACGTATTTATCCTTGAACATTTGATACAAAACCATAGCAAAATCATAATCCGTTGGAGTGTTAATAGTCTCCTCTAGAAAATGCTGAACAGTATTTTGCTTTACCTTAAGATACTCTGCATACGCGTCTTGCTTTGCCCAATACAAAATAGATCGCTTTGTAACACCGTCTGGCTTTGTCTTAAAATCCTTCTTCCATCTTGTGTACAAATCTGGAATGGTTGCGTAATCAAAATCGCTCGCTTTGCTTCGCAACATAACCCAAGACAAGAATAGACGATCGTCCGTGTGTTTAAGAGCGAATGCAACCTTTGTGTTGAGCAAATGCGAACCAGGTTCATAATATTTCTCCGGCAAAATTTGCGTATATTCATGAACCTCTTTCACATTATAGTCGTTTAATGTTAAACTCTTCAACATTTTGTCAACTGCCCGCTTCAAAACAACCGAGTCAGTGATTTCATTCAAGCTAATCTCGTCGGATTCCTCCGGGTCGGCTTCACCATCAACCTTCAAAACGATCTTTGTATTTGTCGTCTTTGCTCGCTTTGGTTTGGCCTGGCTCTTTGCCTTTTCATACTCGTCTTTAATTCTATCGTTAATTTCAAACTGAGGATGTTCCGAATATCTTGCAGACAACTTGGGCAATTCTTTTGAAATGTCAAAGTCTTTTTCGCAATCCTTCTCTTGCATCATAAATTCTCCGTCGCTTGAGTCGTAACTAATAATATAATACTGAGTCAGATTGTAAGCCATGTTTCCGGGCTTTCTTGATCCAAATACCTGCCAATTCGTGGATCCCTTACTAATTCCTTCGTCCAAAACAGCGTCCCATCCATTAATGAGTGGGAGGTCCCAATACTCTCCGATCTTTTCCAAAACTTTCTTACGAAGAATCGTCTGCAAAGAATGTTCCATTTTAATGCCGATAATAATATGGATCCCATCTTTTGTAAGAGATTTGTCGGCTAACCTATTCACGTCTGGCTTTTCAAAAACGTAAATCGGGAATGGTTTGTTTTCTTCAAAAACAAAGAATTCCTTAAGTAGTTCCAAATAGACTCCCGCTATAATATCAACGATGTGCTCCTTTGTGTGCTGACGTGTTTCAACGTCATAATTATATCTGAAATCAAAATCAAGCAAAATTGGAGAGCCCGTTTCTAATTGCCTTTCTGTCAAATATTCCATTTTGTTTTGAACAAAGACGGATTCGTAGTACAGCTTCCAGAAGACGGCCTCGTCTTCCTTCGGAATAATGTAAGACCCGCCATAAATTCCAAGTTCTTTGCTTGGAATTCTTGTATGAGTCAATGAAACATTTACTCCTTCTCTTTTTTCTGCGTTTGCATTATGCTTTACGAGAAACTCGGTTAAATCTTTAAAATGAGATTGTTGCGAGTTCATTATATTTGTTGTTATAATATAACGAGATTTTTCTATTTCAATTTTCTTTATTATTAATAATCAATTTTTCGTGTGGAAATTTTTAACGCACTTAAAATATTAACACTGAAATAGATATAAAAATATAAGAACAAATAACATAGAATGTCAACCGAAAAAACTACCGTGCTAACAAAAGATACAATAACGCGTCTTTTGCACGACGTTAAACATGTGATTAAAAATCCATTAACGGATAACGGAATTTACTACACCCACGACGATGAAGATATGTTGAAGGGATACGCTCTCATTATTGGACCGTCTGATACCCCCTATTTTGGTGGGTTCTTTTTTTTTGAGATTCAATATCCGGCGAATTATCCTCACAGCCCGCCGCACGTTATTTACTGCACAAATGGTGATAATATTCGGTTTAACCCCAATCTGTATACGGGTGGAAAAGTTTGCGTTTCCATTTTAAATACGTGGAGGGGAGAGCAGTGGACATCTTGTCAAACTATTTCAACGCTCTTGCTTACTCTCTGCACGCTCTTGTGCAAGGAACCACTTTTGAATGAGCCCGGCGTTACTAAGAGTCATGCTGATTTTATTAACTACACAAAAATTATAGAATACAAAAATGTTGACATTGCTATTTTAAAAATGATGGACAAAACCGTCGGCGTTTATCCTGAAAAATTCGGGTTTTTTTATCCGATAATGAAGGAGAATTTTAATAAGAACAGCGAATCTATCATTAAATATTTAGAAAACAAGTGTAAAGAAGAGCCAAAGGAAGTTATTTTAACAACTGCGATGTACAATATGAACGTCAAAGTAAATTACCCAGAACTTCTTGCAAAATATAAGGCAATGTCTACGTTATTTCAATGAAAGCGATTTATTTGACAAATGAATTCAAATAAAAATTGACATAAATAAATAATGTAAAGTAATAATATATAACACAACATGCATTTCTGCAGCTCATGTCAAAATATGTATTACATTCGCGTTGATGGTGAAAACCCGAATAAATTGGTTTATTACTGTAGAAATTGCGGAAATGAGGATACCACTCTGAATGTTGAAAACGTGTCTGTTTCTAAGATTCAGCTTTCTAAAGGTGAACAGAAATTCGCGCACATTATTAACAAGTACACTAAGTTGGATCCCACTTTACCTCGCGTGAGCAAGATTCTTTGCCCAAATGCAGATTGCGAAACAAATGCGCATGGAAAAGATAAAAAGGATCGTGAGATTATTTACATTCGCTACGACGACGTCAATATGAAGTATGTATATTTGTGCTCAACGTGCGACACTGTTTGGAAGACCGACGACCAGAATTAGAATAAAAACAACAATAAGACATTTTTTATAACATTGGAAACCATTTTACGTTTAATCTAAACTTAAAATCTCATTATAGCAAAATTAATAATGAGATTTGCAATCTTTTCTAAAAATATTTTCAGGAGGGGTCATAGGGGAACCTAGGTTCCCCTAATATAAATAAAAATTGATTTAATAAATATAAAGTTTCTTTAGTTAATATAACTAAGAATGGATAAAGAGGATGAACCTTTGTATTCTTCGTCTGACGAAGACAATGATTCCGAAAATGAAGTGTCTGAAGAAGATGAAGTGAAAAGCGAAGTGGACGACGTCAATAGCGAAGAGGAAGAACAAGAGGAGGAAGAAGATGAAAAAAGCGAAGAAGAAGAAGGCGATGATGAAAGCGATGAAGACCAAGAAGAGGATTTTGATGAAGATGGTGAAGGAGAAGCTGTAAAAAGCAAAACAAAGCCCAAACCACAACAACTCGGTGGTTCCATGGAATATGAAAGCGAGGATGACGACGACAATTACCAAAGCCCTTACTTGCAGAAATTTAACGCTGACATTAATAAAAATTATATTCTTGATTTTCATCCAGAATGTGCTGTTAACAATTATGATGAAATATCCGTATTGACCCAGGTGATTCGTGATGCAGCAAATAACATTATTGACGATCTTCACAAGACGATTCCATTCTTGACTAAATATGAAAGAACACGTGTTATCGGTCAGAGAGCGAAGCAGATTAATTCCGGGGCAAAAGCATTTGTAAAGGTTCCTGAAAATGTGATTGACGGTTATTTGATAGCCGAATTGGAGCTTATGCAAAAGCGAATTCCATTTATTATCAGGAGACCAACTCCTGGAGGTGGTTGCGAATATTGGAATCTAAAGGACTTGGAAGTCGTATCTTTCTAAACAAAAATCTTATCTAAAACTTCTTTATTTTTTTTTGCATCGTTGTAACCATTATCGTACAACTTTGAAAAATCGTATTTTTCCCTAGAAAAGAGTGTTGTGTAGTCTGTTACTTGAGTTGAAACCGTCATTATCTTTTCTATGAATGTTTTTTGAATATGGCTTGAGTTTTCAGGTTTCCAAATACTAGGGTTTATGTGCAGCGTCGGCTTTATTACATTCAAATAAGGATATTTGCTGAACCCACCGTCAAACGTATTTATATTTTGATATTTATTCAAAAACGTGGTTCCGGTTATATAAGGAATGTGAGAGCTTGCTATGCAACAATTAATTGCGTCTTCTAATGTGTCAAAATCTGAGAAAATATTTGTTTTTATTTTCATTTTTTCAAAACTTGTTACTCCTATAAACAATCTTTCAAGGTCAAAATCGTCGTCTCCGTATTTGTTAAGTATTTTATACTTCATTGCGTACTCCAAGTCAATAATTGAAATTGAATTGTTCAGTTTATTATCTAATAACATCTCAATGACAAACTCCGTAGGATCTCCTTTAAATGTCATAAATAATGAATTCCATGCTCCAGCGGATGCACCTGAAAATATGTAGTTATTTAGATCGTAATTTTCCTTAATAAATGAGGTAGTTCCTAACATATAAAACCCCTTAAATCCTCCGGGAGAAATGGAAATCAGTTTTTTATCCGTTATAAAGTTATTTTCTTTTAAGTATAAAGAATTGTCATTGCAAGTAAACTTTTTATTTTTTATATTTATAATACACTGTTCGGGAGTTATTTCAAATGTCGGTTTTGGCGTAAACATTTTTTTTGAAGGATGTTTCATCTTTCCGACAATTCTTCCTGCTAGATTTTTGTTGAACAACAATGAAAAAATATTCATTAATAATATTATTCGCATTACCGTTTAATATTATTTGCTTATATTTTTTATTATTACTTAGAGCAACGTGCATTTTAAATACCGACTTGGAAAATATGATAACAAAATATTTAAAAATTTATTACCATGTATTATTACATGAATAGCGAAGAATTACTAACTAAAATAAAAAATTACGAAGATAGAATTTTTTGTTTAGAAACCGAATTAAATGAAACCAAAGAACATCTCAAAAAATATACAGCACCTTCCAATATGAAAAAATACTATGAAAATAATAAAGAAGAGATTAAACAAAAAGTCAAAGAATATAAAAAAACCACCAATTATGTAGTACCAAAAGATGTGATTAAGGAAAGAAATAAAAGGGCATATCAAAAAAGAAAAGAAAAAATAGAAAAAATAGAAAAAGAAAAAATGGAAAATATTTAGGAATAATTGTTTTTTATATAAAAAGAACTTAAATTTATTTTCTTTTTGTATTATATAGAATGGAATTGGAAGAGAAACCACCAGACCCACCCGAACAAGTGTATCGGATTATTAAGTGTCCTTTGAAATGTGTATTGAAAAAGTATAATACATTGCAACCTATTATTGAAAAGGCAGTTATTGATATGAATGAACTTGTTATTTTGTCTTATCAATTTATTCGCATGTATTTGTTAAATAAATTCAATCACAATCAAGAATTTCCTAAAATAAACAAACAATTTGTATTAGATGCAATCAAAACGGTTAGTTCTCCAAAATCTAATAGCGGTCAAAAAACAAAAGAAGAAAATATTAAGAATGCTAATGATAAAGCGGATATGAAACGATTTTACAATGAAGTATTTTGTAAATTAGTGGATAAAAAACCGTGTTATTCAAACAAGACTTTTATTTTAGCACAAACCGCAAATGAAATGATTACTTGTATCAATACAAATATATCTATTCATTTTGTAAAGCATTTATTCAAATACATCAATTGTTTGTTCAAAGAACCAAAATCAATAGAAATCAAGAAAGAAAAAGACAAAGAAAAGCGAAAAGAACTTTACAAAGACCTAAACCAAGAAATTCGTGAATTGAAAGATGATTTAATCAATAATAAAATAGAAAATTCAAAAAAAGAATACCATAGTTGGATTAGAGAAAATAAGGATTTTTTATTTCCAAATAAATTAAATAAATCTGTTGCTTATGACGTTAAATGTAATCCAGAGAAATATATAAAACATTCTTTTTATATAAACCAGAAAATAGAAGAATTTGGAAAACGCCCTTATCAAACCATTCCACAAAGAAATAATATTGTTCCAAAGCATATTGTATTGAATACACCGGCAATTGTAGATTTAATAAATGATAAAGAAATGAGTATTTTTTCTTATAACAAAAGTGAATTGGTATTACACGCAAAGAAACACCAACCGCACATTTGGAGTAAAATTCTTAAATTAGAAAAAAAAGATATTTTCAAACAGAAAGAATATGTTTTTTACAATCAAATTATTACTGATGGGTTTAGTTGTTCTTTATTATTCATTTTGAAAAAATATAAAGATAAGGCATTTGGTGATAAATTACCACAACTAAATAATGATTTGGAATTTACCAAAGTAGAAGATTTATCAAAGGAAATATGCGATGAATATTTAACGGATAAATACAAATTAGTTTCATTAGACCCCGGCAAAATTAGACCAATTACGATGATTGATGAAAATAACAAATTTTTCAAATACACTGCTTGTAGAAGAAGATTTGAAACATATACAAAACGTAGTAGTTATATTATTTTACAAGAAAGGAAGAAAAATTGTATTATTGAGAAAGAAAATAAATTATCAAAATTCAATTCAAGAACAATAAAAATAGAAGGTTATAAGAGTTTTATTACAAACAAAACCCTTCTTAATAATGAAGTAAAAGAATTTTACCAAAAACCTTTGTTTCGTAAATTAGCGTTTCGTAGATTTATCAGAACCAAACAAAGTGAGGTTAAATTGTTGAATGAGATTGAAAATACATATCTTACCAAAGAAGAAATAAATCAAGGAAAAAAACTACTTATCTTACACGGAGATTATAGTAGAACAACTCAAATGAAAGGTTGCGCGCCAACACCAAATATTGGTATGAAGAAATTATTGTTAAGTAGATTTGATATTATTGAAATAAATGAATTCAATACCAGTAAGTTATATAATAAAACATTGAAAGAAATGGAAAATGTAAGCGTAAAAAGAAAAAAACATAAGAAATCACTTCACGAAATACTCACTCCAAAAGAGAAAACCGACTGCCGTATATTCGTGAATAGAGATACTAATGCTTGTAAGAATATATTGTTACTTGGAAAATGTTATTTAGAAAGTCAAACAAGACCAGAAGAATTTACCAGAAAAGTAATAAAAACAGCAAAGGTTAAGAAACCTAAAAAACAAGCAATAAAAAATAAATAGTTGTTTCATTAAGGTAGCAAATGAAATAACATTTGATGGGAATTTGCTTATCTACCGCAAAGTAAGCAGATAATAAACCCATTATATAGAATTTAGTTAATCCTCCCATAGGGAGGAAGCGTTCACATTTTTTTGCTGATTAACCCGGCATTTAAAATGCGTGTTGCTCTAAATATTTATATTGTTAATATATTATATAAGAATAACTCATGTTCTTCAAAGCTATATTATTTGCTTTGTTGTGCCACCAATCTATCTGTTATTCCCAGCAATTATTGTGTTCTGATTTGACATTTGGAAAATGTTCAATTAGATCCTATTGTGGAATCACGGATACTGGTTTGCGCACATGTTTACCTTGTCCAGTCGGAAAACTATGTCCAGGAGATGGATATACCTATCCAGCGCTGCAACTAAACGCAAAACACAATATTTTGTCGTCTGTTTCTCCTTCTCCTTCTTCTGGGAATGGAGTGTATATTGTTTCTGAACGAAAATTAAAGAGATTCAAAAGACTTGGAAGGATTATTAAAGTTGGATTAAAGGTTGCTGCCATAGCCAAAACTGGCGGAGTTGCTGGCCTTAAAAAGGCAGCAGCTGCAAAGGCCAAACAACTTGCGATTAGAAAAGGAATTCAATGTTTAAAGAATGGATTAAGTAATTTTTGCAATGGCAAAAAAAAGGTGTCTGTTCCAAAAAAAATGAAGATTAAGCCGAAAGCCGGTGTAGGAAAGGTGCTTTCAAATGGGGGAAAGGTACTTTCAAATGGTGGAAAGGTTACCGGAGGAAAGGTTACCGGAGGAAAGGTTGCAACCAAAGGAAAAGTTGCAACCAAAGGAAAGGCAGCTGGAGGAAAAGTTGTAACCAAAGGAAATACAGTAACCAAAGGAAATACAGTAACCAAAGGAAAGGCAGCTGGAGGAAAGGCTCAAACACCATTTAAACCCAAACCTCCTCCAACAAAGTGTTCTAATATTTTTGACAACATTGCAAACAAAGTTAACAATGTCACGCGACACATTGCTGATAAAGCGGTTAATAAAGGCCGAGATTGGTTAAAGAAAAATGTTGGAGGAAATAGTGGAAATTGCAACAATGTGCCAAGTACTTCAAATGGGAAGCGACCAACTAATTTGAGAGGTTCTTCTAAGAGACCAGCTACAAAGAAACCGCCGATTTCTAAGACAAAGAATTCTAGACCAAAGAATTCTAGACCAAAGAATTCTAGACCAAAGAATTCCAGACCAAAGAATTCTAGACCAAAGAATTCCAGACCAAAGAATTCCCCAGGAAAACCCTCTCGTACCATTTCATCTTCTGGTTCTAATGACTACAATGCAAAAACAGACGATGTTGTTCCAACATTTAGCCCGACTAATAGTGGAACAACTTCTACAGATGACGTAGTTCCTTCTGTTAAACCTAAGCCAAAGGCTAAACCTAGTCCAAAGGTTAAACCTAGTCCAAAGGCTAAACCTAGCCCAAATGTCAAACCAAGTCCAAGGGTAAAACCAGCTTTAACAGACGATTTTGTTTTAACTCCTAGACCTTCTAGGAGAAGAACGTCTAAACCTTCAGCTGCGCTGTTAACAGACGATTCTGTCGCGACTCCCATGCCATCTATAAGATTAAGAACGCCTAGACCTTCATTTACAGACGATTCTGTAAGGCCATCTAGAAGATTAAGAACATCTAGACCGTCTAACGGATTAAGAACTCCAAGTCCTTCCACTTCATCCATTTCATCTTCATCTTTAACAGACGATTCTGTACCCACACCCAGGCCTAGACGAATAAGAAGGACAAGAGTTCCCACAACAACGCCCAGTAGAATTCCAACTAGAAAGCCAGTTTCAAGGCCTTCCGCTGTGCCTAGCAGAATTCCCACGACCGCACTAACAATTGGACCAACAAGAAATCCTAGCCCAAAACCTTCTGTAGCGCCTAGCAGAATTCCAACTAGGGCTCCCACGAGGTCTCCTACAAGGATTCCAACAAGGATTCCAACCGCTGCACCTACTAGAATTCCAAGCCCCGCACCAACAACAAGAAGACCTACTGTGAGGCCGAGTTTATTTCCAACTCTCGCAATGGCTGGTTCTCCAACTATGCTTCCCGGTCTTAGTTGGGCCGTTTTTTCTAGCGCACCAACGGCTAAAAGCAATGCGCCGCCAACTATTGTTCCCACGGGTTCATTATTTTCAATTGCAACATTTCTTCCAACGTTCAGGCCAACGCAAACTCCAAGCATTATTGGCGCTACAAATGTATTAACTCCTAGCTTTAGACCCACTGCATTACAACCGATTACATTGCAACCGAGCACATTACAACCCAATACATTGCAACCGAGCACATTGCAACCCACTACATTACAACCGATTACATTACAACCGATTACATTACAACCAACTCTTAACCCAACTATGTCACCAGTAACCGGAGTTGGTTCATCTTCTATAAATAGTGCGTCTAATTCTCAATCTGGTCTTTCAAATACAGCTATAGGTGCTGGGATTGGGTGCGTTATTTTAGTAATCCTAATAATTGGCGCGTGTTTATTCTTTAATAAAAAAAATTCAAAAACGCCTTATCAAATTTGGTCGGAACATTACACTGAAAAATCAAAAACGTCGTCGCAATCTCAAAATGTAGTAGATCACCCTCCAGTGAACCTAAAAGAAGACATTCATCATTTTTACACTAGGAGCCCAAGACCTAGCGTGCATCAAAATACAGTGTTTACTCCTCACGTTTCTGGCAGAACTTCTTTCAGAAATTCGCAAATAGTTTCGCCAATTGGTCCGCAGAAAAACCTTCAAAGACTCTCCATTGCAACAACTAGGGCAGCTCAATCAAATTATAATTTGTAAAATTTACTGTTAGATTTAGCAATGCCACATCTAAAAATAAAAATAAAAATAATAACATAAAATATAACATAAAATAGAAGATCAGATGAAGCACGCTGATTTTGCATTATTGTTTAAGTTGTCTTTATTGATTACGTTGATGTTAAGTTTTTACATTTTTATTAGAGCTATATTTTTTGAAGATGACGAAAAAAAACGAATGTTTAATGCATGGCAATTCCCAATGTTATTGGCTCTTTACATTGACGCGGTTTATATTCTAACGGGTTAACAAATCGTTTATTATATGCATTTTTTTAACGTGCATATAATAATATATTCATGAAAGCCGCATTATGTTTTATTATCAGTTATTCACACGTCGTAAATAAAGAACAGATTTGGTTGGAATGGATTGAACCCAATAAAGACATTATTAATGTTTATTTCCATTATAAAAATTATTCTGAAATTAAATCAGATTGGATTCGGAACCACGCGATCCACCCAAAATGCATTGTTGAAACGGATTATATGCACGTAGTTCCAGCTTATTTAGCATTAATGAATTTTGCAATGAATCACGACTCACAAAATCAATGGTTTTGTTTTTTAACTGACTCTTGCGCTCCAATTATATCGCCTTTAAAATTTCGCGAATTATTTTTTGAGAACTATTCAAAAACTATTATTAACTGGAAAAAAGCGTGGTGGAATGTTAAATTCTGTAATAGGGCAAATCTTAGACTTCTGAAAGAAGAATCTCACTTAGCCAATGATCCTTGGTTTGTAATGAAGAGAGAAGACACATCGCTTTGCATCTCATATTCTATAGCAAATACAAATATATTCAAGTTAATATGCAGTGGAGACGTTGCAAACGAAAGCATCTTTGCTATTATATTGTCAACGTTTAATAAGTTGAAAAATGTTAAACCGGCTGTAACTCACGCAGCAGATTGGTCTAGAATGACCAGTGCCACTAGCCCTCACGTATTTAAAGAAGGTGATAAAAAGGATTTAATGTTTATTGACGATTTCTTGGAGAAAAACCGATATACTATGTTTTTGCGAAAAGTGGATTCAAAATTTCCAGATCAAACACTGAGAAAGTACATTGCTTCTGACAATGATTCTGAAAATAGGGGTTTAAGAGTGAAGCGGCTAGAGAGAAGATTTGCTATACAACAAGTATTTCAACAACTAAAACATTGGGGAAAATTTTTGGTAATCGTTCCATTCATAATTTTTTTTTTGCAACTGAGTATTTCTTACCTGCGTTTTTAAGTAGGTTTTCTAGAAAAAGAGATAAAAAAAGATAAGAAACAGATTTAGATTTTGCATTTTTCGGCGTAAATTTCTGGTGCTGACCCCCAAGCTTTGAAAGCTGTCATAAATAGCTTTTCTTCGCCGACCAATGAGGCTGTCCAACTAGTAATATATCCATCGTGCCAATTTCCGTCGTGTTGTTCTGTGACGTTTTCTATTTCAAAAAAGCGCGATTTGTCAACTACACCGTTTGTAATTTTGTATATCTTGTCTCCGGGTTTCAAATCCATTGTGATTATAATAATCAGGTTTGTTCTAAATTATTATAATTATAGATTTTCCTATCTCTCTCTGATTGTTTTTTCTTATGCAGTAAACTTTTGTTTTGTATGTTTGTACTGTTATTTGGAATGATTCAAGAATATGTTGTTTGTATGTTTGGTTTTTGTTTTCTCCGTAAGGGAAGAAAATCACTGTTTTTAAGGGTCCAAAAGTGTTTACAAAAGTCAAAAATGGACAAAAATAAATGTCCAAAAATGAGAGAAGCCAAATATTTCCTGGAAAAGGGGTGAAAATTTAGCCTGTCTGACTGAGATGCTCTAAACACCAAAAAAATAATCCAAAAAAGTGTTACGATAAAATAAAAAGTATTTTGGGAAAAAGGTTTAGGCGTTTTTTCTGTTTCATATATATGCAACAATTTGAAACCCAACACGCGCTAAAACACGCAAATGTGTATGAATGCACACCATGTGACTTTAAATGCTTTAAGAAAAGTGATATGAATAGACATTTATCAACTGTTAAACATAAAATGAAACAAAATGAAACACAACAAGCGCAAAAAAACACGAACATTTGCAGCGCGTGTTATTTAACCTGTAATAGCAGAACAACATTGTGGAGACACAAAAAAAAATGCAAACCTGAAGAAGAATCCGAAGAGACAAATCAAATTATTTCTATGATTCCTCCTCCAGATGAAGCAACGTTAAAAGAAATGTTTATCAAGGTTCTTGAACAAAATCAGGCTATTTTATTAGAAAATCAAGAAATGAGAAAACTTTTGCAAGAAACAATTCCAAAAATCGGGAATACGACAAACAACACAACAAACAATACAAACAACAACAATTTTAATCTAAATTTTTTCTTGAACGAACAATGCAAAGATGCTCTCAATATTATGGATTTCATTAATCAACTCCAGTTAAACACGTCTGATTTGGATATGGTCGGACGCGTTGGTTACGCAGAAGGTATTTCAAAAATCTTTATCAGAGGTCTTAAGGAACTAGACATATTCAAAAGACCACTTCATTGCAGCGATTTAAAGAGAGAAGTTGTATACGTAAAAGACAAGGATTCTTGGGAGAAAGACGACGAAGACAAAAAGACAATGAAAAATGCTATAAAATTCATTGCAGCCAAAAACTTCAATATGTTAAATGATTGGATAGAAGATAATCCAGAATACAACGATTATGATTCCAAAAAGCACAAGGAATATCACAATATCATATTAAAAGCGTCAGGTGGTGCCACACCAGAAGAAGACGAGAAAAATTATAACAAGATAATCAGAAACGTGGCTCAGGAAATAACCATTGATAAATCTAGTGATAGATAGATAAAAATAAATGTGTAAATTTGTTTTACACATGTATTATAAAATGAAGTTCTCTTCAGTATCGTTGGGAATATTAAGTTTTTTAACTTTTGTAAATGGAAGATATCTAAGAATAACTAATCTTGATAAAGACGACTGGTACATTGGTCGCATGTTGCAACATTTAGTTAAACGAAACGGTCAATGGGGGCATTGGACAATAGAAAAAGGATATTACAAACATGGAAAATTCTATTGTATGAGCAATTGTGTTTCCGATAAAAAAACGAAACCCCAAAATCCTAAACACAAGACAACCCAAGAACCTACAAATAACCCCACCACCAACGAAAAACCACTTATTTCAAAAAATGAATTTTCTGAAAAGATTTTTCCTTGGATTCTAAAATGGGAAGGAAGAACATTTGTGAATAACCCAAAAGATACTGGAGGATGCACAAAATATGGCATTTCTTACAATAACAATAAAGCTGATCTAAACGCCATTGGAATAAATTCTGGTCCTGAAATAGAGAAACTAACTGAAACTCAGGCGGAAAACATTTATCGCAAAAAATACTGGGATCCAGTTGCTGCGAATTTGCTTTATCCAATGAACTGGGTGTATTTCAACGCGGCTGTTAATAATGGACCAGGAAATGCGCAGAAATTCTATTCAAAAAGTAACGGAGATTATAATACCTTCATTGAAGTTCAAAAAAATTTTTATAATGACATCGTAAAAAATAACCCGTCTCAGAATATTTTCTTGAAAGGCTGGTTAAATCGTTTGAATAGTTTAAGGTTGTGTCTTGATTCAGAAACATACACAGAAAAATTTTGTAAATAAAAATCATTGCAACTTCATTAGTTCTTTTATTTCACTATATTTTATTATTAGTAAATTCAATGAGTTTTCATTCAAATGTTTCCAACAGTTATGAATTCCAAAAGGACTTTCGAAGAAAGTTGTCTCAACGCTAAAACTTTTGGCTTTTTCATAATTAGGCACATTATAAGAAATTTTTTCGTCAACGTTAAGACAAAAATAATAGTCTTCGTTTTCTTCTTTATACTCCTTGCTTTTTATTATTTCTAACATTTTGCTTTTTTTACGAAGAGACAATCCTCCATTTCCTACGCTGTTATTAATAATCCACGGAGCTCCCACATAATCATATTCTAAAAACAAATTAATATTATCTTTATTTTCTTTTAATATTATAGAATCTGTTTGAAAAACCAAGAACGTTTCTGTCGGTATATTATCATAAAAACTTTCTGCAATAAATAAACTACTATAAGATTTTGCGTCTAAATTGTCAACTTGCAAATTTACTAGTTTAATTATTCTGCGTCTAGAATTTTCTTCTATCTGCAATAAACAATTGTTAACGTATTCTATATTATTATTTCCGTGAAAAATAATTATGCTCCATTCATTTGACAAATTTTCTAAAAAATTGTTTAAAACATATAATAATGCTTTATGTTCGCGAGGTTCAATTATTATTGCGGTATATTTTGACATAATAATAATAATAATAATAATAATAATCTTTAAGTTTTAGTTTGGTTTAACACTTCCACCTATTTGCACATTCAAGACAAGTAACAAACGTGGTCATTGGTTCATCCGCAGACCGCGTTTGCATCTGATAATAAGAACACTTATTTGAATGACACTTGCGACACTTAAACGTATCCGTCATTGCTTCCTGTTGCGTGTCATACTTTGACTTATCCTTTTTAATTTTCGCTTGAATGAGGGGCTCCCACTTTTCCGGCTGCATTTCTTGATGAGTCATGAAAGCAAGGGTTTTTGTCTTTATGGTTCCATCCTTTACTGAATTAAGTAGCTCTGGCTTGCTCAAATTTACATAAATGCTTCGCAAACGATCAAGATAAATTTGTATGTAATACGGGTTATCCCACTTTTTAACAACTTTGCGACTGGTTGCCTCCTTTATAGAATAATTGTAAACACCTTTTTCTAGATTTACCGCCTTTTTCTCGCTCTCTAGAAGTTCCTGCAATTTTCCGCAAATATTTTTTCTGAAGCTCTCGGGATTATCAATCTTCCGCATTTCTTTTAGTATAAGATATAAACAATATTTGTATTTATATCTTAATCAATTTTTATTTTTTCGCAGGAGGCTTCTTCTATCAGTCTGTATCATCGTCGCTGCTTGATTCATATTCCTCTTCGCTTAATTCAGATCCAATATCCTCCAATTCTAACCCGTCATCTTGTTCATCGTCTTCATCTTCGTCGTCTTCATCATCTTCGTCGTCATCATCCGACCCACAACCCTCCTTTTCATCGCTGCTTTCACTATCAACAACAAAACCGTCCTTCAAGTAACCCTGTTTCGTCTTCTTAGAAGCTGGGATATTATCCAACTCGTCTTCCTCAGCCTCATCTTCCGCATACGTTGCAGCCAAATCTTCAAAACCTCCAAACAACTTCTCATACATTTTATCCCATTGCTCAAGTGAGAGCGATGTTGCCTCTAGAGTCTTATCCTCCTTTTTGATATTAGAAACAAGAACGCAGTTTCCGAAAAACAACGTTGTGTCAACCGGAGGAGGAAAATCGTATTTATTTTCAGTGTTAGCCTTGCCCTCGGTCTTGGCGTAAAGCGCGACAATATACTTCTTTCCGTCCATTTTGACACCCCACTCCGTCTGTTTTTCAAAACCATCGGGCTTCTTGAACCCGCATTTCTTATACAAATCCTCTTCTTTGTAATCTTTAACAATTAGAGATTTCAAAGAACCAACTTTTTCAACAATTACTACTGATATATTTTGCGACATTCCACAAGTATAATTAATCACGGCGAATGGGTTTAAATAGTTTCTGTTATAATTATTTAGGATAGATATGGCTACTAAAATATTTATCAAGGATTACGATCCTTCTTTACTAAAAAAGAAGTTTAATAAACTAGACGAGTACTTTAGGAATAAAGAAACAATTGTGGAGATAGTTTCTCCCGATGGTTTGTTTACAATAGAAAATGGAAGAATGTTCAAGTTGAAGCCGATTGACAGAGACGTGACATATTGCAAATTTGAAGGTCACAATTTGATATTTGACGCGAGTTATTTTGAGCGCGAGACTGTGTTGTCGCAAATACCATACGATAATGTTAGTTTTACCGTTAATAAATACTATTATGGTCAAGAAATGCTCGGAAAAAAATCATTTTTGCGACTGGTTGTTGAAGGTATCTATGATAACAAGAACGAAACTACAACAATCTCCGATAAGTATTCAAATTTTACTCCTACCAATTTTTACTTTTTAGCGAACGAGAGTTTTGATAATATATTGGTAAAAAAAGAACTTAATGTGTTTTTATCCATGTTAAAGTAATCTACAATTACTATATGTTGTTTTGGACACTACAAATTACAATAACGTCAATTATCCTTATTTTTCTTGTGCATCATTTAATTACATTTTTTAAAACTACATTAACAGTTCCGAAAGTAAAAGATTTAGTAAACGCTCCAGCCCAAAAATACGAGAACATTTACAATGCCATTTCTTCCAAGGATTACACAGATAGTTTATTGCCAAACGTAGAAATTCGCGTTCCGACCCCGGAGGTTAAATCTATGAAGGACGAATTGAAAAACTTTTTGAAGACTAAAATAAATGGGGATGGTGCTGGAACAACAAGCATATCTATGTTAGACTCATATTCTTCTCCCGCCAACTTTTCTAACTTCTAACCATTTCGGAAAAGACATAAAGATAAAATTATATAGTATGTATTGTAAAATGGTGTTGTCAGAAGTAGAACAGAATGCGTTACTTAAAGGGTTTCCAAATGTGGAACTTTCTTATGAAACAATGGTGCATAAGAAGGTTTATAACGCTGATTTTTATATGGCAATTCCAGAAGGTCGCAAATATTTTGCATGGTTTACAACATTTAAAACGCAAAATGTGTGTGTCTTACTTGAAATAAGTGAAAATAAACAGATATGTAACATGGAATTCGTTAATACGTGTTTTCACGACCAATTGTCTTATGGAACAGTTTTTTATGGAACAACTTTTAAATATAAAAATGCCAAGTATTTTTGCACGGAAGACATTTATTACTATAAAGGTGCGAAGGTATCCGCGAAACCATTCTCTGATAAGCTAGATTTATTCAAGACTATTTATTCAAGTGAATTAAAGCAAAAATATTATTTTGAACGTTCAACGATTTTTGGGCTCCCTGTTATCAGCAATCTATTTCAGACCATCGTCGGCACCAGTGAATTGCTGCCATATAAGATAAAATATATTCAGTTTCGCAACAGAACGGATTCTAAAATTTACAACATGGTTTACACGAAACAGAACACGTTTGATAGAACAACTCAGCAAATTTCTGGCCCTAGAAATGATATGAAGAGAGAAATAGTATTCAAAATCAAACCAGATATTCAGAATGACATTTATCATTTGCACTATTACGATAATAACAATAACAATGCGGATAACATTTTTGACGTAGCTTACATACCCGATTACAAAACGAGCGTAATGATGAATAAATTGTTCAGGAATATTAAAGAAAACGCTAATTTGGATGCTCTAGAAGAAAGTGACGACGAAGATGAGTTTGAAGACGACAGACCAGATAAATTTGTATTTTTGGATAAGGTGTATAATATGGTGTGTGTTTGGAATTCAAAGTTTAAAAAGTGGGCTCCCATCAGGCTAGCTCAAAAAGGAGATAAAATTATAACGAAAAAAGAACTTGCTTATTATGAGAGAAAATAGGGAAACAAAATAAATAAAAAATACCAAATAACAAATTATAATAAACAGAATTATAATAAATAGAATTATTTATACACAATATATAAGATGTTAAGATTTTTTGCGTTAACATCATTTTTCGTGCTATTTTCAACAAGTGCTCCACAAAAATATCCATTGGATATAGAAAGGTTACACAAATTGCAGAGAGAAAATCCAAAACATGACTCATATTTGCACACTCGGGAGCTTTTTGATGCAATTCATTCCGGGAAAAAGTATTTTGAGAAATCCGAGTTTAAAGAGTCTTTAGATGCTGTTATAATAGATTATAAAAATCTCTCAAGACAAACGCTTCATACAACGACTATAAAGACCACATTATTTCCAAACAATAATTATTTTTCTTTAGACGATCCTTCAGTTTCCCAAAATGTTCAATCAATTGACGCATCATTTTTGATTGATTGTGGTGACGCTAGCGTTCGCGTTGGAGATTACTACGTGGGAACCTCAACATCACCTCACTCTGACATTCACATGCATTCTAATCAAGGATCTCAAATTGGATTTATATTTTCGCGTCAAGTTATTGGAGTTAAGGAACAAACAGGCGGCTGCAAGAGAGTTTTAACCGCAGTTGTTCATCCACTTCAAATTATGGACACTCAAATTGAAACCTCTGTTCATTTTCCTTACGACCGCGTGTATGTTCCAGATGAAGTTAGAGGTTTGAGGGGAGACTCCATGATTGCGCCCGATTACCCTTTGCTTGTTTGTTCCGATGATAAGGTTACATCAAAAATGTCAACCATTCATAAAACTGGCGAAGATTCCATAAAAATAAAAGGCGTTCCATTTGATTATAGTTATGCTTTGGATGTCAAAGGTAATGAGTGTATATATGCCGCGGCAACAGTTCCCGGTTCTATTAATTACAATCACGCGTCTGGAACAAACGCTATAAGACAAAATATTGTATTGGGATATGGAGCAACGTGTACCAATTGTTACTCTTTTATTGGAGCAAGCGTTTTGGCTGTATTTAATATTTTCGGAGGAAAAATGTCTACGTTTGCATTTCAAGCCAAGGAAGGGGGTGGTGCTGGATTTAACATTGGTATTCTTATTAAAGATCCATCATTTTCTGCAGCAAAGTATTTGAATCTTGCCGGCCGTGGTGCTTCAAGTTCCATTCCCATTGTTGCGGGTCTATCGTTAGACGTCACTTTTGGTGGCGCGTGGGCAACAATCAAGGGTTCCGGATCTGCCAAGGGCGAAGCAAGGTTTTCTTCCGGATACACTCTTTACGAAGAGGATTCCATTATGTATTCAAAATCTAGGTGGTCAGCAAATCATGAATTAACTAATTCCAATCAGTTAAAACCCGTGTATTCCATAAGCGGGTTCAAGGTTTCTTCTATGTCACTTTCCGCCATTGTTTCTCTTTCAGCAAGAGTGGAATTTAGTTTCGGTGGGTCAATCCCGGTTGTAAATGTGGGTGCAACCATAGATTTTTCTTCCATATTAACCGCCACTGCACAATTTGTTAAAAAGGGTAAAGGTTCTCTCGCAGATTATAAAATGGTGTTAGATTTTTCTGAAAGTGAATCGCGTGTTCTTCTTGACAATAATATTAATGCAAATGCAAAACATCCAGGTGATAAAATTAGATTTAAAGTGAGATATGAAGGGTTCAACCCTAACGAGGAGCACGAATTGTATTTCAATCTTCATCAGTCTTACAAAAAGGGTAGTTCAGGATTCCCAATTAAGAAACACAATTTTAAGTCAAGTAGTTCTGGAAAAGGTTTTGTTGCTGTTGATTGGACTATTCCACACGACTCAATGTTAATGCAATCTGACGAGGAATCACCCAAACAACATTTTTCAGTTCACAGCTCGGCTAGGTTGGATAGATTTCATTCTGATAAGAAAATTAAGCTTACTCATGGTCAAGGTTCGTCTATTTTTCAATACCCACGAGATGGTTCCATTGTTCCAATTGACCAAGTAATTACGATAAAGTGGGATAAAAATCAGATGAAATATTTTAGACACAGACCAGGAACAGATGGAATGGGTGAAGACATAGTATCTCCAAAAGTTAGTATTATTATTGTTTCCAAAGAAGGAAATGATGCCTATCAACTTGCAAATAATATTGACAATGATGGAGAATATAGAATGAAGCTGCCAGAGATTTTGACATACCTTGGTCGTAACTTCTTTTTGGTGATACACGATTCAAATGAATATAGTAAAATGACGTGGCATCATGGAACTTTTACATTAAAACCAAGACGTCGCGTTCCATTAAACGGAACCATGGAATTACCTTATGCATATGTTGAACCTCCGACGCTTGATAATGGAATGCCATTATGGGGTGTCAGTGTAAATGGTTCTTTAACAGAAATTCAAAGTCGTCGTCTAGATATTGGCCCAACAAACTGCCCAAATTCCGCATTATCTCTTTTGCTTCAGGTTGAGTTTGGCTTTGACGGGTTTACTTTGTTGGGAAAGAAATACACGCTTGGCTCAACGCATTCAAATCCATTTACCATTATTCCTCAGACAAATTTTTGCTTGTAAAATACAACAATTATATATAATTTTATATTTATTTATATATATAATGGCGCGTTCAAGAAAAACTACTTTTAGAAAAAAAACGCAACAAAAAGTGCGTAAAAGCCGAAAACAACAAGGTGGTGGAGTGCAGTATGACAAACATTTACAACAGGCTAAAGCTGAAATTAATGCAGTGGGTCAAGGTTTTTGGCCATCAACGTTAAAGGGTGGGATAATGACAAAATGGACAAAAGAACCAATAGAGATTCCAGGGATGGGTATGTATATTGGAAGTTATTTTTTATTGAATGGCAGCCCTTTAATGCGTGGCACTGGAATGCTAACAAGTTTTGAAAAAAATGAAAAAACTGGGCTCCCAGAATTTATAAAAGAGGGAGATTGGTTTAATAATAAAGAACATGGACATTTTAAAATATTGTATGGTGATGGAGATGTAGTCAGTCTTGTTCACATGAAGCATGGTTTGCCTCTACCAAGCTGGACAACAGATGAAAGAAAAGGCGAAGGTGATTTGGCCAGTCAGTATATTTATTCAAACGGACAAATATATCAAGGAGATTTAATATTAAAAAACGGTAAATTAGTTCCAGCGAATGATTTGACACCCCCAAGAACCGTTTTTAATTTTGCTCCAGGACCAACAGTAGTGTATACAAGAGAAGGAAAAACTGTTAAAATACCTGATAGAGAAGCCGAACGAGGATTTTTAATGTCACAAGACCCTGATTTTGTGCCTCCTGTTCCCCCAAATTCTCCTCAAAGAGAACCAACGGTTGTTCGCAGAGGCCTGGGATTAAGAGGTCGTCTTTCTGGAATCCGCGACTCTCGCATGACTTCAGTTACTCCAATGGATAGAGAGGATGAATTAAGACAAATGCGCGAATTGGCTGCAAGTCAAAGTGAAAGTCAAACTGCGTTGAAACCTTTACCTAGTCTTGAAAGAAAATCAGTTCTTCCCGCTATAACAAGAAGAGGCGGTAAATATAGAAGACACAGCAAGAAGACAAAAAATACAAGAAAAAACAAAAGAAATCATTAAATGGCTGTTCATTGATTTTTTAGATTAATATATAATATAATATTTTTATATATTAAGCATGGCATCAATGTCAACAAATTCAGTTTGGTCTCCATTTTATTTTAAAAATGTTCCTGCGCCATTGGCCAACATTAATCCTGATTATGTAAACGTTACGAATTCCAATGACCCCAAATCATTTGGATCAAATGAGACAAATCGTCAATGGGGTTTAAGTGGTGTTTCAAATAACGCAGAAGCCGCTGCTGCAAGCGCGTTAAAGGGTGGGTCAAGATCCAAAACCTTGCGTAGAAAAATTAAAAATATTGCTAATAAGTATAAGAAGATGAAGGGTGGAAAGAGCAGAAAAATTACTTTAGGAAGCATTAAGCGCAGGCTTGCTTCCATTCTTAAGCTTGGAAAAAGCAAAAGACGCGTTCAATCTAAGAAGTCAAAGAAAAGTGTTAGCCGAAAGCACAGAGGCACTAAGAGACAACGTGGAGGATACTCCCAATACATGAGCAATGTGCCTTACACGCCTTCTTACTCAACTGGTGGGCCCCTCTCAGCCAGTTTGTCTGCTTTAGCGAACCCTGTTCCTTACAAGATGACAAACAACTGCGTTGACAACTACAACTACAACACGAACAAAGGATTCCAGGTCTAAATCAACCTTTTGGAAAGGTTGAGCCAAAATCCACTTTACACCTTTGCACATTTAAAACGCCGATTATATAAAGGTTTAATAGTTTACATATCTAGCTTCATTTATTGGTTGCCCATTTTTGAAAAACTTATACACTATTACATTATAATATTCTGTAATAGAAAAACCACATTTAGTGTTTATTAATGGCATATCTATATGCGATGCGCATAACCTATTAGAAACAAAATATAATTTTACATTCAACATATTTGATAACATTTCATATCTCTTATCTGTTTTTGATAGTTGTTGCATATACACTTTCTATATTTTTTAATTATATATATTACACCTTTGCATATTTTTTTGTCCTCTAAAATGGGCGTTTTAAATGTGCAAATGTGTAAAAAAGTGGAGCAAATTCCACTTTAAAAAAGTGGAGCAAAATCCCAGCATTGATAGTTTTGTAATACTTTTACAAAAGTATTATTATTTCTTCGGAAGCTTGATAAAGCAGGTTTCTAATAACGCTTCATCGGATTTTGGGCAAGGTTTTTCTTTTTTATTTAAGGTTGACACATGTTTCCAGAATCTAATATCAGGATCGTATTCTATGCTGTTTGTTTGAATTATTTTGTAGTTTTGTTTCTTATAAAATATTTTTCTCTTTGCCCATTGATTTTTAAACGGTTGATGCTCATCAATTATGTCAACAACAACAGGCGACCCGTGTCTTTCTCTCAAAATTCTCCCAACCGATTGTTCAATATCTGTTTTCGGAGTTGCCATCACGAGTGTGGTAAGGGATTTTATGTCCAAACCTTCGCTAGCCATGGCAAAGCTGGCCACAACAATTTTCTTGCTCTCACTCTCCTTGAGCGCGGCCTCTTTCATCCCACCAACGTAATATCCAACACTCGCGATATTTCTCGCTTTAATTGCATCATAAAAGTAGGTAAGCAAATTCCTATTGTGAGCAAGAATCATTATTTGCTGTGCAGGGTTTTCAGCCAACATGTCGCTTATAACACGCAATATAAACTCGCTTCTATGGTTATAAACGCACAACTTTGAAATCATTGTGCTATATTGAACGTTGCCTCTAAAATCAGTTGCCACTGTTTTAAAATCCTCGTCGCCGCTACAATACTCAATTGCTCGCACAACGACTGCGTGCTCTTCACCACGCGTCCCTTTAAATACAACTTCGCCTAAAAACATTTTGAACACCTTGGTGGTTCCATCTTTGCGATTCATTGTAGCAGATAATCCGAGTGTATATTTTGTTACCAATTTGAAAAGAGCGCATGAAAACACTTCGCTGGAAATGTGATGAACCTCATCAATAATGGTAAGACCAAAACTGTGAAACGTTGAATCGGGATAATCTTTCATAGACAATGACTGTAACATTCCAATGACAATATCTTTGTTTTCAATGTCAATAATCTGACCTTGTATCCTGCCGACGCGCGCTCCAGGTAGAAACTGTTGAATGCGTTCAATCCACTGATTTAAAAGAAATTCCTTGTGCACAATGACTAAAGTTTTCTTCTTAAGTTGTGAGCATATATACAGCGACAGGCATGTTTTTCCAAATGCACAGCAAAGCTCCAAAAGACCACCTCCAGTGCATCCATTCTTTTTAATTTGATCCAAGAAAGTTTTCACAACAGGTTTCTGATTTTCTCTCAACTCACCAGCAAACTTGATGTCAATGTCAACACCTTCTGGTATGCGACTTTCTTTAGCCGGCCCAAAATGCTCTTCGCCAAAATATCTCGGAATATAAAATTTTTGACTAGACTCGCGATATACTGGGAAGGTGTTAGACTGATTTCCGCAACCAGGCGCCCCGGGAGTATAAGGTTTAGCTGTTAACTCGGATTTAATAAAACTCTGCTGTTCCGCAGTTAGCTCCTTTTTAAATAAAGTGTAGCCTTTCTGGCCCAAATAAGTGTTTAGCGTTTTTTCCATATTTTGCATTGCGAAGGTTATTATTATTTAGTAATCAATTTTTATATGATTTTTTGAAGCCATAAAGAATAAAATCTACCATTATGATATATGGATAGTTTTTCAGATTTATTTACAAAGAAGAACTCTGGTCAAGTTGTTTTGAGCGTATTGTTCATCATTTATTTAATTATGGGATACAAAATGCCCGATTCAATTGCTGGAGTGATTGACACCATTTACGGAAAAATCGTAGTGGCTGTTGTTGCGCTTGCATTATTTTCTTACGCGAACCCCATTTTAGGTGTTCTTGGTCTCATTGTGGCGTTTGACTTAATCCGTCGTTCATCAGTCTCAACTGGATCATACGCTCTTGAGAAATACGTTCCCACTGAAGTTAAAAAGGAAACGCAACTTAATGCGATGAATCAATTCCCATACACTTTAGAGCAAGAGGTTGTCAAGAAGATGGCTCCCGCGAAGGAGTCATACGATTACACGCCAGCCTCTTTTTCTCCCGTGTTAGACGATACATACGACGCGGCACCCATTGATTACAACGGCGTTGTATAATTATATTACATTTTACAAAGAAGCAAAATGCAATATGCAATATTCTAAGATAAAGATGATGAAAATGCGGAAGACGAACCTCCGACACTTCCACTTGTTAGATAATTTACACCCTTATACACGCTGACAATAAGAATGATAAAAATTAGAGCAAATAAAAAGAATAAAAAATAAGGGTTTGAAAGTATATTATTCAAGTCAAACTTGGTTTCAGATTTTATGTTAACAACTTCATTGGTTTCTTCTTCTGAAGCGTTTGTTGGTTGACAGTCTATGTAAATATCGTTGCTAGTTGCAGGTTTGCCTTTGGTCGGGCCTTTTGAATTAACGAATAAACTGTAGCCACCTGGAAACGCGTTTCCGCTATATGGTTTAATTAATTTTTTTAATAAATTTAAATTATTTTGAGAAATGTAAATCGCGTTTTGCGAACCAAATGCAACGAAGTGCGATTCTTTATTATCGTAACTGTAAAATTCTTTCAAGGGAATAAAATCATTCAACGTAAAGTCGGTAATTCCTTGATTGACACTTCCACCCTGAGAAGGTGCACCTTTAGAAACGGCGTTTATAATTTCAGCGATTTTATTAGACGCTGAATTAGAATTGCCATTTAAAGAAAGTGGAATGCATACATATAAAGATTTTCCTCCAGTAGTTGGTTGATGAAGCAACATCAATTCACCGTCTGCGCTCTGATTATTATATAATTGTAGAGATGGGCTGTACAAATAGCACGACGAAATAGAATATTTAGTGTTATTAAATGTAACAGAAGACGTTGAATCCGTAAAAGAGAGACTTAAATAGTTTCCATTATTTGTTGCAGTGCATCCACTAACCGGGTAATCAAATGAATAATCGCATTTATAAGTGCAATTTCCCGAAACATTTTGTGGGGATATATTCATTGGAGTTTGAACTGAATTTGTGTTGTCTGGAATTGTAATTATGTTTGATTGATTGCTCATTAATATATAAATATAATAAAAAATTATCCATTAATTATATAAGAATGAAATTAACTAAAGGAAAATTGTCAAAGATCCGAAATAAGAAGCACCAAACTGCAAAACGATTTAAGAAGTCTAGTAAAGGTCATAAAACAAAAACATTTAGAAAGAGAAAGGGGTTAAATCTTCACAATACTAGTCTCAAAAAATACAATGGAGGAAAATTGGAAGATGACGTTAAAGAAGAAGAAACACCTAAAACAGTTGTCTCTAAACAAGAAGAACCCGCTGAGGAACAACAAGTGCCTACATCCGATGTAGTTGCACCCATTTCTGAAGAACAAGAACCCGTCTCTGAAGAACAAGAACCCGTCTCTGAAGAACAAGAACCCGTCTCTGAAGAACAAGAACCAGTTTCCGAAGAACAAGTTCAAGTGGAAGAACCTGTCTCCGAAGAAAAAGAACCAGCTCAAGTTGAAGAACCCGCTTCCATTTCCGAATCAGAAGAACAAGAGCCCGTCTCTGAAGAACCCGCCTCCATTTCCGAAGAACGAGAACCCATCGCTGAAGATGAACCAACCCCCGATGTAATAACAGAGAAACCCATTGAAAATGAAGAAGCATCTGAAGTTGAATCTATCGCCGAATCTGACGCTGATCAAGTACCTGTTGTTGACCAAGAACCTGTTGTTGAACAGGTGGTTAAAAATGATCTCTCTATTGTTGCAGAATCACTTGACAAATTGGCTGAATATATTTCTGATAAAATAGCCCAAAAATTAAAGTATAGTTCTTCAAACGAATTAAATAGAGATTCATTTAATGCCGTTGCAACTGCAAATAATACTATGGCAGAAGCTTAGATAACTAGCTTTATTTTTATGTAAACTGCATAAAAATAAAATGCATATATAAGAATGAACCTTATAATTTTTTTACTTCTTCAACCATTATTTTGCCATTCAAATAAAATTTTTGGAAGCGTTTATGGAAATACAAAAAATATAGGAAGCAAAATAGTAAATGCGATTACGAGGAAATATGACGAAACTGTTAGAACCTTGGTAAACACACCTCTTCACGCTAAAACTGACGCGAATTATAAAAAACAGTTTGCCAGATCCAAATTAGCGAGAGGATCAGCCCTTTCTAAAAAATGCAATTCGCGTTGTTCTGCAAATACTCCTTGCAACAAGCGGTGTCAACTCGCCAGAGACAGGTATCAATTGAATTTGGCAAAGACAAAGTATAAGAAAGATAACGTAAAAAAATACACGACGACGCAATTAAATCAACGATACTATAGAAGTCAAGTGTCGGATGGTAAGTGCAATTCTAGATGTCAAGCAGCAAAAGCGCTATATCAAAAACAGCGAACTCAATACATGAAAACATTTCACGAACCATGTCAAAATGGTCACATAAAAAATACTGGAACTCTTAATGGAAAACCGTTGAGCGATCAAGGAAATCCCAGCGGAGATACTCCTGGCGACAAGACAACTATTGGCGGGTATGGAGGAGTTGCAAAAGGTCGCCCATTAGGAGCGCCAGGAGCAGGTCAAATAAATTGGGCCAATTCGGCAAAATATAATTGGCGAACAGATTGTAAGAGTTATTCCCAAATTATTGGCTCAACGAAATCACCTACCAAGAAATAAATCTACACCAAGAAATCAATCTAGACCAAGAAATCAATCTATACCAAGAAACCAATCTAAATGAATGGAATGTATTTTATCGTGTCGTTGTCGTATATTGTTATTTTGAACGCTTGATTATATCCTTCTACATAAACTGAATCGCCATTGTAAAGCTCGTCGCAACCATACTCATTTGTGCAACTTCTCCCGCTTCTAACAATTGGCAGCTTCACGCTATTGTTTTGGTCGCTCATGGTATAATATTGCCATTTATTGCGATTTGTGAATAAGGGTCTTCCCATTAGCGGTAATATTTTTCCTGATCCATTGAGAGGAGTTAACAATCCCATTTGACGATAATTAGTATCAACTGCCCCAACGTTTGTTGAAACGTTAATAGGAACTGTTCCAGGAGGAATATAAGTGCGATTTGGCACTAAATATCTCTCGTCACTTAATGGAGGAACATATGGATTCATTAAAACATCTCCGGGCAAATTGTTATATCCATAGTTGGGCCTCGCAAAAAAACCAAAATAGCTTTCATTTGGATCGCGCATTGTTGATTTTTGCTCTTGGTTTATAATAATTCTCTGAGGTGTGTTAACGCTTTTATAAATAAAATAAAAGACGACTCCAATTATTATTAATAAAAATAACATTGTCGCATTTTCTAAACATATTACTCCAGGTGGGCATTTTCTGCTCATTTATAGATATATATATTGCAACACAATATATATTTCAAAAATCTAGATAACGAGATGATTAGTTCCTTCTGTGAATTTTTTTATAACGTCTTTTTTGCGTTTTACCGCCAGAAAAATGTCCTGTTCTCGCTCTTGTTATTCTTGAAAAACCAGGTTCTTCTACAGCAGGTGCGGAAGAAGGCGTTGTATATCCGGGTGCGGCATTTTGCACAGCCATAGACCAACTAGCAACGTTGCTTCTATCGTATGAAACACGAGGTTTTACGGAAAATAATCTACCTTGAGCCATCATTCCTTCAATAGCCATAGAACTCACGCGATTTGCCGCACTCAATGGAGCCTCCGTAAGTTCCCTAATTATTGCTATTATTCTCTCATAAACACCTCTAGCTTGAGGATTAATCACTAGTTCAGCGCGAACGGTTGCGGGACCACTCGCAATCCACCCGGAACTTATTCCCTCTCCATATATATATTTTAAAAACGCAATTAATTGAGGTCTATCAAACCCTATATCGGCAGTCATATTAAAATAAGTTGTGTTGGTCGCATAATCTACGTAAGTCATGAATTTTATGATTTTTTGCATTCTCTCTATAACTACATCTACTGGAGTTCTCGCGCTAACATATAAATCAGTAATGTCGTACTGCATTATTTCAGCAAGATCAGTCTGAAATCTTGAACCTGCAAGAACATTGTATTTTTCAATGATTTCTCCAGAGTCTGAAGGGAATGGTTGTCTTTTAGTAAAATTCAATGTTCTTCCAAAATCAATTAATACACTTCTAGCTTCAACTCTTCCCACGGTTGGAGGTGATCTGCTGGCCAACACATTCCCCGCATGGCAATCATAATTCATTGTTTTTAATTTCGCAAACAGAATAAATATTTGAGCCAATGCATAATTGCAATCACTGTTATAAGCAACCGGGTCTTCTACACCGGAAAGCTCTCTAAAATCGGGGTTAGCCAATTCCATCGTCATTAAACCAAGCATTCTTCCTGGAGTAACATTGGCCATTAAATATCTCAACATTCTCGTTGCGGTATCATTGCTCGTTGCCTTTGTTAAAAGAACTCTTAATAAATGCTCTGACGCGGGTTTGTCAAACGTTGAAAAATCCACAGCGGCGAGGCAAATGGGTTTTCCAGAAGGACTCAGGGTTTTTGTGTAAATTTTTTGCTGTATATCGGCTTCAATTTTGAAACTCTCCAAGTTTTCAGTCTCCTTTTCTCTACCTTTGGGCAAAGGCATTCCGGCGTCATTCTTGTCGCCTGGAATAACCAAGTTGGGCAATTCAAGGTCATCGTATCCGTCGCCAATAATAGCAAACTTGAAAATTAAACTATATATTGGAACAGTAAAATCGGTTCCTGCAGAATTCAATCCAAAAAACTCCGAGTTTTCTGGCACTGGTGGAACATCTAATCTAAATATAAACCCCTTCAATGAACTATACGCGATTTTAATTAAACTCGCATGAGGGTTTGTTATCATTTTGTAAACCGCTTGCCAGCTAGTTAAAGCAGCATTTTTTTGCTTTAACCCGCCTTTAACTTGTTTTCTTTTAATCGCGCGTCGGTTCTTTTTTGTTTTTTTATGAAGACGATGGCTTGTCATTTATTGTATATATTACACAAAGAAATAATTCATTGTTTGTGTGATAATATTTGTAAGATCTTCTTGTTTCTAAGCTGGCGCCTTAAATTGCTTTGCCATTTCAGCAATATTCCCAAAGTTCTTCATATCAAACCCGTTCATTAAAGTCTTTGCTTGATCTAATAAAGGAGTCATGCTCTTCATCGCTTCGGCTAATTGCAATTGTTGATTCATTAATTTTTGTGTATCCGCCGTTAAATTCTTAATTCCGTCTCCGCCCAAAATCTTATTCAAATCACCGTACGCATCTTCAACAGTAGCCGCATAATCAACGCGGTTGTTTTTCTTGTTATAAACAGTCGTAAACCCTTGCTCGGTTGGTTTTGGAATAGGGTTTCCACTTGCATCTTTCGCGTCTTTCTCCGCGTTCTTAACAACGGCCGCTCCTGTGGCGTTATCCACTTTAACGTCTGAATCTGCCGGTTTTTCTACTTGTTTATCATCTTTATTATCCTTTTTATTCTCTGCGACCGTCTTTTCGCCGTCATCCATGCTTCCGACAACACCTTCTCTCATTATGCTTGCGGCAAAGATGCTGGTTACAATAAGAGGAACACCCAAAGCAACAACCATATTTTTATTGAAATGGTACACTAAATACCCGAGCAAAACAAATACAACAACGGCTTTATAGTTTCCCATGGCGAGGTAGCCTAAAACATTGGCAACCGCTAAAAAGAAAACAATATATAAGACGTACTTATTTTCTAACAGTTTTTTAACAGAACTAGGAAGCTTCATTTATATATATATTCAATCAAAAAAAATTGATGAACGTGCATTTTTTATTTTTTGTTACTAAATAGTAAATAGCAAACAGTTAACAATAAATGGAAATCGTTGATTTGAGAGAAATTCAACGTCTTCAAAGAAATAAATATAATTTGGTTGTGTGCGAGTTATTTAACCGATACATACATGGTTATTGTGAAGACAGTGACAAATCTGTTGAAGATCACTATTTGTGCGTTCACATTTTGCGCGATAGAAGCATATTTGACGTATACGATTCCAGCGATGATGAAGATAACGCCGTTTATTCAGACGAGGCACACATTTACGACATAGTAGATTTGCATGGTGCTTACTACGCGTCAAGATCTCGCGCAACGCGTAGACCCCACAAATTTATTAGGAATTATGACAACATTATATCCCGAGACAATTATATTCAACCTCACATAGGTAAAGTTATTTATTTGTCAAGCGGAGAATGTGTCGCCATTATAAAAACGATTTGGCTAAGACTAGTGCAAAAGTGTTGGCGGCGAGTTTACAATCAAAAGAAGATCGTTATTTTAAGACGAAGAAATATAGATTCATTGAGACACAGAGAAGTACATGGTAAATGGCCGAAAAATTGCAACTATTTACCATCTATATATGGAATGTTTTGGTCGGGAATATGCGTTTATGTCTAGTTTGATGAAGTGGATCTGCGCGTGCTTCTCCTGCGAGTATTTCTATAAAGCGCGCGATATCCGCCGCGTTGGGTTTTCTTTGCTTTTTTTCCCTTTCCCTTTCTAGATTTTTTCCCGACTTTTCGCTTTCCTCCGCGAACAACCGTTCCTCTTGCAATTCCAGCGGGTCTAAATGGTGGTCTTTGAGCTAGATTTCTAGCAGCAATTTGCCTTTGTTGCTCTCTTGGAACGCGTTGTCTTAGAGCATCTGGAAATTCTTCAGGCGCTGCTACTTCTTCTTCTCCAGCTCCACTTGGAGCTGCAGCAGGACTAGGAGCGGCAGATAAAACCTTATCCAAATCGCTTTCTAATTGTGCCAATGCTTGTTGAACGTCGGCATAACTCGCACCGGCAGCATCGTGCAATTGCGTTATGCTAGAATCATTTTGCTGAATTGATGCATCAATTTGGTCTATTAAACCAAGTATTTGATTTATTTGTTCCGCGCAACGAGCCACATTAGCCTCACGTTGAGCCAAATTTTTTTGAGCTTCTTGCAATTGTTGTTGCATTTGTTGGCTCTGACCTTGAGCATCTGCCAATTGTTGCGTTATTTGAGCAACTTGAGCGGCGGCGGCATCTCTCTCTTGCGTTAATTGTTGCAATTGACCTTGAAGACCTTGTAATTCTGTGCGAACGTTATCCCTCTCTTGGCGAAATCCGTCTCTTTCTTGTGTTAATTTTCCAATCTGAGCGGCAAGACCTTCTATTCTTGGGGAGATTTGACCAATGCGTTGTTGTAAGGCTTGAATCCTTTGAGAAATTTGTCCCTTAAATGCTTCATTGGCTTGTCTCTCAGCACCTATTCTGTTATTTATGTCGCTTATTCTTTGCACGAATTGTTGCATTTGTTGCATTTTTTCTTGAGGAATGCAATCTTGTGGTTGAGCCATAATTTATATATATATATTACGCATATAAATTATTTATTGTTTTCTGTTTTACTTTTTATTTTTCTTTTTTCTATTTTCTATTTTCTATTTTTCTTACGTTTTTATTATTTCGTCTAAACTGCTTTTTATCTTATCCATCTCTTTCAAAATTCCACGTTGCTCGCTCCTAGTATTATGAATATCTTTTTCTGTTAATTTGCCGCTGACAACTATGTCTCCCAAATATTGATTCAATATATTCATGGCTCGCATTTGATCTTCATTTTGCTTTATGATATAATTGTGATATTTCTGATAGTCGTTTTTAACTCCTTCTAAAAACCGGTTTTCGCCAATAGAGCCTTCTAAAGCTTTTCTTTTTTCAAGAAGCAAATTTCGTTTGGCTTGAATCTGATTCTCTATTTGCGTTAAATAATTGTCTCTATCAGCTAATGTAAATTCGTATACTTGCATACTTACAATATAACTGTATTTTATTTTATTTGTTTTTTTTATTTTGTTTTTGTTTTGTTTTAAAAATACTTTAAAAAGGGAAAAGACTCTATGATTAAAATATAAAATCTTTGCTATATATTATTTAGGATGTCAAAGAATAATTTGGAGCCCTTGCTTGCACCAGACGATAACAGGTTTGTTATGTTTCCAATTCAAGACCAAGATATATGGAAAATGTATAAAAAACAAGTGGATTGTTTTTGGCGAGCCGAAGAAATTGATTTATCTAAGGACGGAGTGCACTGGGAGAGCTTAGAAACGGATGAAAGATATTTTATTTCCATGATTCTCGCGTTTTTTGCTGCGAGCGACGGAATTGTCTTGGAGAACTTGGCTGCACGATTTATGAGTGATGTTCAACTTTCTGAGGCAAGAGCGTTTTACGGCTTCCAAATTGCTATCGAAAATATACACAGCGAAACTTATTCTCTTCTCATTGAGTCTTACATTAAAAACTCCGAGGAAAAAAACAGACTCTTTCACGCAATAGAACATTTTCCTTGCATTAAAAAGAAGGCGGATTGGGCACAAAAATGGATGCATGACAATCGCAGTAGTTTTGCCACCAGATTGGTAGCGTTTGCTTGCGTGGAAGGAATTTTTTTTTCAGGCGCATTTTGCAGCATTTACTGGTTGAAAAAGCGCGGTTTAATGCCAGGGCTAACGTTTTCCAATGAGCTAATTTCTCGCGACGAGGCTCTTCACACCGAGTTTGCCGTGTTGTTGTACAATAAACTTCAAAAGAAAATGACAAAAGCAAGAATTCACGAAATAATCAAAGAAGCGGTTGAGATTGAAACGGAATTCATATGTGAGGCTCTTCCATGCAGACTGATCGGTATGAACTCTCAATTGATGACTCAATACATTCAGTTTGTTGCTGATAGGTTGTGTCTTCAATTGGGGTATGATAAAATCTACAATGTAGCGAATCCATTTGATTTCATGGAGCTTATTTCATTAGAATCCAAGACGAACTTCTTTGAAAAGCGTGTGGATAGTTATGCATTGGCAGAAAAGACAAAGGCCGACGATGTCTTTGATTTTAATGCCGATTTTTAAACCTTCAAGCGTGTAAAAAACGATGACGTCAGAAAAAAACATTATAAAAAACGCTTAAAACAACATTATAATAAAGTAGTATAATGTTATCTAGAACAATCGCGCGCAAGATGTCTTCAGTTGTAACTCCAGTTTCCGCAATGGATGTTTTTCAGAAGAGTTGTTATCACAAGATTGATTTCAAAATCAACGAGGAGAGTTCCGTCCAACAGGCAGTAAACCGTTTCACCGCTTTTAACATTGGCTGTCTAGCTGTTACTGATAATAATAATAAGGTTGTCGGCGTTTGCTCTGAACGCGATTTTATAACAAAGGTAGCCTCTTTGAGAAAGAATAGCGAAACTGTAAAGGTAAAGGAAATTTGCACATATGGGCCAAACACAATTATTGCTAAGAAAAGCGACAGTCTAAATACGTGCATGAATAAGATGATGTTCAAGGATATTCGTCATCTTTTGGTTATTGACGATAAGAACGACGAATTTATTGGGATGATTTCCATTAAGGACTTGATCAAGGAAATGAATCAAAAGAACAATGAGATTATCACCCGTTTAACTGATTTTGGGATGGGAAAGGGTGCCTACTTTAGCAGCGAATAGACTAGGCCAAACAAAACCCGTCTTTTTTGATGTTGGTATTTTCAAAAAATATAACCCGACGGCGATTAAAATCAAACCTAAATATTGAAGAGGATCGTGAAATCTCTCGCCTAAAAATATATATGCTGCAGCGCTCTCAAGCAATCCACTTATTCCATCCCACGCGCCATTTACCATCATAACAGTAGAATGTTGAAGCGCCACTATTAACATACCAACCACACCGATGTATCCCACCGTTCCTATTAAAAATGGTGCAATTCCACCATTATTGGCAAATTGTTTGAACCCAAAATCGCCAACAATTTCTACGCACGACAACGCTATAATTTGTGGAAGACTCATAAACTATACTATCTTATATAGTTATAATATATTATCTGTTTGTCATAAATTTATTTTCGGGTAAAAAAAGAATATAAAATAATAGTCTCCAGAAATATAATATAGCGCAATGATTACGTGTAACTTAATGGGAGGATTGGGAAATCAGTTGTTTCAAATTTTTACCACTGTATCTTATGCAATAAAAAACGGAGATAGTTTTTGCTTTGCCTATTCCGATTTTTTAGGCAAAAGACCTACTTATTGGAATACTTTTTTGGCTTCTCTTAAAATTTTTACTGTGAGTTCATTGCCGGAAATGCACGTTATAAAAGAAAATGGGTTTCATTACACAGAATTGCCACCTCAATTTGAAGGAGAAAACACAAAATTAGACGGGTATTTTCAGAGCTACAAGTACTTTGATGCATATTGGGGCACATTATGCAGATTAATAAAATTAGAGGATCAGAAAAAATATATATCTCACAAATACAATCACAATTACGATAACCTAATAAGTATGCATTTCCGTTTTGGAGACTACAAACATTTGCAACACTGTCATCCTCTTATGACATATGAATATTATAGAAATAGCATGCAACATATAATCAGAAAAACTGACAATGAAAAGTTAAAGGTTTTATATTTTTGCGAAAAGGAAGACGACGACGCAGTTCAAATAATAGTGGACAAACTTCAACAACAATTTACAGAATGTAGGTTTGTTAAGATTGACCATGGAATAAATGATTGGGAACAAGTCTTAATGATGAGTTTATGCCGTCATAATATTATAGCCAATAGCTCATTCAGTTGGTGGGGAGCTTACTTTAATTCTCATGAAGATAAAATAGTGTGCTATCCTGACATTTGGTTTGGCCCAGCATTGGCTTATCACAATCTGAAAGACATGCATCCCGTGGAATGGTCAAAAATAACGTCTGTATAAAAATACAAAAATACAACAAAATCGGCATTTGAAGCGAAAAGGGTTTAAAACTAATTTATATTATGAATTACATAATATAAATGTTAGAAAAGGTTGAACAAGAGTATATTTTGTTGATTATGAATTGTATGAGATATAGAGAGAAAGCGATCCAACAAAAGACGGGGTGGCTTCAAGCATTACCAGAGTGCGTGCGTTACTATCACGTTATTGGAAACCCTGATATGTCTCTGCCTTACAACTTTGACAACGAAGAGAGAATTTTATGGGTGAAAACGGCAGACGATTACGTTTCTCTTCCTAAAAAAGTTATTGCGGCGTTGTCTGCGGTTCGCAACACATTCAAGTTCAAGTACGTCTTTAAAACCGACGATGACCAAATCTTGGAAGATGGAAAGTTTTTTGAAACGTTAATAGACAATCTTGTAAGAAAGTCCACTAAAATGAAGGCACATTATGGGGGGCAAGTTGTAGATGTGCAGATACCGTATTTATCTCAGTATTTCCAGATTCATCCAGAATTACCTCAGGATATGATTATTCAAAAAACCGAGTATTGCAGTGGCCGCTTCTACTTTCTCTCGCCTGAGGCCATTACTAATTTGGTTTCAAAGAGAGAAAATATTGAAAAGGAGTATTTGGAAGACTATGCAATCGGGTTGAATTTGAACCCCATTTTCAAAAAGGTAATGATCCCAATTCAAAGCGATAAGTATTTCATTGACTCGCACCTAAATAATGTTATTACATAAATAAAGTGGAACGCCGGTTAGTTATAGTAATTCTATTATCAGTTTTCTTTTTCTATAAAGTTATTTTTTAGAAAACGTCATTCCAGAATTTAGATAACGCACGCGCCTAAGGTAAATTTGGGAGTGATGGAATTATAGGTTCCATCTTTGGTGGACCTCAGCCTCCTTTCATCTTTCTCATTTTGCGAGTTTTTCGCAAGTTCTTCCTAGCGTGGGATTTTTTGCGTGCTACAAGAGTCTTTCTAGGCGGCATTATATATTATGCAAAGATTTGATAATAATATATAATTATTTTTTGTTTCATTTTGTTACATTTAACCGGCATTACATTTAACCTGGATTAGATTCCACGAGGCGAATTCACCATTTTTTTCCAAGACGATATTCTATGTAAAGCGTGATTGTGTAGAATCGCAGATTCTTTTCTAGAATAATCAAACAAGAATAAACCGTCTTCATTGTGTCTGAAAACGCGATTATTAAACAGTTCCGTAGCATTTTCCCAGGCATTATTTAAATCTCCATTATTTTTGTTCATTTGATATATAATGCAGCGATCAAAATCATACGCGGTCAATAAATCAGCCTCTCTTACAATGTGATACGCTTTTTGATAACAACCCATGTCAGGAAACCCCGTTTTTTTAACCTTAGAATATGACATTGTTGACATTATCTGTTTTGACACATTTATCTCAACTGGAGTTAACAAGTTTTCACGCTGCAAAAATTTTTCTATTTCGTTTAATCCCTCTCGCTCGTCCATATATTTTCTATCGCACATGTCGTGAAGAACCGCCGAAACGTATATAAGGTTCTCCTGGTTTTTTAGAATCGGATAATTTTGAACTTCGCTTTCGTATATCTTTCTAGAATAATGTAAAACATTCAAGCTATGCGACAAACCATGCGACTCGTCTATTCCATATTTCTGTGTTGCAATCAGCACAAAATGCAAGAGCTTTGACATTAAACTTGTCTGCATTTTGATATACGTGTATATATTTGTCCCGTTATTTTTAACCTCTTTTCTAAAGGTTATTCTTTATAAGAGGGTTTTCCGAGGGGGTATTTCTATTTTTATTATTATTATAAGATGTCAGTTTGTCTAATTGAAGCATGATTGATTTATAATTTGTGCGACGTTTTTCAATATCACTGTAATCATCTCTCTGAACAACCGTCGTCGGTGTAATTAAAAACCAATTGTCGGTGTACTGAAGCTTGGTCCAATATTGGTCAATGGCGTACAAATGATGATTATATGGTTCTTTAATTAGTTTTTCTATACTAGTTGCAAAATTATCTATTAGTTTGTCATAATAATCGCGTTTAACTAGATAACCCGTCGTAGTCTGACACCAAGAAACTTTTACACTATAATCGTTTGTAACTGAATATTCTTTTATATTATTTCCTGCGATCAACACGACGTCCCAATCGTCAACATTTTCTAGAAATCCGTTTAGTTGTTTAACAAAAAGCTGTGGATCTAAAAATTGTATGTCGTCTTCGCATATTAAAACGTGCGACCAGTTATTTTCTTTGGCTGTTTTCAAACACTTTAAATGACTTAAACTACACCCTAATGCCCCAAATTTCATTTTAATAGCGTTAAACCTAGTGTGAGTAGTTATTCCTATTGAGTTTAACTGATTTTCAACGTGATGTTTTCTATCCACGCGATGCTCTAAATTTATATAAAAGGCGTTTTTAATATCACTAAAACTTTTAAGCATGTTACTATACTTATAAGTGTATGTATAATAATCTTAAATAGAAACTGCATTTTATGTATTTTTTCCGGATTCACAATATAAAAACAAAAACTTATAAGGTATAATATAATAAACATGAAGATCGGAATTTTAATTCCTTGCACTTCAAGAGGCTATAATTGGTCCGATTATAAGGAAGCCTTTTTATATCATTGCACCTTTAAAACCTTTTTGCTAACTTATGATAAAGAACATGAATACACGTTTTACATTGGTATTGACAAAGGAGATCCGATATACGACAATGAAGATATTAAAAAGAAGTTCACTCGTTTTCTCTCTGTAATGAAGAATGTTGATATGGAATTTATATACATGGATGGAATTCCGAAGGGGCATTTAACCATTATGTGGAATCGGTTATTTGAAAAATCTCACAAGGATGGCTGCGATTATTTTTTCCAATGCGGGGATGATATTGAATTTGTTACAAGTGGCTGGGTCAACGACTGTATTAATGCTCTTTTAAATACAAAAAATGTTGGATTGGCTGGACCAATCAATAACAACATTCGCATATTAACTCAATCTTTTGTTTCAAGAAAGCACATGGATTTATTCGGGTATTATTTCCCTCCAGAAATAATTAATTGGTGTTGTGACGATTGGATAAACGAAGTGTATAAAGGCATAAAATGCTATTATCCTTTGAGGCAACATTCGTGCATTAATGCTGGAGGCCCGCCTAGATATATTATCAATAATGATGTTACTATAAACGAAGATAACTTAACAGAAAACACGAATAAAATGAGAGAAGGTTGCGCCATTATTGTTGAAAGAGACTTGGAGAGAATAAAGGATAAATTATTGTTGGCTTTTCTAGAATAAAAGGGTTAAAGAAAATAGTGCATTGTATATTAAGAATGATTTTAACAGAAGATAAAATCATTGATTGGGTTGAATCTCAAAGGGGCTTATTAATAACAAGGAGAACATTAAATTTCAACAACTTTGATTTTAATAATTGCGCGGATAATACTTACGTTTGCATAACGGGTTACAATCAAATAATCAGCGACTTTTTTACAAACATTATAAATAGATTTTCAAAGTGCGTTATTTTAATTATCATTGAGTCTGACGTAGTAGTTATCAAAGAAGAATGGTTAAATAATATGAAATTAAAACACTGTTTCACGTGGAATAAACCATTTCATCATCCGAAAATATCATGTCTTCCAATTGGTTTGAATTACAACCGTCAGTTTAATGTATTAAATGAATGGTTGAATAAAACGAATGCAGATGCACAAGAGAAAAACGAAAACGAAAACAAAAACAAAAACAAAAACAAGAATAAGAAACTGTTATGCATGAATTATTCGCCTCAGACAAACCCAGAGAGAGTAAAAATTATTGATCGGGCTAATAATGAATGGAACGGTTTTTGCGACATATTGGAGTTTATTCCACCATTAAGTTCAAATTATATTCCGTCTCATATTGAAGGCAAAATTAGGGTTGACGTTTCTAATCCAAAATGTTACGACGAATGGGTAAAATATAAATTTGTTCTCTCTCCACCTGGAGCTGGAATAGATTGTCACAGAACTTGGGAAGCTGTGAGCGTGGGTTGCATACCAATCGTCTTGTCATCGGAGTTGAATGAATTGTACGAAGATCTACCAATATTAATAGTAGAAACCTGGGATCAAATTACAGAGGAATATTTGGAGAATCGGTTCAATGAAATAACTGAGAAAACTCGCGCGGGGTTATATAATTATGAAAAGATAACGCATGAATATTGGGTTAATAAAATAAGCGATCTTCCAAGATACCCTCAAAAAATTCATTTTATGACTTACGGAAACGACAAATTTGAAAAATCCAAAAGGCGGCTTTTGAATGAGGCCGCTCAATTTGGCGAATTTGCATCAATAAATGGTTATGGGCCAAATGATTTATCGGATAAATTCAGAGAAAAATATAAGGAAATTTTAAACCAGTCGCGAGGCGGAGGATATTGGATATGGCGACCAGTTATTCTGCACGAAGCCTTGAAATTTATAAACGAAAACGATATCCTTGTTTATTTGGATGCAGGTTGCAAATTAAACAAACAAGGAAAACGCAGGTTTCGCGAATATATACGCACGCTGAATGAAAACGAAAATAAATATGGGGTCATGTCATTTCAAATGTCTGGAAATACTGGGCCAGGCGGTCTTGAAATAGAGAAAAAATGGACTATAAAGGAGATTTTTGATAATTTCAACGTTGACATTAACAGCGAAATCGCAAATAGCGGCCAGCACCTTGGCGGAATTTTGGTTATGAAAAAGAATGAACATCTGAAGAAATATATGAATATGTATGTTTCAACCGTTTTAACGAAACCGTTGCTTTGCACCGACGTTTATAATTCACAAAATCAAATAAGCGAATTCCGCGAAAATAGACATGAACAAAGCATAACTAGTGTTTTAAGAAAAATAATGGGGTCTGTCGTTATTGATGGAGACGAGTCATGGATGGTTCCATTTGGCGAAGGAGAATCGTTAAAATATCCATTTTGGGCCGCAAGAATACGTCAATAATTATTTATAGCATTTGTTGTAGTCTAACATGTATTTTCTAAAATCCGTTTTCTTGCTTTCAATATCACTATAATCTTCCATTTGAACTACAGACAGAGGGATAATTAAAAACCAATTATCTCTCTCTTGCAATTGAATCCAATATTTATCAATGGCGTACAACTTCTTGTTGTCTTGTTCTCTCATTAATTTCTGAATACCTTCTTTATAATTTTGAATCAATTCGTCATAGTAATGACTCTGAACAATATATCCAGTGGTTGTTAAACAATGATGAACCTTTATGCTATTCGCGCTATGTTTTTCATAAGGAAGCATATTATTTCCTGCGAGTAATAAAACATCCCAATCCTCGGTTTTATGAGAAGATAAAAACGCGTTTATTTGGTTTAAAAATAGACCCGGATTTAAAAACTGAATGTCGTCTTCGCATATTAAAACATTTGGCCACGAGTTATCTTTTGCCATTTGCAAACACTTTAAATGACTCATGCTACACCCGATTGCCCCGTTTTTCATTTTAATTGCGTTGAATCTTGTTGACTCGCGTATTCCAATATTCGCAAGTTGTTTTTCAACGTGTTCTTTTCTATCTGTGCGATGATCTAGATTTATATAGAGAACGTTTGCAACGTCGGCTATTCTATTTAACTCTTGTGAATTATTATTTTCCATTTGCAAATAATAATTATAATATTCAGTAATAGAAAGCATTTAATTCTCTTTTTTCCAAATATAAATATATTCTTTATAATCATTCTTACTTGATTTTTTCAATAAGATTTTTTCAATAGATGGTCCGAACATGGGTTCCAAAATTCGCGCGTATATATTTTCATTAATGTTTATAATATACGTTCCTCCAGGATGTAAGTTATCCCACAATTTTTGAAATACTTCTTTATAAAACTTTGACCATTCCTCCGTCGTTTTTTTCTCCATGTGTTTATAAATTTCTATATTTTCATAAGGCGGTGACGTAAAAACCATGTCATAATTGTGTTTATATTTGTTAAAGTCAACGCTGTTTGAATCTTTGAACTCTAGTGTTATTTTTGATTGGGTTTTCTTATCAAAATCATGAATCAACTGATTGTAACCAGGTTCCAAATCTTTATTCAAATCAATCCCAATATAATTAATATTCTTCATCATTGCAGCGACCAGACGACCACCAAATCCACAGAATGGATCCATGACAGCGATGGAAGGTGGATAACGGTTATATATTTGCAACGCGTTTGTAATCTTGAATGCATTAATGCGTCCAAAACAAAGACCATAACAATAATAATATTTTTTAATAATGCTGTCTTTATATCGGTTGTTATTGTCACAATATGTGAGCAATGTTTGAATGTATTTCTTCTTTTTATAATCCTCTATATTTTCAACGAAATGAAAAAAGTTTATTCCTTTGTTTCCAATAGTTTCTATGCGCTGTTCAAAAAAATAATAGTCAATTAGTTTGCACCCTAAACGGCTTCTTCCATTTAAATTTTCAATTTCTTCTGGAGTTTTGTTAACAATTTCAGACCAATCCTTTTCTGCTTCTTGAAAGGTTATTATATTCTTCAGTTCTGCAACAATTTGACTCTTGTTCATTAAGGTGAAGAGAGAGAAAAGTTATTCGTTTATAATTTATTATTTATGCAAAAATAAGTATAAAATATAAATATAAAGATTACAATCATGAAATTAGATTGCATATTAACAGCCGTTAATGAAAATCCGATGTATTTAGAATTTATACCTATTTTTATTAATTCTTGGAAAAAATTATACCCAAATGTAGATGTTAAGATTGTCTTAATATCAAAACAAATACCAGAAGAATATTTTAAATATAAAGAGAATATAATATTGTTTGAGCCAATTGAAAATGTATTAACAAGTTTTACCTCACAAATTATTCGGTTGCTATATCCATGTATATTAAATTGTGAGAATGGTGTTATGATTACTGACGTGGACATGCTACCAATGAATAGGACATACTATACAGAAAATATTAAATCCATTGACAATAGCAAATTTATATATTTGAGAGAAAATGTTTGTTTTAAATATAATGAAATTGCAATGTGTTATAATGTGGCCGTCCCAAATGTATGGAAGGAAATATTTCAAATAAATTCAGAAGAAGATATAAGAAAAATGATTTCTATTACATATCAAAATAACACAATACTAGAAGGTCACGGAAATGTCGGTTGGAATACAGATCAAACCGTTTTATATAAAAAGGTGATGCAATGGAATAATAAAACCAATAATTTTATTTGTTGCAATGAAGCGGAGACGGGATTTAATAGATTAGATAGGAACGCTTTTGAATTAAACAATGATGTTATTAAAAATAACATATCCGATGGAGTATACTCAGATTATCATTGTTGTAGACCGATGAGCCAATATTCAGAGATAAATTATGCAATTTATAACTTACTCTAAATGAGCCATTGCACTGACAACTTAAAGAATATTAAATTTATCGCAAATAGTTTATCTACGAAGCCCACCTAAACCTATATTCGCACTTATAGTTGCCCGTGGTTTTGCCCCAATCATTCGCGCGTATTGAGGTGAAAACAGAGTCGTAGGCGTTGGTGGTCTTTGTGCATATTGAGATTGAAACTGATTCTGACCCATCGCTCTTTGCTGTTGAATCATCATAACTCTCTCATCAGCTTCTGGATTGTGTGGTATATATTTCCATTCTTCTGGGGAAATGTGAGTTTTAAGAGTTGATTCGCGTTCAGGAAACACAACCTTGCTTGTAGGTTCTCTCAAATCGTATTCATGGTATTGATCAGCTTCAAACCGAACCATTGTCATAAAAGAAGAAACATTAACAACAAATATTTTGTCGTTTTCCACCACATATTTATTGTCAGCAGGATTTAATGAGTCGCTGTCTAAAGTAAAAAGCAATTTATGAATTGTTCTTAATCCATCTTGACCGTTGTCGGTTTTCATGCGCTGAGGATCTCTTCTGGAAACAAGACGCGACACACCGTCAAATAATTGAAGTATTTCAGGGCTACCAATGGTGTAAAAATTGCTGCGATCAATTTTAAGCCCGTAAGCTAAACAACGTTTTTGTAAACATGCGTCTTCCATTCCCCATCCCCAATAATTGGGATAACCATTCATGAGTTCAAAATCGGAGCCTTTTACAACGACAATTCCACCTAAAGCCGTCTCAAACCCGTAATAATGTTTAACAACTCCTTCAGTGGTTTCGTAATCAAAGAGTTTGTGAAACGGTAAAGTGTCTACGTCATTGAATATAAAAGAAATATCTTTGTATGAATCCGGGTATTTCTCTTTTATTGCTAAAAATCCGATATTCTTCATAGCACCTCGGTTAAAATTTCTTGCGTCGCATTGATGAACAAATAGAATTTCATAGTCGTCTTGCCCTTCAAGGATAAATTCCATTTGCTTACAGAAAAAGAACTTTTGCTGAATGCGGTCTCTATAAGGAACAATAAAAACCCGTTTCGGAGAAGATGCAGTCATTTAATAATAAAAGTATTTTAATTTTCATTATTAAATGCAATAAATTTTCTTCAGAAATTTAAAAAGATGTGTAATTTAATGTAATTTATTTACAACATATAAATAGGCAGCTTTTGTTTTTACAATATATGTTTTAAAATTGTTATTGTTTTTAAGAACATAATCTATAATTTTAAAATTTTCTATGTATTTTATATCTTCAATAACAATCCATCCATTTTCATTAATATTGTTTAATGCAAATAAAAGTGTGTTAAAATTTGCTCCAATTGAATGAAGCCCATCATCTATTATTAAATCGTATTTTATATTTCCAAAATTATTAGATACGTTATCAAAGGTTTTTATTTTTAATTGATCAACAAAGCAAGTTTTTATTCTATCATTTTGAAATAATATTTCTTTATCAATGTCGCAACCATAAATGTTAGAATTTGGAAGATAATCTCTAAATGCGTATAAAGAAGCTCCCGGTCTACCGTCTGACCCCATTGATGAAATTAATGATGGATTGTTTGTTCCTAAACCAATTTCAAGAACATTTAGATTTTTGGTAATTCCAAGTTTATTTAAAATAAAAGAATACATAACGTGATAATTATGGGTTGTTGATTTGTCTGATTTATTTATCGCAAATATATTTCCTAGAGTGATTGAATCATTTTGAAAATTTTCTATATCAATAATATTAAAATTGTAATCAGAGTGACTTTCTAATAAAGCGTTTAATTGCGGTATAAATAAAGAAGCCCCAACCAAACGCAAATGCATGTATGCTTTTTCGTTTGCAGAAGATGCGGAAAATAAATACAATGGTTCCATTATATATTTTTGTAAGTAAATAAAATTTTAATTGTAGCGCAGACAATATGTATATATAAAATTGAACAAACAGATTATTAGTTTTTCTATAATATATTTATTTTTTAGCAAATAAATGTTGAGGTTTTTTAGCTTTGCGGCTAAATTCATTTATATTCAAATACTCCTAATTCAATTATTTGTGAAAAATATACTCCAACCGTGTCTATCACCTAAATCTTCTTTATACAACACCCAATTTTCATCATTTAATAATTTCTCTCTAATATTTTTGCATTTGTATACAGAAGCGTCGTCTAAAATAATAACCTTAGGATTTTTATTGATTAAAATATTAAAATCTCCTTCAGTTGTGTATTCACCCCCATCTAATATTATTATATCTATATTTTGAATTTTGTCTATATTTACAACAGAATCTTCTATTAAAAATTTTTTTTCAAATAGGTAATGTTCATGATAACACGGTATAATTCCATTACACGCATTTTTAACATCTTTTTCATTTGCTATATTTGTGTGTAGAGTTCCACTTATTAAAATCAGTTTATTTTTTATAGGCTTATTTTCCCAAAAATCAACAGCCTTTCTAAATTGGTTAATGTCTGATTCTATTGAATATAAAATAGAATTTGGTTTATTGATTATTGCATTCATAACACAAATGGTGCTTCCTTGACCATTCCAAGTTCCTACTTCAAAAATGTTACAATACTCTTCTTTTTTGCATATATTGTAAATTTCGTTTCCCAATTTTCCATTCATATTTATTTGCCCATCTCCTTCAAACATATTATAATATATAGATTTTAAATATAGAATAAAATTCTTATAAAAACACACTATCAACCAAATCTCTATGGATTATTCTTACAGTTGTTGATTTTAATTTATTTTTTTTTTTAAGGGGTAAAACAATTCCTGTAAAACAAGAATCAATAATGTAAATTTCATTGCAATTTATTATAGTGTCTAAATAGTATATTAGTTTATTAAATACAAACTTCTCGCAAATGGAGTGTTTAATTTCATTTTTGTTTTTGTCGTATAAATTTTCACTAGTTGATATCATAATAACATTTTCATCATTTAAATATCTGGTTTTTAATTTCTCTATATTTAATATTTTATTTTCAGAACAGCTTGTTTGCGTTAATATAATTTTATAGTTTTTAACAGATTCATACAATTCTTTTGATTTATCTGTTTGAGGTAAATAAAAATAATCATAAAAAATGTCTAACCCTAAATTTATGTCCTCATAAAACCCCTTTACAGCCTTGTAGTTTGAATTATTAATTGTATCATAATTTAAATCATAATCTTTATCAGAGTTGGCATTATACTTTAATAAATCTGTATTTGTTATTTTAGAAGTAAGATACGTTTTATGAAAACCGCATATAAACACATCATTATTTTCATAATTATTCTTAATAAAACGTTCGCAACTTTTGTAAAAATATTTACACTCATTAGATGAATTAATTAAAATAAATTTAATTTTGGGGTTGTCTAAAAAAAAAAGCATTGCATTTTCATAATGTATTTCTTTAAGCAAAAAAAAAATTTTTTCATAATATTTACTTAAAAATCTCACAGCCCCAATAGAAAATAGAATATCTCCTAAACCGTTGTGTGACAAAAATATTGCACTCATGGTTTAATATAATAGTATATTTTGAAATATCTGATTAAATTGTGTAAAAGATTTTATTGTAATAAATTATAATGAAAAAGGTTCTATCATTTAGCTTATGGGGGAATAACCCTATGTATACTAGTGGCGCCATTAGAAATGCAGAAGACGCAAAAACCGTTTATCCTGATTTTGAATGTTGGTTCTTCGTGCACGAAGAAACTGTTCCTAAAGAGACTGTGGAAAAGCTTCAAGAATTTGATAATACTAAAATAATATTCAAATCAGGAGATTTAAAATATGTAAAACCCATGATGTGGCGGTTTGAAGCCATTGATGACCCAGAAGTAGAAATTATGATGTCAAGAGACACTGACACGAGATTTACATTTAGAGAAAAATTAGCAGTAGAAGAGTGGCTAAATAGCGGAAAAATCTTTCACATAATGCGAGATCATCCTTGTCACGAACAAAAAATAATGGGCGGAATGTTTGGAACAAAGAAAATTCCAAAAATTAATAATTGGTTGGAAATTATAAACAATGTAGTTCAAACATCGTCATATATGTATGACCAAGATTTTTTGAGAGACTACATTTACCCGCATATTAAAGACGATTCTGTAATACATGCGACATTTCATCAATACGAACCAACTTGTCGCAGGTTTCCTATAAAATATTGCGATGAATATAGATTTGTCGGAGAATATGTTTATGCTGATGAAAGCCGAAACGCTGAAAACGTTCAACAATTAAAAACCATTGTTGATAAATTCCGAACAGTTTGGCATTCTCGCAATAAAAACTAAAAGTTATGGATCAGCGCAATCCCGGGTTTTTTGAACCTTTTCATCATTTATTATTGTGCAATCATATCCAACATCAAATAATTTGCTACAATACTCGCTAAACCCGGTGCCGTGTTCATAAACCGTTATGCTATTTATATAATTTGATTTAGACATTATGAAAAAATCAATTAGTGCATCCTTAACGCCGTTAAGTTCTTTTTCATCGGAATCTGATAATGTTTCTTCATTGCCGCCTGAATGAACAACGTGATTCATCCAAATTATTAGGTTTGGAAATTTTTTCCTCAATAAAGTTTTTAGTTCGGTGCTATCTGATAAAATTAAATATGTATTTCCCGGGACTATTTTTGAATTCATAGTTTTTGCCATTTTTATAAACAGCTCATTGTCTACTTCATTAAAAACCAAAAACCTATCACCAGTTCTTATGTGAATGCAGTTAAATTGTTTCTCAGTTAACCCTAAAATGTCCATTGTTTTTTCTATTTCATCCTTTAAAAGTTTGTTTGGCAAGAATAAATTTTTAATAATGCTTTTTTGAAAATCTGTTATTGGATGAATTGGTCCATTGTTTGTGTAAAAATATCCTGTTTCATTATTTATAGAATTCAGATAATTTATAAATTCTTTGTAAAGTTTTTCACTTAACGGTTTCCAATCTCCAATAATATAAAAAACGTTTTCATAATCTATTATGCTGGTCTCTTCAATATCCTTTTCTTTATATAAAAACCTAGAAATTTTATCATTCCTATAATCTACATCAAAATTTAAACCATAAGTTAATGAAATTTGAAGAAGAAAGACACACCCTCTTAAAAAATCTCCAAACCCATTTCCTTTTCCATTTGCATAATTTTTTTGAAAAACGTTAACAACCTTTTTTAAGACTTCATTTTTATAATATTTTGACATATAATTATACATGTCAAAATAATTTTATGCTATAAAATGTATCTATCCAGTTCATCAAAAGTGATATCTATTAATTTTTTTTTCCTCTCAAAATTTGGATATGTATAAAATTCTCTGTTGTCAAATGTGTAGAACTTTTTTACCCTAGTAAGAGTTATTGAGTTTAATAGTCCCGGCAAAACACCCGTATTAATGGAAATTACAACTTTTACATTAGTTGATAAAGCTGCAATATCTTTTATAGTTAAATTGTAGTCGGTAGTGCTTAGAATATTCTCTATTTTTTTTGTTGTAATTATTTTATATCTTTCGTTCAATTTATTAATGCAATAACACCAATTTTTTTCACCATAATTAAACTGCCCGGAACAAGCATTTGAATTAATTATAATTATGTCTAAATTTTTGCAGTCAACGTTTAATTTTTCGTATCTATTTAACAAATCTGGATCTTCGTAATAAAAACGAGTTAATTTAATAGGAAACTGCAAGATATTTAAAACTGTATTAAAAAAATTAATGTAAAATTTATTGAACCCAATCATTCTTTCGGGTTCATGTGTGTACCCAATATCTTTATTGCAAATCCACAATTGTAAAGAATTTCCTGGTTTTGCAGCAATTTCATACAATGCAACCTGTGAATTTGGAATAAACTCTTTTAATTGAGGCAAATAATACGGTTGTGCGTAATAAAATATTACTATATCATTTTCTTTCAAATAGTCTTTAATGTTGTAAAATAATATAAAATTGAAAACACTGTCACCCAAATGATGTTCGTTGTGTAAATGAATTAGTTTTGTCATAATATATTTATTTTTTATTTTTTAT